GGGTGTCAATCGAAGAACGGTGCAAAAAAGTAGCGGAACTCGTAGAGTCACACCCGTCCTCTATCGTCTGGTGTCACCTGAATCCCGAGGGGGATTTACTCGCCAAAATGATTCCCGATTCAGTTCAGGTCAGCGGACGGGATAAAGATGATGCGAAGGAAGAGAAGTTTATGGCCTTCATTAACGGCCACTTCAAGCGGCTTATCGTCAAGCCCAAGATTGCCTGCTATGGAATGAATTTTCAACACTGCGCGCACCAGGTGACGTTCCCTAATAACAGTTTCGAGCAATACTACCAGCAGGTGCGCCGCTCATGGCGGTTTGGCCAGACCAGTAACGTTCGGATCGATATCGTGATGACTGAGGGTGACCGGGCGGTGATGAGTAACCAGAAGCGAAAGGCTGATCAGGCAGCGCAGATGTTTGCAAAGATGATCGAGCGCATGAACGAAGCCCTCGGGATTGACCGGAGTATGAAGTTCAATATGCTGGCGGAGGTGCCAACTTGGCTGTAAAGGTTCTGGATCAAAAGATCGGCAGTAACTATGCGCTGTATAACGGCGACAGTGTTGATATCATGCAGGGGTTTCCCGATAATTCCATGCATCTTTCAATTTACTCTCCCCCTTTTGGGACCAAGCGGCCGGGCGGCGCGGGGCTTTACGTTTACAGTTCCAGTGAACGCGACCTGTCCAACTGCCACGACTATAAAACGTTCATGCAGCACTACGAATTCTTTGTGGAGCAAATCCAGAGGATCACACTTCCAGGCCGGTTCTCATGCGTTCATGCGGCGGAAGTGCCCACGGGAAACAGCGGCGGCGATTCACTCACGGATTTCCCTGGCGATATTATCCGGCTTCATGAATCCCACGAGTTCCGCTACAAAGGACGACATGTCATATGGAAGGAGCCACTATGGGTTCGCAACAGGACGTTGACAAAGGATCTCGCGCACCGGACAGTCGTGGATGATTCCCTCAACGCCGGTATTGCGGGGGCCGATTACCTGTTGCTGTTTCAAAAGGCCGGGAAGTCTGATGTTCCGGTCAAGAACCCAACGGGATTATTGCATTACGCCGGAGAAACCAAGATGCCCGCTGACCGGCTCCGTTATCGCGGCTGGACCGGCGACCAAAAACAGAACCTCTACTCGCACTGGATCTGGAGGCAGTACGCTTCGAGTATTTGGGACGATATCCGAATGGGCAACGTACTGCCATTTGAGGAAGGCAAAGACGAAGACGACGAGCAGCACGTTCACCCGCTTCAGAAGGACGTTGTGGAGCGCTGCTGTGTTTTACGAAGTAATCCGGGGGAGAATGTCTGGACGCCGTTCGCAGGTGTGGGGACTGAAGTGTGTGGGGCACTGGCAACCGGCCGGCGCGGGATCGGCGGGGAGTTGAAGCCAAGCTATTTTAAGCAAATGGTCAAAAACGTCGAACTCAATCCATGGTACGAGGAATCCGAACAGCAATCCCTGTTCGCGGAAGAAGAAGCGGAGATGCAGGATGAAATCTCAGCGTGATTTAATTCTCGACCAGCAACGGCAGGCATCGGAAGCACTCAGGTTGAACCCGAATGACAGGGAGTTGAGGTTGTGGCTGGCGGATTGGGTGATGGAGGAGGTATTGGAGGTATACATGGACCAAATAACCATCAAACGTCCCCACCCCGGATGGCGACCGCCAGTTACCTCAAGGCATCGCGACGGGCACCGCAACGCTGTCAGCGGCCTGCTTGCCGTACTGCCGGTTACGCTGTCTGCCGAGGTTGAGGCGCGCGGCTACTACCCGTATCCGTGTACCTGCCCCGTGATCTACCGGCTGACCCCCGACGCGGTTCGATGGCTGGATTCGCGCGAGTTACTCAGGAAAGGGCTTTCTGTGGAGCGGAGGCCGTGCATATGCGGGTGCATGATATGACCACGGAATTAAGGCACATAAACGCTGCGATAGAGCGGACAAAACAACGGATGAATCACCTTGAATCACTACGTGATGGCCTTTTAAAAAAGACCCTCATTACCTGCCACAATTGCGGCGCAAACCACGAAATCGGATCAATCCCGTACATTCAGACTCACTGGTACGTTGAGCCTTACGGATGCACTGGCGGTGATTACTACAAAACCGGCGAAGGTAAATGGGACTGTCCCGGATGCGGGTTCACTAACAGACTTTATGACAAACCACACATAAGGGCATTGTGGAACCTGTTTTCTTTCGTCATCTACTGTAAGTGTAAAGAATGGGGAATAGGGCAAAATCCTCATCACCCCTGCGCGGAATGCGTGAAGGCCAAGAGGAAATTATGAAGCCCGTCTGCTGGACATGCGGCCAGCGCCACGGTCCCCGCCCGTTCGGATGCGGGACAAAATGGGCGTGGATAGCACTGGGGATGGTAGCTTTGGCCTGGGGGTTGTTCGGGTGGTGGTGGGAGAGGTGACCTACGGCAGCGTGTGCAGCGGCATCGAAGCCGCTACGGTTGCATGGGAACCGCTCGGGTTCAAGCCGGTTTTCTATTCAGAGATTGATGAATTCTGCTCGGAGTTACTCCGGCATCGTTATCCGGGAGTGATAAATTATGGCGACTTCACGAAAATCACAGCCGCCGACGCTGGATGGATTGATATCCTCATCGGGGGAACTCCATGCCAAAGTTTTTCCGTCGCCGGACTCCGCGCGGGAATTCGCTCACCGAATGGCAACCTGGCGCTTGAATTTGTTGAGTTGGTTCGCCGGTTGCGCCCCCGGTGGGTCACTTGGGAGAACGTCTTTGGGGTTACTTCCTCCGCTTCTCACGATGCGCCAGACTGTATTCCACCGGAAGACGATCTGGAGAGTGGTGACGGACCCGCAGACGGGCAGGAAATCGTGGTCGAAGACAAATACGACGCTGACGAAATCAGTGACTTCGGCGTCTTCTTATCCGCGCTTTCAGAACTCGGGTATGGGTATGCCTGGAGAACACTGGACGCTCAGTTCAGCGGAGGCTGTAAGATGCACGCAGATGAATTCGGAATCGGTCCAGTGCCCCAGCGCAGGCGGCGGATCTTCGTTGTCGCGCGTTCTGGAGTCATGGGGAAAGCCGGGAAAGCCACCAGCCACGGAAGCGCAGCGGCGGGCACGGAAGAAGTACCAGACTTACGACGCGCTATGTTCTTATCTGCAAGTGTACTTTTTGAGCGCGAAAGCCTGCTCTGGAATTCTCCGAAGGGCCACGAAGCGGGGCAAGCAACTGCCGCCCGATCTGGAAAAGGCGCTCAAGGCGGCGGGGGAGTAATCAACGCTCTTCGCGCCGGCGGTCGTCCGGGTGCTTCGAGAACCGGCGACAGCAGGGGCCAGGACCCGGTGTTGCCGTGCGAATATACGCCTGATCTCGCGCGCACGATCTCGACCGGTGAGTCCGCGCGGCAGGACTGGGAGACGTGTACGTTTGTGGTGAGTGAGAAAGTTGCTTCCGGGGACGGGACGCGGGTAAGTTCATTTGATTGGCAGTCTGGTGGTGATGTGCGACATAACATCACCAAGGATTGCAGTTCCAATATACAAGCGTCGCAGACGCCGGCTATCTTTGTGGCGACTGAGGTCACGGGTTCTATCGGATCGTCGGGCGCGGGTACGGAGCGGGCGGCAGGGAATGAGAACGAATTGGATTTTTTGGTGACCGATTCTTTCGCCGTGAACAATACCGGCCAGGGGTGGTGGAATCAATCGGACGTAGCGGCGGGAATCCGCTTGCCGAACGGCGGGGGTTCGCAAGAGGCTACATTTGTGGCTGAACCAATCGCGTTTGACCCCGCCCAGATCACCAGCAAGACGAACAGGTCACAACCGAAGCCGGGTAGTCCGTCGCATTCAATTCATCAAAGTGGACCGCCGATGATTGCTATGGGATTTTACGGCAATGACAGCGGTCAGGATGCTCAAGATGATGTGATGCCGACTATTCGCTCCATGGAAAAGGGCGGTGGCAATCAACCCTCTGTCGCTTTCCAGCCTGACAGCGGCCAGGAGATACCAGAGGAAGAACCCGCTTTCGCATTCACGCAGAACCAGGATGGTGACGTTCTGACCGGTAACACGGCGCCGGCCCTCAGTACTAACTCAAATGCCACTGGGCGTAACTCCGGGAAGATCATGAACTCTGCGATGGGCGTCCGCCGCCTCACCCCCATCGAGGTCGAGAGATGCTTTGGTTTCCAGGATTCCTACACGGACATCCTGTATAAGGGCAAGCGAGCCTCTGATTCAGCGCGGTATCGCGCTCTCGGCAACAGCATATGCATCCCGCCATTGCGCTGGATTGGCGCGCGGATCAAGATGGTGGACGAGTTCTGATGTACCTCCTCCGCCCCTACCGCTACGCACCTGGAATGCCCACCCAGACGAAAGACTGCGGCAGTGAAGTTTGCAGGAATTGTGGGCAGGAGTTCACGAAGCGTTCGCCGAAACAGCACTTCTGCCCCGCGCGTGAATGCCGCAGGGCACAGGAGCGGGATTACAGGATGAGGCAGAGGGCTCCCAAGCCAGACTTTTAAGAAGCCGCATGGAATAAGGAAAAAATGAAAACGATACTGATGCTTGCATTAGCCGGAAGCACCCTCTTTGCCGATACGGTCACATTCGGGACAGTCCCCGGCAGCGACCAGACAAACAACGTTGACGGGATTAACTACCCGACCGCAATTCCATCGGCGTACTTCGTGCCCGTTGGCGCATCGGTTTGGGAAAGCACGCAACCCGATTCAACCAATCCGCAGATCCCGGACGGATACGAGGCAATATTCTCGTTTGAGTTCTCACTCGGTTCGGCTCCGCTGTCCGGAATCCTAACCGTCGGAGCGGATGACGCGGCTATCGTCGCCGTAAATGGCTTCGTAATAGCGAACGATCTTTCGAGTTCGGCGGCCACGAATTGTGCGGCGGAACTGCCGAATTGCTTGACTCCGGACTCGTTGGACATCACAAGCGATCTGGGCATCGGCAGCAACATCGTCAGCGTCACCGTGGAGCAACTGTGGGGCGGCTGGTTCGCCGTCGATGCGTTCGGGGTGATACAAACAGTACCGGAGCCGGGGAGTTTGGTGCTGTTGGGGTTGGGACTTATCGCGGTCGGGTGGCGGGGGAAGGGACGTTGAGGCATGACAGAAAAGCGAGCTTTACAGAACTGCCAGATGGTGGCGGCAGCGGAAATAAAGCGCCACGATTCGGGCAATGCCTCACCACAACTAACGTATGCGGCGTGGAAGCACGTACTCAGGTTATGCGAAGAAGCGGGGATTCCCGGTTCAGTCCTCCGGGAGGATTGCAGCAAGGGAGATTCTTCACTTGTGGCTGCTTCCGTGACGTTCGCGAAATCCGCCCGGAAGCCGTCGCTGGAGGAGTTGGATGAGGATTAACGGACAGGACGGATTAAAGCCAGTCACAATTGAGCGAATGATTCAGGAACTGGAAGACTGCGGCTGGACCCGCGTCTCAGCGACCGTCTGAAAGTCGCGCGGCGGTGCTTACTATCGCGGTCCCTTCGGTGCGTGGAAAGTAATGAAGGATTGGGTGGGGCGTCCCATTTTTGAGGCCCGGTACAGAGTGGGAACGGAGGGAATATGACCATAGCTATTCGCCCGCCGCTCCCGCGCCTAACTGGGAAAATTCATTATGTGATGTCGTTCAGTGGTGGATTGTGCTCGTGGTTCGCGGCGCGGCGGCTCGTGGATCGGCGCGGGAGAGAAAACGTCACGCTCCTTTTCGCGGATACGCTCATGGAGCACAGCGATTTGTATCGGTTTCTGTCTGATGCCAGTGATGATCTTGGAATTCCGGTAACGAGAATCGCCGAAGGGCGCACGCCGTGGCAGGTCTTTTATGACCACCGCATGATGGGCAATTCGATGGTGGATATGTGTTCACAGGAACTCAAGCGAGACTTTCTGGACAAGTACACCAAGGAGCACTACTCAACCCACAACACAGTACGGTGTTGTGGGTTGAGTAACGGGGAGCGGGGGCGATACGTCCGCTTCCGTGCGAGAATGCGGGCACGCGGATGGCACACTGAGGCCCCAGCGATGGCATCTCCCCACTTCTCCAAGGCTGACATGCTGGCGGCGGCCCGGACGCGCGGACTGGAACCTTCGGATAGCTATGAGGATGGATTCTCCCACGACAACTGCGGGGGGTTCTGCGTTAAGGCCGGACAGAGACATTTCATCCAACTTCTGACAAAACGCCCGGAAACCTTCAATTATCACGAAAATAAGGAACAGGAGTTTCGCGCGTTCGTCAATAAGGATGTTTCTATTCTGCGCGATAGACGCGGAGGCGCGACCAAGCCGCTAACGCTCAAGACGCTTCGGGAACGGCATGAGGCCAAACAGTTCTCGAAAATTGACTTTGCTGATGAGGGTGTCGCATGCGGGTGTGCTATCGATGGTTGAGCCACTCATGACCTGCCCCCACACCCAAAGCGAAATCATCCAGCGCCGGGGTTTCAATAAAGACGGCCGCTGGTGTCCCTCATGCGGTTCTTACTACGGCCCTGATGCGAAACAATGGAGAGTTCCGGCTGATACGGCGTACATCGGCTACCTGCTGGCGGAAACCGATGCCCGCTGAAAAGTATGAAGCCTGGCTCAGACGTAAGATCCTTGCCAGCGACGGGCGGGGAAATTTCACGCACCCGGTTTGTGACGCGGCGGAGCTTCGAGCCTGGATTGATTCGCAGGAGAGGAAAAGAATTGAGTCCGAACAGAAGAAGGGAAAGAAAAAAAGAAAGAATGGCAAGGGAAAAAGGCAACCGGGGAGGTTGAGGAGGACGAGTGTTCAGTAGTTCAGGACCCCCTCACCGCCGCAATCAAGGTTGGTTCGCAGTTACAGATTAACACAAAAAAGCGGGTGGCCGATCCGCCAAACTTTCTCAGGCGGCGTAACGGACCGGCCCCGTGCGTGGACAATCGGTTCGAACCCGACTCCAGGCCCCAGCTTTCTAGTGTAACATGAGTGTTCAATACCTAAGTAGCCGCCGCCCTCCCCACCAGACCGCTGGTGTAGGCCAGATACATTTCCCGTTCCAGCTGTTCAATAGACTTCGTGTTTTTAACGAGTTGAAGATACATTTCAAGTTCCATCGTGATCCAGATATGCTCAGTCGGGTACGGAGTGCTTTGGTACTTTTCATCTCGGATTTTGATGTGGCATCCGACGAGGGTTGCGCCGTCTTTATCCGTTATCAGGGTTCGGTCCTCCTGAATTTAATACCACTTGCGCTAATGTCGGTAACTGTTGCAGTATATGATACATCAAGCCTGATCCGCTGATTTGAGGACACCAAAACAGGCAGATGGCCGTCACCCCGTCTGCCTGGTCCTCTTGATTTTTGGGTGACGGAAGGTGACATGTGACCCCCGACCAATTACAGATTCTCCAGCATTCCCTCGGCGTTGACAAATTCGGCCAAGGCAGGATTTGTCGAAACCACTTTTGCGCCGGAGATCGCGACGAAGGGGTTTGCCGCGAGTTGGTCGCGTTAGGTTATATGCGTACCTGGAACAACAGTGACGCGGACGGGCGCACCGATGGTTTTCCATACTACAACTGCTCCGTGACGGACGCAGGCAAATCCGCGATGCTGGCTGAAAGCCCACAGCCGCCAAAACTCACGCGGTCACAAAAGCAGTATCGGGCATTTTTGAAGGCCGACACGGGTTATTCATTCATCGAGTGGCTGAACATGCAACCTCGTTCCCGGAATGCCTGATCCTTGTCCCCCCTAACCGAAGCGGCCATCACGTTCCTGCATCGCGGCTGGTCCATGATTCCCAGCCGGGGAGACAGTAAGGGGCCATGCCTGAACACATGGAAACCATACCAGACCGCCCCGCCTTCTGAGTCACAATTACAGGACTGGGACCGCGTACTGAACCCCGACCGGTGGGGATTGGTTACCGGCGCCGTATCGGGCGTTATTGGCGTGGACTTCGATGGCGAAGAAGGCGCGAGGTGGCTGAAAGAGTGGGGACTCGATCCGCACGTCCGTAGCGCGGGCGGGGGATACCACGTCTATTTTACCCATCCGGGCTGGCGCGTTCCGACCATGAACGCGAAATCGGGGAAAAATACCTGGCCGTGGCCTGGCGTAGACGTTCGCGGAGACGGCGGTTACATCGTCCTGCTCGGGTCCAATGCGGGCGGCGATTACCGCATACTTCGGGACTTGGAGCCCTACCCTTTCGACCAGCTACCGGACCAGTTGGGCAAGTTCCTGCGGGCAAAGTCAAAACTGGAAGAAGCAATTGCGCCCGCCACTGTTTCACCCGCCCCGCTGCCGGTCAATCCTTCCGTCAATATCGGTGATCGTCTGGTAGGGGACGCACTGGGCCGTCCGCTTTCGAATGGCCGCAACAACGCGGGTTTTTGGCTGGCTATCCAGTTGCGGGACAACAAGATACCAGAATCGGAAGCAAGGCGGTATCTTCTCAATTTCCAGTCGCGTGTGCCGTCCGTCAATCCTCGCGGCGAGCGGCAGTTATATACCCAAGCCGAGGCCGAAGCGAGTCTCAGGTCCGCATACAGCGAACCGGCGCGGGAGCCGTCGTATCAACCCCGCCGCCAACAGGTTAACGGCCATGCTGTCAGCGCGCCCGTGCTGGCCGCTCCAGACCCCGAGCCCCCTCTGGAATCCTCCCTCCAAAAAGCCCGTCGGCTTCTCGAAGAAGTGATCGCCGCTAAGGACAGCGCGAAAATTTATGCCGTTCTCGACGTCCCCGCGCCCTACATCACGGCCCTCGCCGCTGCCGGGGATATTATCCAGGCCGAAGCCCGTGAACGCCTCAGAGCGGTCTACAAACGGGATTTCGTGCCGTCCAGGTGGAACCTGGAACTCAAGACGGAGGTAGCGAAACTCCGAACGTCAGCCCCCACCCAAGACGGCTGGCAGTCCGAGCTGATCCTGAAACCCGCCAAAGACGGATTCGGCCCTCCCGCCCCGTGCGTGACGAACGCCTTGCTCTATTTCGAAAACCATCCCGACTGGCGGGGGAAGCTCGCCTGGAACGAATTCTCGGGGGAGCCTTTGGTTACTGCGGACCTGCCGTCGCCGGTAGATTTGAAAGCGGGCGAACCCGTCAAGGATCACCACGATACGCTCGTGCAATCGTGGCTGGAAAAAACTACCGGCGATTATAAATGGTCGATTGATACCGTTCGCCGGTCCGTCGATTGCTGGGCGAAGGCGCATTCCTTCCACCCGGTCAAAGATTACCTCAACTCCCTCGCTGCGTGGGATGGGGTAGAGCGGCTTCCGGGATGGTTGCCTCGTTATTGCGGAGCCGGTCCGGCCGAGTCGGACGATTCAGATGAGGCCGCCCGGCTACAAGCGTTTATCGCCGCCATTGGCGAGCGCTGGTGGATATCCGCAATCGCCCGCATCTTTCAGCCGGGGTGTAAAGTGCATCACGTTCTGGTTCTGGAGGGATTGAAAGGCATCGGAAAGTCCACGATAGCGGAAATCGTCTTTGGCGAGTATTACGCCGTGATTCTCGGCGACGTCACGACAAAGGACAATCAGGCGTTACTGCATGCCGGCGTGTGGGGAATCCTGATGGACGAGTTGGACGTGCTGGGAAAATCCGAGATGCGCAGCGTGAAGTCCTGGGTCACGCGCGACTTCGAAAAGTTCCGGCCGACGTGGGGACACCGGCACGAGAAAAAACTGCGGCAGTGCGTTTTCATGGCGACCGTCAATGGCGACGATTGGGCGCTTGAAGAGGATCGGCGCTGGTGGCCTATTACCTGCCGCGGGCAGTTCGATCTGGATGGCTTGCGTGCCGACCGGGACAAACTGATGGCCGAGGCTCTTCACAAATACCGCGCGGGGCAGCGGTGGTACTTCGACCACGAAGAAGATGCGGATCTGATCGTAACGGCGAAGATCGAGCAGGCCGCGCGGGTGCCCGAGGATACCTGGGACGGGATGGTGCGGGGTGCGCTCCAAAAGGCACTATCGAGCAAGACACCTGAGCACTTGGGGAACCGGTACGGCTACTTTGTTTCCAAAGAGGAAATCATCGATCATTTGCCGCCCCTGTATCAGGCGCAGCGGGACGCGGCCGGCAACCGCGTCGGCCGCGTCATGAAGAAGGTTTCCGGCTGGAGCCGTGCTCAGGTGCCAATTGACGGAGATCGGCCTTGGCGTTATTTTTTGAGGTTTGGGGGGTAAGCGAGTGAGAGATCCCGCATCATATCCTCGTTTCTCTCCTTCTCAAATTCCCCTCAATAACCCGCGCCAGCGTCTCATATCTGCGCGTGCGCTCACGTGCCAGACCGCATTGTCTGATATCCTCCGGGTCATACGTGCTGTGACTCAGTGATTCCGCGAGGGACTTCTCCCGTTCCTGAGCCACAGCGAGAGCGGCCAACAGAGTTTCGGCCTGAGAGCGGGTGATGGTCACTCGTCAGCCCATAAGTGAGGCATATCGGTCGCGATGCCTCGCCACATCTCTTCCTGCACGCGAGCACACTCCGGGCACTTCCGGTATTCGATATCGCTTCTGATGTCCGGCAACTGCTCGGGAGTCTCGTCGTTGTAGTACGCGGCCAGCATACCCATAACACCTTTCAGGACAAATTCCCTGGTGAATACGCGCCCTCTTTTCAGCCTTATTTCGTACTGATTGAAGGTTACTTCACACACGCCATCGGCTTTCGATACGATTCCAAACAGGAGCTTTGCGTCCTCCGGAATCTCGCGGTCAGTGCTCCCCACGTACTTTTCCGATACCACGCACGGACAAGTGAATCGTTACGAATTCCTCATTCGGTTGATATTCAAAACGGTAAGTCATAATTTTCCTTCCTCATCTGCTTTCTCCAGTTCCATCCTGATCTTCTTCAGCAGGCCAGAAATGGAATTCGCATTGTGCTGCGAGCCATCCTTGAGTGTGGCTGTATACCGCCACATCATGATACTTTTGTTCCGCTCAATCCTGATAGTCATTTATACGCCGCCATCCCGCGCGCGGCCTCAATCTCCGCCTTTGTCACCGGGCCAAGCTCGAATATCCGGCGTTGCTGCTGGCCCCAAGCCGCACCATTTGATGCGCCGTTGAGCCAGTGAGCGGCACTCGACCATTGAGTTTCTTCGTGATAGCCCGTATCCGTCGCGCAAAATGAGCCGCCGAACAGTTTCACCAGGCGCAACCCTACCGCACACCAGAACGGCGTAGACGGCGGGATCATGCCTCGTGACTGCTCATGGATATCGGGATCAGGCGCAGGAACGTCGAACTCGAAATGGTACATCGTGGAGTGAGCGGCCGATCCGTCGATCAGCTTCTCGCCCGCCGGGGCCTTGAGATTGATGTGCGCGCAATCGGCAAGAAAATCTCCACAGGCTTTTACTTCGACACCAGGGACATCGAAGAAGAAACCGCCGTTAATCGGCGTTTCAACCGGCTTCAGTCCCGCGAGGATTCCAATTGCATTCGCGACGTCTCTGATGCGGACGTTGTTCGGCATCGTGATTCGGCAGGAGACTCCCATTAGTCATCCCCCTCATCATCCGCGTGCAACTCACCGATATCAGCCTCACACAGACGTTCGAGCGAGATATCGTCCCGTTCCAGCGTGAGGTATCCGAGCACCTGAAGAATATTGCGGTCGTTCCGTGACAAGCCATTCCAGCCGATCCGCTCCAGTGCCTGATAGACGGTTTTTGCTTCGGCCACGCGCTCATCCGTCAATGCGTCTGTCCACATGCTCATTACCTCACCTCCCGCGTATACCACGCATCGGGCGTAGTCGCCAGCGTGGCAGAAACGTAAGCGTGAACGCTCTCGATTTTGGCCAGCGCGGAGAGTGCTTTCCGGCGAGCGGCCTGAGTCTCGCGCCTGGTTTGTTTCGCGCGGGCTTCGGCGTAGGCGCGCCGCATGGCGTCTGATGTGATTTGGGCGGCTTTAGCGGCCGGGTGATCATGGTTAATGAAGTGGACTGTTTTCATAACTTAGTCACCTCATATTCATAGCTGTCATCTGTGTTCGTCTCTTCCCAGTCAAACTCAGAATCGCAATCACCCTTCACGATAGCTTTCTCTACCATCTTCTCGGCTTTCTCCTGCGCGGCACATTCGTCTTTTGCAGAGACTTCAATCTCAACTGACGATTCGGTGACGCGCGAACGGTCTATTTTTACGTTAAACTTTGGCATTGTCTTTTTCCCCTTAAACGCATCCGGAGCTTGAGATCCGGCACTCTTTTCGAGTGGTGCGTTACGCGCCCGACTCCTCAAGGCAGGCGCGCTCTCCGCTTACTTTCTCATCAGTCACCCTCCTTTCAGGGCGCGGGGTTGCCGCGCTCTCTATAATTCAGCACGCAGAGTCGGATAACGCCCTGGCGTCGAGGTTATGGCCGTGTTCAGGTTCGCGCCCCGCGAACACTGTCACGGTGAGCTGCCCGAACGTCTGGCCAATCAAGTCCCGGATCTTCCCGACATTCCTCGCGCCCGGCTGCCCGCCGCGCGGACGGGATGACTTTGCGCCATCCCGTTTCCTCTCTCGCCATCCGGCACGGTCATGGCTCATGCGTTCACCTGCGAGGCAAGGATTCGATGGGCAATCCGCAGCGCGTACGCCCGTGCCTGGTTGTCGCTCGCGAGCGTGCGGAGAGGCACTGTCTCTCCCACGCTTTTGCCGTGCGCCCGGCACCAGGACTCGATACCAGCCATACACGCGCCCTCAGCCCGAACCATTTCTGCGCGGACCGGTATAGTTGCCAGTCGCGCAAACAACCGCTCACGGCGCTGCTGTTTAGCCGTCGCTCTTGCTTCACGCGCCCGCTGCGCGGCGATCTCAGTTTTCCGCGCGGTTTCCCGGTCGCACTCGGCACGGTCTACCCCGTGCTCCCAGCCATAGTCCCGGCGAACGGCCACGCCGGTTTGTGCTCCCGTGGCGTCGTGGCGTGTAACCATATCCGCATCAACGGACGGAAGTACATACAGATCGCTTGAGAGGCGCGCGGGATGCGCCAGTGCGCGATTCAGCTCGGTCTTGAGCCACTCGCGAACCTCGCGAGCAGTGTAAGCATCGCTGGTCAGCCACATACCAGACACTGCGTGATCGGCGAGGAGAGCGCCGGATATGGCTGCCTTTTTCGCACCGCCCGTCCGCACGGCGGAAAACGAGATAGGGGCAGGCGCGATGATCGAGAGAATCCGGCGCTGAATATGTGCGGGCCAGACGCGCCTGCCGTCGCCCTTCGTGATGGGGACATCGGCGCGCATCATACCCGGTATGCAGATATGGTGCTTACTGCGCTTGATGACGAGCTCTTTATTCGGCTGCCGGTATGCGGTTGGAACCACGAGGTAGCCAGTCCACGCGCCCTTCGTTTCGCGATCTTCCACGCGCGGGTAAGCGAGGAAATAGTTTGCCTTGCGGTCCAGGGTGCTGCGCTTGGTCCAGTCCCGATTACTGCCAGTCTCCCGCATTCCGACGCTGGACGGGAGCACGCATTTACCGGGCGAGTGGACGCGCAGCGCACCCCAAGCGTAATTGTATTCCGCATACCGGGCGCAAATGGGGGACTCTCCCATGTAGCCTTTGTGCACCTCGGCCAATTTCCGCTCTTTGTCCGGTACGCCATTCGGAGTGGAAAAATAAGCGCGAACGTAGAGCGGTCTGGCTCGCCAGGCAGTTACCGCTTCGCGCATCGGTTGGATGGATGCGCGCTCGGCAGCGGTCAAGCCGGCTGGCAGTCGCTTGCACGATGCGAGCATGTCCCGCGTGGGCAGTCGCAGGGACTTGGCCTGTTTTGCGGCCATCGGCTCATAGCGAGCATCGGCGCGGCGTTTATGCTGCGCGGCATACCAGGCCGCGCGCGTCGTCGTCCTTTTCTCCCGTTTCGCCATCGCGAAAACGTCAGGCATAATCTTGAGTTTGGCGACCAGTGCGCGGAATGCGCCTTTTGCCGTGGCGGCAGAACTTCCTGTTTTTTGCGCGCGCTCGATGAGTTGCGCGCCGGGATTCTTGGTATTCACTTTTTTTCTCCTGCCCGATGGATTCGGGCTTTATCGTCCCGTCCCAACTATCTCGGGCGAGCCCGCACGCATTACCGTGCAGGCACGTCCGGAAGTCCGGACTATGCAGCGTACGGCCGCTGGTCCAGCCACGCCATCCGGGTATTGGTGTAGTTGTCGCAATGGCGGAGCGTTACGTGCCGGTTGCTGGGCCAGTGTGCGATGTATATGACGGTTTTGTTGTGCCCCTGCGAGATATACGAGTAATCGCCGGTCACAACGGCTTGGAGTTCGGTCAGTTCATTCAGCGTGAGTGATTTCATTCTGCTTCTCCCCTATACCGGATCTCCGTCGAGAAGGGATTCGATATCGGCGTCTTCGAGGTCTGCGTTCTGGTCGACGGCGATTCCGCCGAGAGCTTCTTCGAGCCTGCCCAGAACGTCCCAGTACGCGGTCTGAGCTTCGCGGGCTTCGACCAGCAATGCTTCGGCGAGGGCGCGATCAATGGTGGGTTGTGGGTTGTTCACGGGCTTATACTTCCTCTCCGCGCACATCCGGCACGAATGCGGGACACTGCAATTCCGCAGCGCGGTCAAAAGCGGCTTCCATCTCATCGCGCGGATCGACATCGTCTACTGACGAACCCGACAACCGCCTGATATCATCCGCGAAGTCCGCCCCGCCGATACGCTCGCACTGATAATAGTATTCAGCGGGGAATTGCCACGGCATCGCAGGAGGCTCCACGGCGTCCTTAGCGTGCCATTCCTGCCAGATAGCTTCAGGCGTCAGGGCGTAATTGCCACCCCTCGGAATCCTCACGGTCGAAATTGTCCTGAGCGAAGCCGGCGCATTCATATGCGATTTCTTTAATGCCGGGTGTGTAGATTTCCATGTTAGTTTTCTCCTCTGCTTTTCGTAAATGAGTCAGCGAATCGACTGAACGCAGTCGGCGGGCCAAGGATCGTTGATACGGTCCAGAGCCTCTTGCGCCTGTTGCGGGTAGCCGGACATCGGCACGGTGCATTCGTAGTTGCCGTGCAGGACGGTAAGGTATCCGTCCGCTGAGGCCATGAAGGTCAGCGCTTCGCGCGCTGTGCTGAATGGCTGGATGCCTTTGTGGGAAGTCTGCATTACCGCACCGCCTGTAAATAACCGACCTGGTAACGCTCCTGAGCTTCGGACTCCGTGAGTTTAACCGGGTATTGGTCAAACTCAAAGGGTCCGAAATTTGCGATGAGTGCCTGATATCCAAGCGCCCGGCGAACAGGATCTTTACTGTGCAAGTCCCGCAATAACTCCATCGGAGTGATACCGGAAGTGCTGGCGGCCGATTCCAGCTTATCCTTCTGTGCGAACCATTCACGGTGCCAGTGCATATTCTTCGGATTGCTTGAATCCCATTGGCCAGCGTTCAAAGTCTTGAATCGTGGAGGATTGAGAGAAAAGCGATACATCATGCCGCCATTCTCATCTTCGGATGGTTCATAGATTTCCACTTCGGGAGGATATACTCCCGTGGTATCCCGGTAGACAATGAATCCGCCGTATTTTGCTACGTCGATGTCGCCAAGATTGGCCACGTATTCCCAGATCGGTTGCATCTCTTTTCTCCTTCTTCAGGCCGTCACCAGCCTGCTTATGAGAAAAGGATATCACGTGCTAAATGCACGTGTCAACAACTATTTTTCTTCACCGCTACCAAGATTTGTCAACGTTTGTAAAATTATCACTGACAGACAATCCACCGACCGGCCGGCGACTCCCTGGCTTAGTCAGCGGGCTTGCCGCAATAGCAGGCCGTAGCGCTGCCTGCCTCTCCGGCGCACTGAGTCTGTCCCAGCGCTTATGCGCGGCGGCCTGACGGACTTGGCGGACGTGTGCGGCGTCTTTTCGTGGGCGGGCCATTAGCGGAGAATCGCCTCATACCGACCGAGATTTTTTCGGACGTAGTTCTGGACCCTGGAAAGACTGATCCCCATGCTGTGTGCGATGTCGCTGCAACCCAAGCCGGATTCGTACATCTCAACAGCCTTATCGATAACAGCCGGTGCCGTGCGCCTGTGGTCAACCGTCAGCAAGCTCGGCGTGATTGCTTTGACCTTCACTCCCAACTTCTCGACGTGGGATATCAGCGTATCCGTGTCCGGTCGCTTATCGCATTCGATGATGATGTTCAGTAGCATTACTTCCTCCTTAAATCCTCGCTAACGTGTGCAGCACGCGCGCCGGCACGCTTCAAATCCTCGTTAACCCACTTCGACACCGACGCCGTGCTCACATTCAGCCGTCTGGCAATGTCCTTCTGTTTCACGCCTTTGTGGGCCATCTCCAGCACTTTCAAAATGACCCACTTGTCGGTTTTACGGCGCGCGTTCTCCCTGATCTCCAGTACTTTCATGCCGATCCTGGCCAAGTGCGCGGTTAACTGGGTGTGATCGACGGCAATAGGGAATTCGACTACGACGGTTAGTCGTGGCATGGCTGACTCGATCTCTCCAGTCCTCTCTCCAGTCCTCTCTTCAGTGCTACCCGCGACTCACGTAGCGACCTGCCTGTCTGCCGCGCGATGCTCCGGACAGCACTATCCGTTTTGCGTTTGACAGCCAATGCTGTCAGCCAAGCTGCAACCGCATGGCAGGCCGTTGCTTCACCGTCTTCCCCCTCGTTTACATCAAGCCATTCGGCTGCCGTGAGGATTTGATCTGGCGTTAGTCTCATATTCCTATCTCCGCAATCCAGCCGTTGTCGCTCAATACGAGGAAAAGACCGCCCGCCAGCAGCAACAAAATCAACACCACCGCAGCAACAATTCTCAATTCGAGGGCATCCAAGTGAGATGTATTCATACTTGACAGTCTAATCCATATCCATATGCACTTGTCAACACTGTAATATCTATCACCGCGTACTGGGACTCCACACGGAAGCTACGTAAGTTGTTGATTCTACGTGACTCAATATTCACTGCACGGGATTTCCGACCGCCAATCCTGTGCAGCGTGAATTCTGGTGCAACGATAAGTCCTTTAGGATCTATCTTGTAACCTAGATATTACTCCACTTTAAGTATTTATAGACTAATCTCTAATGTAGCCATACCTTCTCAATACAAACTGTACTTACTTATACATGTGAGAGTATATAGACTATATAGAGATGAGCGGCCGCGTCGGGTGAAACTGGTGAACTGGTTTATTTTCTAGGTTATCTTATTGAAAACAAAGGACTTCACCAGATTTGGATTTTTGGCGGAATCTGGTGCAGTAACTCCAGATATCTGGTGCAGGGAGGGCAGAAACGGGAAAAGCCGCTACCCTCGGTGGGGGTTAGCGGCTTCTGGGGAGAGTTTAGGCTAGCGCCGGTTGCGATGTCAAGAGGGATTAGAAAGAATTGTCAATGAATAAATATGCACACTTGTGAATATTTATGTGATCTATCATTGAATCATGACAACCTTGCGTGGCAGCGACTGGCGCTGTCCCACTTGTCGCGCATGGAACGCGAATCGCCGCGCTGGAAGAGAAGCCAAAACATGTTCCCGTTGCGGCCGCGTGGTTCTTCCGCGTGAGAGAGAATCACGCGATCATCTGAACGCAACACGCGAGGATTGGCGCACGATGGGTGCGATTCATGCCAAGCAGACCGCGTGAAGCTCTTGAAATTGTTAAGTTTATCCTACGAACGCGACCAACTACATTGCGCTTGCCGCTATGGGAATATCGAGTCGTTGAGGAATGGTTCGCCCGGCAGGGACGTAAAGCCACGCGAACGCACGATGGGTTTCTGATGATCGGATCGACGCGGGTTGAGCCTAAGAGCGCGCGTCCCGCGCGTTCACCCAACCCGAAACCGAACTCTGACTAACGCACAACCTGCGTGCAATCTCCACCTGCCGAACGCCGGAAGCATAAAGTTCCCGAGCTTCGCTGACCACGCTTGCTGGTGGCGGGCGCCGTCCCCGCGTGGAGAAAGTAACCTTGATGATAGTCAGTCCGCACTTACTTAGCCGCGCGCCCAACTGCTCGCGGGTGAGTGAGTCGGGATATTCGAGAATGGCGGTTAGGCGCATTTACCTCATTCTCCCTGTTCGCATCCGGAGCGGGGTTGCCGCTGTGCCGCCAGCGCGAGACGGTCCGCGTTCAAGGCAGCATCGGTGCCACAACCGACCGAGATGCGCCACTCGGCTTGGTCCAGTGCATACTCGCTCCAAGGCCTGGCCGGATCGTAAGGGACGGCGCGGCCGCGATAAACGGCTAGATCCTGATGGTGAGTTTGGGGATTTCCCAAGCTGCTGTTGATCCACTGCGAGCGTTGAAAGCTTAGGTCTTTTGTCGTCATAAGTCACCTCGTATCTAACACTCTACTCCCATTTATCATCAATTACAAGCGTTGTTGATAATTATTTCCCCGCGCCAGTACACACCCGCGCCACGGTCGCACGGGACACGCTGACCTGCGCGGCTATCTCACTGAGAGATAAGCCGCCCGCCCGAAGCTCGAGAATGCGCGCCGTATCCTTTTCAATCGGCTTCCGGCCGCCGATGCGGCCTTGACTACGAGCTATGGCGAGTCCCGCTTTTGTGCGCTCGCTAATACGGATGCGCTCCTGCTGCGCAATCCAGGCCGCAATCGCGATCATGAGCGAACCGGCGGGTCCGGTAGTTCGGAAGTGTTCCTCCGTCATCGAGTAGAACTGACATCCTACTGATAGCAGTCTCGCGATGTAGTTGAATGTTCCCTCAATTCCCTCGCGGGTGAATCGGTCGAGTGCCCAGACCAGCACAACGTCAAACTCTTTCCGTTCAGCGGCTTCGAACATGAGCCTGAACTGATCGCGATCTCCGTTCTTGGCGCCCTTGCGGTCGATGAACTCAGTTGTGATTTCCCAGGCCTGCATCCGGGCATACTCGCGTAGTTGCGCAAGTTGGTTCACGGTGTCCTGGCCTTTCCCCTGGAACTCGACCTTACAAGATGAGCACCATAGTTTAGTCCCGCCCATGCGCTCACCCAACTTCCGGCACCTGGGGCACTTGTCGAGGGTTGAAACCCTCGCGTAGATAGCTATTCTCATGACTTAATAATACCACAATCGCCCCTTTGAGAGACGAGAAAGAAATTAATACGTTTGTGAGACGATTCACTCTCCGGCTGGACCATCCTGGCTCACCCGGCTGACCATCCCGAGCTATTCCTTTCCGCTCTGCGCTCTCGCCGGCTGGCCACCGGCGCGACCGATTGATTGTCCCGGATTATCAATAAATGCGCGTCATTGTTCAAGGTGGGTACCCGGGCATCCGGCAAAACCGGCGCCGTACCGACACAGTTTACAAAATTTTACAAAATTTAAAATCAAAAAATAGCTTTAAACTTGTAATAATAGAACCATGACGGGCCGCCAATTAATCGAGTCGGTAACGGGAGACGCTCGGATGCAGGAGTCCTTCACCAAACCAGGGCGTTACATCCGTTGCCCCGCCTGCAAAAAAGACGATTTCAGAGTAGATCACCTAACGGAAGGAACAAAAGCCGCATGGTACTGTGACGGGTGCGGCGTACGCTTTCGGCTTCACGTGCTGGCGGAGAATTGTGTTGAGTGTGATGTTATCGAGGACGTAGAGGACGACTACAGTGATCCTTGTGGAATTTTCCGACTTTTTGCATCATGCCGCTATGAGGATAAATGAGCGTGGAAGACAGACCAAGCCGAATTACAAGTGAGTTCTTGAAAGCGTGGCTGGCAGAGTTGGAATCTGTGACAGCCCGGTGGCATCGAGAGTATCCACAGCGGCACGCAGCCTGGCAAGCGAGTCATTCGCCTTCGCCAACTCAGGGAGTGGCCAGTTCCGAAAATTGCATTTGCAGAAACTGCGGCCATAAGTTATATCTTTCGAACGGGGAACTTATGGTTTGCCCTGACTGCAATGGTTGTCTGGAAAAGATCGAATGGGGTAACTTGAGACCATGGCCGACCACAAGCCCATGCCCGACCGCAAACCCCCAAAAACCCTAAAAGAAAAAGATGGCCTCCGTGGCCTGGTCCCCGCATCCGGTAAAGGCAAGGAGGATGAGGTCTACGGCGCATACCTCGAAGAGATTGGGGTTGAAACGGACGTTGCTGTCCAGCAGGCGCTGGCGCGTGACCAGGACCCGAGGTTTCGCAGGTTTTTGGAACTAATCAGCACGCCGGGCCGGGTATTGCGGTTACAGACAGTTGCCAAGCAGTGCGATATCGATCTTCTGGAGTTTGGCAACTGGTTCCAGCGGGCATCAAGCCAGATCGCTATCGCTCATGCCCAAAGGCGCGCAGCAGGGATAGTCAGGGACATGGCAGGCGATGCCATGACGAGGGATGAATTTTGTGAGCGGTGTGACGGACTGGGGTGGGTTAGTGCGCCTGCCGGGTTGCCGATGGAGACAGCGGGGTATCGGATACTGGCCACCACAGTAGTGAAGCGAAAGAATGCCGAGACCGGCGAGACGGAGGAGCACGAGGAAATTCTCTACTGCCGCACCTGCCCTGGATGCCATGGTGTGATGAGCGTGCGGAAACCTGGCGATGAGCACAGCAGGGACCGGGTGCTTGAAATCGCGGGTCTGATTACGAAGGGAAAGTCCGGTGTCCAGATCGTTCAGAACTTTGGCGGCGCGGGGCATGGATCGGCAGTTTCGGGGGCGCTCGGGGTTATGACGATTGATGTGGATGTGGAGCCGGAAGATGATGATGGCAGTGGTAGTGTGCAGTGAAGCCGTGAGTCCCCTCACGCCTGTCTGAAAAATTCGTCGATTACTTTGGCGGTATCCTGAGTTTTCGCCGCACAGTTCCGGCACAGCCCGCCAGTGATCTTTCTGCTCACATCCGAGCAACGCGAGCACTTGCCATGCTCAGGGATAAGCCCCGCCTTACTCGCCCGCAAACTCTCCCGCGCATCTGCCCAGAGTTTATCGTCGTGTTGCCACTGGCATTTCTGGCACCGAACTGACGGTTTTAGTTTTTTCGCGATGGATCCGCCGCAATCGATACACCCGCCGCGCTTTAGCATCCGTTGCCGTGTCCGTCGGCGCTTCTCGGCCGCTCTCTTCCTTGCCCGATGATGCTCTGCCGGTAATGCCGGTAACTTCCCGACCCCGGCTGCCGCATCCAGTTCGTCGTGGCACGGACGGCAGACCAGCGCAATGTTATCGGTATCCCACGTTCCACCCTTCGACTTCGGAATGATATGGTGCCGGGTCAGCGGCATCAGACTGCGGCACTTCTGGCAGATGCCGACCAGTTGGGGCATGGAATTTATAGTATCGCGTAATTTAAAACTTGTAAAACGATACGGCCAGCGATAGAATGACTCCAGTGGCCTGGAATTACGAGACTGGACAGGAAGAAGCAAAAGCCTACGCCGTAAACGCGCCCAGCGGCCCGGTTACCCCGCCCCCGCCGAAGTTTTGGGGAAAAGCCAATCTGGAGATTTACCAGTGGGAGCAGGCAGAGACAGCATTAAAAGCGTTGCGCGTATCGACCGCCAATACATGGCTCGTCATCCGCGCCTGGGAGAAAGCCGAGATGGCCGTAATCGGATGGGATAAAGCAGCAGAGCACGAGAAGTTCCGGCGCGGGTACATGGAATGGCTTGCCATGCAGAACGGCGGGGTCGATTCATTGAGCGATCTGGACCTCGAATCCATGCCGCTGCTGGAACGCATCGTCACCGAGGGTTACCGCGTACTGGCGAAAAAGAATCATCCGGACCTTGGCGGTTCTGCCGACAAATTCAGGGAAGTCCGCGAGGCCAAGGGGAAACTCGATCAGGTGCTCTCGGAAGTGGGGGAGTTATTAAGGAATGGGTGAGATAACGACGAGAGGCAGTGTCAGTCTGGGATCGCGACTCAGGTCCGCCCTGGCGGCAAAATACGGAACGGGCAGTACGTTGCCTGGAACCTCAGCCCTCCTGCTCGATCTTTCCGGATCGATGAACGAATGGATTGGCGCGGGGAAAACGAAGATTCAGCAACTCAGGGTATTGGCCGCAGAGTTCCGCGATGTGCGCCGTTTCGAGTTCGCGTCCGATTGCAGTGAGATGGCCCCCGGTGATCCGGTGCCCGATACGCACGGCGGAACTAACATGGCACAGGCGTTTCTGAAGGTGAAGGATGGAGGAGTACAGCACGTCGTTTTGATTACCGATGGGGAACCGGACAGCGAGAGCGCCGCGATCAGGGCGGCGGCAGGGTTAAAGGTTGATGTCTTCTATGTCGGTCCTGACCCCGCACCGGAGTTCCTTCGGGAACTGTGCGATGCGACGGGCGGCGAATACGGCAAGGCAACTCTCGACCGGGTACGTGAACTGACCGCGAGTGTAAGGTCGAGGCTTTGTATTACGGACGGGAGGGTGATTGAGTTATGAAGCAAGCGTCTGACGAATACGGACGGCGAAGGTATCCTCCGTTCGTGGCTGTGCGGATCGCTGACGTTACATCTGAGAACTACGCGCAGGCTGACGTGATTGAAATCTCTAGGGTAAGAAACTAAATGAAGATCCAAAACCCACTCATCTGCTCACTCAACTACATCGCTCGCACTGAAGAAGATCCGACCTACAACGGCCTGCGTTTCTCAAAGAGCGGTCATCACGTGGTCGGCAAATTCCAGGGCCGCAAGGTAAAGATAAGTATCGCGGATCTTAATCGTGAAATGGAGGCCAGAGGTCCATATGGACTCGCGGTCTGGTTTCGCGAACAACTGGCTGGTGATGAGAGCGGACGATCCAGAAACGGTATCTTCGAGGCGATAGAGCTGTGACGATCCGCGACCGGCTCATGAAGTGGTTCTCGTCAAAACAGGCCACAACCGCCTTTCGCTGCGAATGCGGTTCTCTTTGTGTGGTCAAAAAATGGCAGCGCCGCGACCTCCGAACCGGACTCATGGAGGACTGTGAGGGGTATGCCTGTGACAGTCCGGGGTGCCGGTGGAATCCGACAAAACGGGGTGTGGAGTGATGACGGACAAAACCATCACAATAGCCATCGTGGTAATGGCCGCCCTTTCGCTGGCGTTCCTGATATACAGTCGTCGCTCCGGTATCAAAAACTTTTTCCTTGACTTCGCCACCCCGTTCGCCACGATATCCCGCGAGATGCGCCGCATGAACGACCTGAAGGAACTGGAACTGACCGAAAGGCTGAACCCGAAAACCGGCGAACCCGCACCCGTTTTCATTATCACCGAACAGCCATCGCGGCACGATACTGAAATTACGTACGGGGTAGGGGATGAAGAGAAATTGAGTTTGAGGGAGCGAATGGTTGCCGCGCTGGAGCGGGATGCCATTGATGAGGGGGAGGATTGATGTCAGACACAAGAGAGACGCCGGTACATCCCTGGCACAGTGCCGATGGGCTGCTTGAGGCATACGGCGATCAGGCATACCATGCGGGGATGAGACTGTTGCTGATGGTGGCACGAGAGTCCCCCGATGACGCAGGGTCGATCCGGAAGATTCGTTCCGGATGCATCGATCTGATGGCGATGGGGTATCACGAGAAGCCGGTGGGGGCTCATTGGTGGGAGGTTCCGGGATGACCGAAGAACTTACAGATGCTGAATTGAGGTACGCAAACATCGTCATTTTTCGGAATGTCCCCCGAATCAGATATGAACCGAGTGCGGTCACCATGCGGCGATTTTGGAGCAAGGGTGATACCTCGCCACTAAAGTGTGACGATTCAAGATCGTGGCTGGATGTCAATTCGCATGACTTCCAGCGTACGGCCGATGGCCGCATTATCGCCTCTATAACCGGGCTTCGGTCAGATGGCCAGTATTTCGTTGTTTCAATTCCACTGACGATTCAATCATTCCGTGAAAGCGGCGGAATCGAACGCCAGGCGCAACTGGCTGTAGATAAGTTTGAATCGTACCGGACTTGCTCGTGTGGAATTATCGACTACGAGGAAACCGGGGAAGTGGATGAAGAAGGAGATCCCGTGACCCGGGCTGTTTTTAGCCCGTGTGAAAGGCATCCCCGCCAATGAAACTTAAACGAGGAGATGTATGAGCCAATCCAAAAAAACAAAGGTCCAACTCGCGCCCAAACTGCGCCGTATTAAGGCACTCTACAGTGCCGCCCGCTCAGTTAGCCGGATCGCGGGCGGAGGCAAAGAGCCTGACCGTGAAACCTTCGATGAAATGTGGACGCTGACCGCAATCATCGGCGCGAGGATAGAGGAACTGAAAAAGCCTTGATCTTTCCCGGTTTGATGGCCATGGGATAACATGAGAAGACAATCGGTGAAGGGGGCATATGAAACTAACAAGACGAGGATTCTTCAGCGTGCTGCTTGCGCCGCTGGTGGCGAGGGTGACGCCCGCAAAGGCGATAGCCATCGCAGACGTGGGGAGCCTGCCGGTGCCGGACGTGGCCCCTGTGACTGTTATTGAGTACTATTATATTTTCAGCCCAGCCAGTGCGGTGGTTCTCCACTGGTCAAACATAAACCCCGATCCAGTTATGGTCCCCGCATGGTTTTATCCATGGCCCGGCCCATCCGGGTTCAGCCGCGCGCCATTGCCATGGGTAACTTCATGCGCCGTTCCTTTGCCTGCCGGTGCCGACTCCGAATTCTGTATAGTGGAGAACATATGAACATTGTTGATTACGAGCACATCGCCGGCTACAAGCCAGTTCCCGGCCAGCCCTGTCCGTCCTGCAAGCAAATCTGCGGCCCTGGCGGTCCCGATCACACGACGGTCTGCGCTATTGTGTCGAAACTTTGGACCGAGCATAAGAACAACGGCGCGGCGATCCCGGCGCGGCCAACGGAACTCGCTGGTAATCCGGACTTTCAGCACTGGGCCGCGAACATGGCGTCTGGTTTGTTTCGGGAACGAGTGCCGCACAAGGCGGTGGTAGCCGTGCCAGATCCGCCGATTGCGCCCACGACTGCTGTCAACTGACCGTAGCCCAGATCAGGTTGTCTTTTTGTACTCTTCCTCCATCACGGAATCCCGCCTCCATCAGGCCAAACGCGCTGGTCTTGTTTACGAGCGTCTGTCGCGCGACCGTTCACTGGAGAAAGCCGCGAAGCTGGAGAAGCTCCGGTTTGATGATCGCGGGCAGGCTCTGCCTCCGGGGCAACTGACGCGACTTCCCGATGACAAGGAACAGGCTTTTATTCAGTCAGAGCGTTTGATTTGCAAGGCAGATTTTTCCTACTATGCGCAGCGTTATCATTCCATAGGGATCGATACTGGCACTACGACTGGCGAAGAGACACTTGGCCCCGTTCGGTTTCAGGAGTCGCAGGAGCGGCTCATTAGTGCCATTGGCAAGCGCGAAGAGGAAGTCTATGCGGAGTATGCCAAATACGGATTCACCGAAGGGATTCGCGTAATCGCCCACAAGACACGGCAACAGTACTACACGGCCATCTGCCGGATGCTGACAATCCACCGAATGCTCTTCTGGAAGGGAACGAGAGCTTTTGCGGGAGCGCTCAACCCCGCTGGCGCGGACGAACTTTACGACCGCGACAAGAAGGCCATTAACAACCTTCCGTGGTGGCTGATGCCGGAAGTCTACCCGGACGTGAAGGCTACTGAAATTGGCTTTAAGTTTCCGCTCGATTCACGGCTGGTTTACCAGATGGCTAACCAGAAAAGCGGGATGGGCGTCGGGACCACTCAGGATGTTTCGCATTTGACTGAGGTGCCACTTTACTACAACGCGGATTACGATATCAATTTCTCCCTAATGCCAACGATCCCGAAGGCGCGGTCAACGCTGCACATCCAGGAGGGAACCTCAGCGGGGCCAACCGGCTACTGGCGGGAAGTCAGCGAATCATGCCGGAACAAAGAAGCGGGCTGGGAATCCTGGGTCTATGTCTTTATTCCCTGGTTTTTTAACTCCAGGAAATACCGAAGAGTGCCACCGCCAAACTGGACACCATCAAAGCACACACTGGAGCACGCCGAACTGATCGAGCGAACGTCTGCCGAATGGAATAACGGAGTCACCATCCGCGCGACGATTGAGCAGCTTGCGTGGTGGGAGACTGAGCGGGAGATATTTGCGCGCCGGGGCGAATTGGGAAAATTTCTTGCAACCTATCCAGCTTCGCCGGAGCAATCGTTTTCATTGTGGGGTCAGGGTGCCTTGCCGACAGAACTGCTTGAAAAGATGGAACTTGATGAGCGTGATCCACACCTTTATAGCGTAGAGGTGGTGGCGTGACCCAGCCATCATTCCCCCCGCGCCTCTATCTCCCGACCGGTTCCGGAATTGAAGACTTCACCGAAGAATCATGGGAAGAAGTAAAACGTGACCCGCGCGGCATTTTGTTGATGTTTGAACCGCCCCAAAAGGGTCACAAGTACATCATGGGTCTGGATTCGAGCGAGGGCATCACCGGCTGGTCCCGCGCAACCCGCGCATCGGACGACAAGAAAAAAGACAACGGCGCGATCATCATCTACGACGTGAGCGCCATGACCCGGCTTTGCTGGAAAGAGGAAAACGGACAAAAGGTGCCGGACATCGATCCACATACGAAACGCCAGAGGGTACGCTACCTCGATGTGCAGGTTGCAGAATTTGCGGCTCCGTGTGACGCAATTGAGATCGCGAGAATTGCCTTTATTTTGGGGAATATATTTCGCAGCGATGACGAAGACCAGTGTGAGTTGATATGGGAAGGATACCCTGGGTGCGGGATGCTGACCACTCAGGAATTGATCCGGCTTGGATACGCTAATCTCTGGCACTGGGAACATATCGCAGACGTCGCAGAGGAAACGCAGGCACTTGGATGGCGTTCTAATTTTGAGAGCCTGAAAATTCTCTGGTATCGGTCACGGCGTCACCTGATGCAAGAGAACGTTGTCATCCGGTCCAAATGGCTCCGCGAAGAGTACGCAAGCGCAGAAGTGGACGTCCGTAAAGCGAGGGCAGTTGGAAGCCGGGGTTCGCACGATGACCGGTTTATGGCATCAAATCTCGCGCTGTGGGCGGCCCACAAGTGGACCTACAATTTAGAGTCTGAGAGGCAGGAGTTGTCCGAAACTCCCGTTGGCGACATCGACTACCAGCGCCGCTCCCCCGTTTTTGAAGGCGAATACGAATCCTTCTCGGAATGGCGGAAACATGCCACGGATGACTGGTAAGGGAGATGCCATGACAGTGACCTGTGAAAAGTGCGGTACAAGGTACAATGACGAGTTTCGCTGGACAATTTGCGTGAATTATGCACTTGACTACAGGACAGGACGAAGAGGCTAAATTATCGATATGAAACAGCCGAAGGAGTGGGAATGCAGCAATTGCGGCGCGCCCGCTACAGTGGCGCGAGGCGAGTACCAGTTTACTGAAAGCGGACTGAACGTACTCTTGATTGGCGTTGAACTAATCAAGTGCCGAAAGTGTGGCAACAAAGATCCGATCATTCCGGATATGGCCGATCTGATGCGCTGCATAGCGCTTGCTGTAGTCGAAAAGCCATGGAATCTGAGTGGAGCGGAGGTTCGCTATCTCCGTAAGTATCTGAAAATGACGGCAGCGGAGTTTTCCGGCCATATGGCAGTGGACTCGACTACGGTTTCCAAGTGGGAAAATGACAAAGCCAAGGTCGGGCCAACAGCCGACCGATACATCAGGGCACTTGCGCTGCTTCATGGTGAAGGTCTGAAGGACAGCACGGAGGATGTCAGCCGGAAGTTTCCCGAGATTAAGAAAGCACTTAGGGACTGCGAGTACAGGTATCACGCCGAAACTCGGCAGATGGAGGTAGGACGAGCGCTTTCGCGCGCTAATGTTTCCCGAGAAAAAACACAGTGTACCAGGGTCGATTCCGGGGAATCCCAACCAGCCAACCTCAACTCCAATCGGGATGTTCTTTTCGGGCGGGAGGAGTGGTACGAGAATCTCTGGAAACTGAAGCTTCTCGTGGATGCCGCCAAAAAAAAGAATCACCGCTGAATCTGTTTCATCGTCCAGGAAAATAACCCTATCGCTCTCTTTCGCGAAATGAGTCAGGCTTGATTGTGGCTTTGTTATCCGCACCGGCTGCTGCCATTCATCCGCGTGCTCCACTACGTGTCTCGCCGTGGCGATTCCGCAAACATCGTGGGCCTCGTTGTAAAGACACAAGAAGCCAGTGCCATGTCCTTCTGGTGTCTCGATCTTAACTAGGGAAGGCATTGGATCTGGCGCTTGGAAACGACGACGCACTCTTCGGACAAATCACTGAGTTGCGCGATACCGGGTTCCTTACAGTTGCGGTCATTGTCAAAATAGTAAATTAAGATTCTGATATCCTTCTCTCATGAAGGAACACGCAGGCCAGATCATCGCCCTCGCAATGGTACTGGCCGTAGTCGTGATTCTGGAACTGCATGGGAACAAGGATGGCGGAACCATCGGGGAACTGGTGGCCGGGGCAGTGGGAATCGCCGGGGCCATCTCGGGAAACCGGCAACCGGCTTCGCCGCCGCCTGGAACAACCACTACGACGCAGGCTACTACTACGGTGGCACCGCAACCACCGGCCGCGCTGCCAGATAGTATAATCAGGCCATAGAACTTATGCATCCAACCGCCCAAAAACTTTCCCCGCCAGTGGCGATCCCGCCAGTGCCGATTCAGCCAACGGCAATCCAGCCACCACCCCAGCGCCAGCCATGCATCGTGAATCTCGAATCCGATGGCTCACTCACCGTCATGTTCAGCATCGCTCCCGACGCAGCGAAGCGGTTCGACCTGGAACGGGTCGGCCGGGACATGGCCGCGTTCCTTTGGGACACGCGCGGGTTGCGGCATTTTGAGAGGCAGAGGATTACATAATTTTGCGACACGTCCATGATGCGCGGGGAGATCCTGCGATGTCCATTCGATGGGGATCATGAAACAGACGGTCGCAATTCAGAAGGAGCAGGATCATGTGGTTCCGCAACAAGGGTAGCGGAGGAGTTACGCCCCCAATCGCCCAAAAAACAGCACCCGAACCAGATTATCTGAGCCGCCGAAAAATGATTGAGTTCTACGGAGGTGATCGTTACAAGGCAGAAGACATGCTTTGTCGCGCTGCGCTTCTCGGAGAGAAGCCAGAAGTGCCGTGGGACTGGGACGAGGCAATTGCTAATTTTTACGTTCCGGTTCAGGGACTCGCATGGGCCATCGCCCATACTCCGCAAGTGTTTACGACCGTAGAAATCAGCTCGTTGATACTCAAAGGCCAATACAGATGGTAGCCAGCCATGCCTGACCTCGCCAAAATAACCACAGGTCGCAGAACCCTCGTTTCATGGCGCTGCCCGAACGGCACCAGAAACGAAGGGGCCGTGCGTGTCTGTCCGTGTTGCACGCGGGATCGGGTGGAGCGACATGCGCAAATTCATTCGGCAGAGCGTGCCGTTGTGTATGTCAACCCCATCACCGGCGAACGCCGAACTCCGCCGCGGGCCGACCAGCAGATGCCCGAGGTCTATTCCCGCCAGGGATTTGAGCGCCGCGAGATCATGTCCATGACGCAATACGAGCGGGAGACGGGATCGGTACACGAAGCATCGAATTACGCTTCCGGGAACGAACCTGTAACCGAAGCCCCGCCGATGCGCCCGCACGCGCCGAAAGAGGTTATTGATTCGCTGGTGAACGAGGTCCGCGCCGCGATTCAGTCGGGGCCGTGGACTATGGAGAGGCCGCTCTCCGATGGTGCTGACAGTGAATGAATACAATTGCGGGGCGACTCCCGAACAGTCCGCGTTCTCGCAGGCACTATACTGTTCGTTAAGTGCCTGATTTCTTCGACCTGCCAGCTCTGAACTATGAAGAAGTAAAACCGGACACCCGCGAGGGCGATATCGTCAAGTGGTGCGACCTGATGCTGGTTCGCGGCAAGGAGTTCATCGAGACCGCGGTAGGTTTCGACAAAATCGCCATCGCTGAACGGGCCATATTCGCATTCGAGAACCAGTCCACCGCATCCTACTCACCCAGCGGCGGGCGCAAACTCTCTCAGACGCGCGTGAATCTTATCGCGAAAATCGCGGAAGATCTGACCGCAATGCTGACAGACACGAGGTACTTCTGGAACTACACCACACTAAACCCCAAATATCAAAAACAAGCTGAGAATAGCAATAAAGAGGCAGAGCGATGGTACATTGATAACCAGATCGACCTCCGCATCGGCGACGTCATCCGCTACTGGACCTTTGCGGGAACCGGCGTTCTCCATCACTATTTCTCCCGCCGACTGAACGATTTCATGGTCGAGGCGGAAGACCCCCGAAACGTCTATCCGGTCGATCCCATCTCCTACCACACGTTTCAGGACTGCAAAGGCGTTATCGTCCGGCGTGCCCGCACTCCGGACTGGGTGAAGGAAGAGTTCAACAAAGACGTCAAGCCGGACGTTGGCGGCAGGGGTTTAGGCTTTTTCGGATGGCTAACCCGTTTGATTGAAGGTCCTGGCGAACGCGGAGGCCCGCTCGCCAAGAAAACCGGCACTGATCAGGGCATCCCGGCCACCCCCACTGTTTTCGTCAATACCCTGTATCTGAAAGACCCGCGCGTCAATAAAACTTCGCAAACCGTGCGCATGGGGCCGTGGGAAGAGGTAGAAGTCCCTGGCGAATCTGATCCGATAACCGGCATTCCGGGACCGAAGAAAAAGCAATGGCAGGGCCAGACGCAATGGTCCTATGAGGTAAAGCCAGACGCGCCGCTCTATCCGTTTAATCGCATGATCGTCTGGGGCGGCAATACGCTGTTGCATGATGGCCCGTGCCCATACTGGCACGCGAAGTTCCCGCTCATCAAGTTTACCCTCAACCCGTGGCCGAAAGCCTGGTTCGGCAAAGCTCCGCTGTGGGACTGTATCCCGCTGGAAGAATCGGTCAACAAAAAACTCCGCGTGGTGGACGACCATTGCGAACAGGTCGCGCAACCGGGGATTGTGGCTGACCGCAACGTATCAAAGGCCGAGGTTCAGAAGGCAGATACCCGCGCGGCGGGGATGAAGATCCGGACTAATATGGCGTCGGGGAAGGGATTGAATATTATTCACCCGCCGCCGCTGGATGCGATGATCATGCAGTCGATAGAGTGGTCGATCCAAATGATGATGCGTACGGCCGGCACGGTCGATCCTTCATCGCTGGCGTCTCTCGGGCAGATGCCTTCCGACGATACTATTGACACGCTGTTTAAGACCATGACGCCGGGAGTTCGCCTGCGGTCCAGAGCACTCGAGGGTTGCTATAAGTCCCTCGCCGAATTTCAGTTGTACGGCATGATGGAATTCGGGACGCTCGCGAAGCGCGTGGCGATGCTAGGTCCTTCGGCGGCGACCAGGGAAGATTTCGATTTCGATTATGGGACTCAGATTCCGGACGATGTGCCAGACGGAGAACCAGGGGATATCGCAGGGGATGAGAATGCTCTTGGCCTGGAGAATCCTCGTCCTGCTTATGAGCGCTGCAAGGTGATGCTACAGTCGTTCACTTGCCAGTTTGATCCTTCAAGTTTGCTGAATTCGGCGAACCAGGAGGAGTTGATGAAGTATTTTATGATGTCGAAAATGGGATTTTGCTCGGTTTTTACTTTGTGGGAAAAAATGGGGAAACTGGCAGCTTTTGTTCCTGCTGGCATAACCGTTCCGCCTGATGAGTTAGGCAGACTTGCACTTCAGCAGCAACTGGGGATCGGCATGATAGCTAATGCTCAGGGCCGCAAGGCGACGGATCAGGCACCTCCCGCAATGGGCCAAAATAGCAACGGACCTACCATAACATCATCGGGATGATTTGTGTTATTGTGAGGGCTGAAGTTGTATCGGCGCTGCTTTGAGACTATCGTGGAATCAATTAAATCGCGATAATCTTCCACGGCCCATTCGCGCACTACTGATCAAAATTGACCAGACACAACCACCGCTCAAGCGGTAAACTCCCTGAATGTCCGATTGCTACAACTGCGGCGAAGGAACCCGTTTGCACGTAAATAACATCCCGGTGTGCCTGAAGTGTGATGGCGCGGAGCCAGAGGAGTTCCGGTTAAGGCATGTCAGAAGGAAACTCACGGTCACTGGCCGCGTGCCAGCCGAACGAAAGCCTTCTCAAGCGCATTCACCACGACCTCTTCACGTTTAATCATCTCTGACCCGAAGTCTTCATCGAAGACGGCGAAGTGGAGGTGGAGCAGTTCATGTACAAGCGATGCTTCCGGATCTTCCGGGAAATTCGTCCATCCCGGATCGTAGTCCTGAGAGTCAAGAATCCTGATGCTGGCGGTACGGTGTGGCCTGCTGAAGGTGACATGCGCATCCTTGCCATCCGGCAAATCAAAGTGCCGTGCGAACCGGACCTTTACTTCCCAATCGCGAAGCCAAAGGATCTTCTGCCACTTGTCGGCGAGTCCCGCAAGATCGGAGTCGGTCAATCGGCTCTTACCCCTTCGGTTCCATCGTAATTGTGAACGCCGACTTGGTGTAGTCGTAATCCACTTTCGTTACGGAGAAATCCCCGTCGCGCAGGATCTCGTCCTTGATGTGTTTTTCCAGGATGTCTTTGGCCTGTTCCATGTTGAACGTGATTGTGTTTGTGCCGATCATTTAAGCCTCGATTATTCGTCCCGTCACTTGGGTAAATCCTTCTCCTGAATAAATCGCCGACCGCCGTCCGTGATCTGAACGGTGTGGATTTTTTTGTCCCTGATCCAGCGGAGTACGGTCTTCGTGCAGACCCCGTAGAGTCCAGCGACTTCCTTTGGAGACATGTAGACTGTGCTTTTATTTTCAGGCACCTTTCCCAAATGTTAGCACAATGCGGAATCTCTACCGAAGTCTGGGGAAATTCAGGGACATGCCTCATTTCCATTGCTAACCCCTTTGCATTCATCATGACGTTTAGTGGCATATAACGGCGCTATCACAGCGGGCAACAACGACAACGAACCCGGCATCGGCGGCAAAGCCTCCGCGCTGGGAATGAGTCGTTCGCCGTTCGCCAAAGTCGGCGCAATGGGCAAACCCCAAAAGTTCGCCGGAACCAACGCCGGGAAGTTGAGCAAGTCCGGGGCTACAACCAAATCCGAATCTCTCGCCCGTTTGCGGGGAAAAGGCGCGCTCGCATGATGCGCTTTAACGGTCAGTATTCCAGCGCCTCGGCGCTCATCTAAATTTCAGGAGTCGCGTAAATGAAAAAAGAGCACGAGGAAAAGAAAACTTTCGGCAAAAAGGCCGAGGGCCATATGGGCAAGAAGCACGAGTCCAAAATGGCGAAGAAGACCGAAAAACACGAATCGATGAAAAAGTAGGCGATCCCAATGAAGAACGCCGAAAAGATGGGCAAAAAGAGCGACGGAGCGATGGGCAAGCGCAACAGCAGCGGGGGCATGAAGAAAACTATGGGCTCCGCGACTCTGGCGAAAAGCAAGGGTGCGCCCGGTGCGCGCCTGGAAGGGCCAGCCTGTAAGTGAGTCCGTCTACCCAATCTCCGAATGCCGCTCCGCTTCCGCCATTGCCGGACCTTCAGTCGGCGGCGGGAACCGGTGGCGCGCCCGGAGGGACGAATCAGCAGTCCGCCATGGCCGCACTGATTTCGGCGGTAGGGCCGACCAAGCAGGCGGTTGATTCCATCGTGGCGGCGTGCAAGCAAATCGTGCAGTCCGGGGCCGTGCCGGGGTCAGAACAGCCGTGCGCGCAAATTATCGCGCTGGCAACTTCACTCTTGCCGATGGCGGCGCAACAGGCGTTGCAACCGACCGGTCAGTCATCGGGAATTCAGGCAATACCAGGAGGCGCAACGCCACAAGGCGCAGCGCCTTCAGGAATACCTCAGGGCGGAACACCCCCAGTACCAGGAGCACAGTAAAAATCTATGGACGTAAACGAATTTTTGGGATGGCTGACAGACGGATTGGACGACGCGGAAAAAGCCGTCGTCACAAAAGCTGTGCAGCGTGATGCGGTGAAAGCGAAAGCTGCCGGGTTGAAGCAACAGTCTGAGTTTGACCGCATCATGAATGAGCGCCAGGCACTTCAGGCTGAACTGGAAGGCGACCAGGCGGCAGGGAAGGTCGGTGCGCGACAGACTCGCGAATGGTATGAAAAGAACGTCGCGGCCATCGTTGCCAATGACAAGGCGATCAAGGCTTTTAACGACAAATGGGGGGCAGACGCATTTACCAAAGCCGCCGCAGGGGAGTTGCCAGCCGTGACACCGCCAGTGAGCACGGGATCGGGAACGCTAACCGAAGCGCAGGTCCAGTCGCTGGTTGATGCGCGGATTAAGGCGGGAACTTCGCCAGCCGTCGCTGAGGCAGATATCCAGCGACTTGTGGACAAACGGATCGCCGAAGGATATGCCCCAAAGTGGGGCGAACTCGTAACGGGCGCCGGAAAGATTGTGCTCAAGCACATCTCTGCCCAGCGGAAAACCCCGCTGGACTTCGATGCCGTAACGAAACTCGCGACCGAAAAAACGAACGGAAACCTGGAAGCCGCCTACGACGAGTGGGATAAGCCGGAGCGCGAGAAGTTTCAGCAGGAAGCCCGTGCCAATGAAATCAAGGCAGCCGTGGCGGCAGAGCGGGCCAGGTGGGACGAGGAGCGCAAGCAGCAGAACTCATCCCGCCTGATCAACGGAGGGGCAGATGCAACGCCCAGCGCTCTCTCTGTTCACAAGGGTGCGGAAGGGTTTGATCGCAGTGCCCTGCTACGAAGCCTGGCGATGGACGTTCAATCGGCAGAGTTGACGAACTAATACCGGTACTAAGGAATTTCGGAGGAACTAATTTATGCCAGATACCGCAGGGATGCTCGCCGTAACCACACGGCGATACATCGACCAGAATCCGCAACTTCGCGATATGGTCTTCCAGCACGATCCCACGATGTCCCTGATTGGCGACGAGTGCCATGAACAAATAATGGGTGGCCTGAACTGGAATGACAACATCGAGTACGACGTGCAGGATGGCGGTCCTTACTCAATGGGCCAGGACTTGCCGGCTGACCAGCGGCAGATCGAGCAGGCGCTCCAGTTCCTGCCCAAGTTCAACGTGGCGATGATTCCCTTCAACAAGGAAGCCATCCGCGTGTTCAACGTAGCGGGCGATGCGCTCGCAATCGTCAACCTCGTGACGGAGCGCGTGGACGCGGCCTTCGTCCAGTTGGGCGCGCAGACTGCGATTCAGCGCTATCTTCAGGGCCAGTCGGCGGCATTTTCAAAGTTCCCGAATGGTCTGCTGGAAGCATCCTCGGACGGTATCAACATCGGATGGGACGGCAATACCTATCCGGTTTACGGAACCCTGACCCGATCCCTCTACGGCGGCCGTATGCTGGCTCCCAAACCGTACAACTTCGCGGGAGGCACGATCACGCTGCCGATTCTCGATCAGATGTACCAGGCGGTCAACTTCGGTTCCGGCAAGTACGAACCGAACGTTATCACCACGACCGCCATCGCTTACAGTTTCATCCGCAACAACTTCCAGACCCAGCAGCGATTTCAGAACGTCACGACAGCCAAGGGCGGATTCAGGGGACTCGAATACAACGCGGCTGTAATCTATGCTTCGCGTTACGCGCCCGGATCGTACCTGATGAACCCCGCCAACGGCGTGGCGTCAACCAACCCGGCAACGACTCCGAACACCAACGGCACCAACGACCGCACCGCGACCCGCATGATCAATTACGCGACCGGTTCAAATGCTACCTCCTACCCGGCACCGTCCGCGATGTGGGGCAACGGGTCGGGCGGCGTAGGGACCGGCGGCAACATCTTCGGCGAAACCATCTGGGTGGAGAACATCCGCAAGCCGATGATCAAGTACCGGACCAGCAAATCCAAGCCGTTTGACGGGTCGTTGGATGATGACGGATTTATTCCGTCGGCGGGGAACACGAAGCTGGTGGGGAAAGTGTTGCTGGCGCACAATTTTAGTTTTTTGCCGGGATACGTAACGTACGGCTTTAACTGCCAGGGGTGATAAGTCGTTTGTTTTCAACAATCTTGACCCCGAGAGCCTGCTTTCGGAGAGTAAAATCGAATCACGCAGAACAATTTTTTGCAATACAGAATTCAACCGAAAAACGGAGTTAAGTCATTATGGCTCAAGTTTATCCGACGATTGCGAACCCCTATATGTACAATGGGACGCCCGACAAAACCAACACGCCGACTCCTATTTATAGTCCCGGCGAAATCGGTTGTTCCTTCACCGACCAAAACGTTGGCGGCAAGTACCTTCGGGTCCAGCTCGACTCCGGAGCCACATCAGCCACGCCAGTCGGAGCAGTCGCGCCTGGTCAGCTTGCGTACTGGAAAGTTCAGGGCCAGCCCGGATCAGCGGGCGGGGGCAGTAATACCCTCACGGCCCTCGTCACCAACGATCCCCGGTTCTGCGACCTCGGCCCCACCGCCGCGCCCAACCGCGTTGCGGGTGTGTTCCAGGTAGCGGTTACCACCACCCCGGGCGTCAACGGGTCGGATGGCAATCCACAGCTTTACGTAACGGATCTTATTCTCCAGAAACAGAACGCTACTCTGGCCGCGTCCGGGTCAATCACTCAGGGCGGATTCGCCAGCGCCAACACAGCAGCCAACAGTGCCAATGCGATCAGCAGCGCGGTAGGCACCGCAGCGCCTACTCAGGCTCTCGGAGTCTGGACTACGGCGACCACGAGCACATCCGGCGGGATCACAGTCGGCACTGCCGATATCAACATCGGATTCAGCGACTAACGATTCAGTGATTAAAGATTGAGCGATTACAGGGAGAACAGATGGCCGCTCTTACAGCAACAGCAGTGACGCAGCGCAGCGACATTGGGGACTGCATTCTCAAGGTTTACACGCTCGCGGGAAATAATGGCGATACGTTCGCCTGTCCTCAGGCGGATATCCGGTGGGTGAATGCCAGCCCTACCACTGCGATTGCCGTGGGGGTCACCATATCCGGCAGTACCATTACTTTCGTAACGGCGGGAGCCTGGGCGGCCTCAGTAGCGGTTTTCTCGCGCGTTGGCTAAAGGGGTAACTATACCCCGGAGGGGGTGATCCATTGCTAATCTTCAAATTTGCCAACGGGGACCGCTTCAACCTGGAAAACGTAAACCGGATCGTTACCAGGCCGGATGCTCTTGAACTTCAATTCGCGGAGGGACTGAGTAAAGTAGTGACCAACCGGGAGGATATTGACCGGCTGGAAGCGGTGATGGGAACGGGGAGCGGAGGGGTGAATGGCTGAGGAAAAAGAGCATTGGATGCAGGATGTTCATCCCAAAAAAGGAGCTTTGCGCAAAGAACTTCACATTAAGGCTGGGCGCACGATTCCATTGAAGACTCTCCAGAAAGACGCAAAAGCACCAGGTAAACTTGGCAAGCGGGCGAGACTCGCGGAAGTCTACCGAAAAGCGTCTCACAAAAAGGATTGATCCTAATGCCCGAAGACCTGAGCCAAAAACACATGGAGAGCAAAGTATCCGACATCCGGTTTGAACCGGCCGTGGGTGGCTTAATCAGTCACACGGAGCGGCTCGAAAAGGGCAATAAGGGCGACCCTTATGGGATGCACAAGCGGGAGTCTGCCGTCCATACTTCGATGTCCAGTGCTGTCGGTCATCTCAGAAAAACGCTCGGTCATCAGTTCAAGGCGCGGCTGGATGAGGCGGTTGGGATGCACAAGGAAGCTGGCCGTAAGCACGAAAGTGCGGGAATGAAGAAAAAAGAACGGTCCATGAAGAAAGGCTGACTTTTGACACTTGAATCATCGGGCCATCGTCTTCGGGGCGGTGGCTATTTTTATTTGTGATGTTGAATGGCCGATAATTTCACCACGCTCACCAATCGACTCCAGAATCGCTGCCCGGCGGTGGGGATTGTTCTCGCGGGCCAGTTGGTTAATGATGCGTGGCACCAGTTCCAGGCGCGCAGGGAGTGGAGTTTCAGGCGGAGATCGGGCACGTTTTCGCCGCCAGTTGTGTACAGTGTCGGGGCGGCATCCACAGCCGCCGCACTTGGCTATCCCAATCTCATCAGCGGAACGGGCAACTGGACTCCCCAAATGGTCGGATTGCAAATCCGGATCGGCGGTCCCCTTTATCCGTTCTACACGATCTCGCAGTATCTTTCCCCCGGCCAGATACTGATCGACCAGCCGTGGGCTGGCCCCGACGTCTTATCGCAGCAGTACCAAATACTGCGGACTTACTATTCCGTTCCGGCGGATTTCAACTATTTCCATGTCGTTGTTTCGACTCAGAACAACCAGAGGCTCTGGACTTCGGTAACTCAGAACGAACTGGCAGTCCTCGACCCGCAGCGGACCAACCAGGGAACGGCTTTTGCTACAGCATTCCGCGACTTTACCGTCAACTACAGCGGTGTTATCGGTCCCGTAATCCCGGTCACGTCGCCCACCGGTCCGGCACCCATAAGTACTACAACATTCGGTTACAGTTATCCGGCAGACGCATCGTACGTCGTTCAGGTCGTGTCCGGCGGCACAGTGGGAACGGCCACATTCCAGTGGCTTCGCGCAGGACAGCAGTCCTTTCAGCCGATACAGATCACTTCGGGGAGCGTGCAGGACCTGAGTGATGGCGTGCAGGTTTACTGGCCGGCCGGTACATACGTGGCCGGGGATTCGTTCATTATCAATTGTAAATCACAGGTAACACAGAGTGCGCCTCGATATGAATTATGGCCATCTCCGACACCCACGGGCGCCGGTTCCGTTTACCCCTATATTTACATCGCAAAAGAATACGATATCAACGCGGAAAATCCGACGCTGCCGCCATTTGTCGCTAATCGCGGGGATGTGATTCTGGAGATGGCGCTTGCTGCCTGCGCACGGTTTCCGGGGCAGGACAGCGAGCATCCGAACGTTTATTTCAACCTGGAACTTGCCAGCCTGCACGAGACACGGGCAGACAAATTCATTGCTGAGCTTGCAACCGCTGACGAAGAGGTGTCCGTATCCAACCGGAATTACGAAAATTACCCGATGGCCCCCGCGCCGTGGACTATACGACCGCGTCCGGCACTCATCTCGGGATCGACTGGCGGAGACGATTTCAATACTCTCTCAAACAGGCTTCTCGACCGTTGTCCCGCTATCGGCATCCAGCTTGCCGAGCAAATGATCAACGATTCATGGCACGCTCTTCAGGCACGCAAGGACTGGTCCTGGCGGAGAAAGTCCGGAACATTCGCCCCGCCGACGCTTTACTCTGCCGGATGGGTATCAACGAATGTGGCGAACGGGAATCCGAACCTTATCACCGGCACGGGGACGGAATGGACCCCATCCATGATCGGATCTCAGATACGGGCCGGCGGTTTGCTTTTCCCCTACTACACGATTACCGGATGGCTTTCAGCCAACCAAATTCTCATCGATCAGCCGTGGGCGGGCGAGGATGTCTCAGTTGTCGCTTATCAGATTTTGCAGGTGTATTATCCGGTCCCCGCCGACTTCGGCTATTTTGAGGTAGCCGTATCCATCAAAGACGGATACAGGTTGTGGACTCAGGCGACGGAATATGAACTGGCGATGCTCGACCCGCAACGGACCAACCAGGGGCAGACGTACGCTATCGCATTCTACGATTTTACGAACAATCTTGGCGGCATCATCGGCCCGGTAAACTCCGTAACATCTCCCACAGACCCGGCACCTGTTTCTGTAACTACACTCGGATATACATACCCGGACAGTGCCGTCTACATCATCCAGGTGGTAACCGGCGGCCCTGCCGGGGTAGCCACATTCCAGTGGATGCGGGCCGGACAACTGGTATTCTCCCTGCCGGTTGTCACATCCACAACCCCGCAGGATCTCGCGGATGGCGTACAGGTTTACTGGCCCAGCGGAACAGGGCCGACCTGGCAGGAACTGCCGATCCCGTGGGAAGACGACAACAATACATGGGGGAGTCCGCTCATTTACGTGGCCGGCGACGTGTTCACTATCAACGCCGAATCAATTCTCACGAGCGGGGTAGCGCGGTATGAACTGTGGCCTGCGCCATCTTTTAATGGTTACCTGTACCCGTTCATCTACTTTGTCAAGGAAACCGACCTGACCGCGCAGAATCCTATTCTCCCCCCACCCATTGCGAATCGCGGAGAAATAATTCTGGAGATGGCACTTGAGAAATGTGCGACGTACCCCGGCGCGGATATGGATCACCCCAATCCGTACTTCAGCCTGCAACTGGCTAATTATCATCGGGAGCGGTATGAGAATCTGATAGTGGATCTGGAAGTTAACGACGAAAATATTGGAATCACAAGGCTTACATACGAAGACTGGCCGTTCGCGGGGCCGTGGAACGACGGGCACTGGCAGGCAACGCACGCACCGTTTTTGTCATTTTAGGAGAAGTGAAAATAATGGAAAAGATTGTTCTGGCATTGTTGTTTTCATCTGTGGCGGCAGGTCAGATAACGGTTATTCAGCCCAACGACCTCATCAGCAACGGCCCCACGATTATTAACAATAATTTCGCATACCTGGAGAATCAGTTCCTCAGTCTCCCGATTGTAGCCGCCCAGAACTACAATTTTACGCCGCAGATGCCGGGCGGCACCATTTCCCCCGGCTTCAACATAGTCACACTGTCTCCGTGTCCCCAGGGCGTCAATGGAAACGACACGGACCACTGGCTATATTTTTATGGCGGGTCGGGGAATGCCGAGTCCGATATGATAACTGGCGGGTCGTGCATCTCGGGGGCATCTGTCGGGACGATAACGTTCATTGCGGCCAATTCACATAGCGGAGCATGGTCAGTCCGGTCTGTTGCGGGAGGACTCCCTGAAGCCATCGCCGCGGGCAATACCAGCGTGCAGATCACCGCTCCGGTGACCATACACGGGCCGGTTTACTGCCCTCTAAATCAAAACATTGGAGGGCAAGGTATCTGGACGACGACGTTGACGGTTGCTGCTGATTTTCCCCTGACCGTGCAAGGTCTGTTTATCGGTGCTCCTTTTGCCGGATTCGGCTGTGTTGTACACGATTTCAATGTAACTTATGCGCAACCGGATTCGACGAATATTTCCCTTTATACCCACTGGCCACCAACATTCTATTTTCAGGGTGTATCCAGATTTTCGATTACCAATGTAAGCGTCTTTTTGGCATGGGACGTTGTTGACATGAGGGCTGAGGCGGGCGGCTCATCCATTACAAATCTACAGGCATCGATGTTTGACAAGGGGATTCAGATCGACGGAGCAGCAGACTCTACTTATCTGGACAAAGTCCGATTTTGGCCTTACGGAACCGTCGCGAATCAAATGACAGCAAATCAACTGAGCGCGTTCACAAATTTGTCCAACAACATATACGGTCTTTACATAGGGCGCGCAGACGACCTGCATGTTACTGATTACTTCACCTATTCGATTCACTCGGTCGGCGGATACAATTCGGTAGTCGGATCTGGCGGGTGGGCATTCCCCGCACACTTCGTAAACACCACGGTTGACACCAACGGCGATATAAACATCACCTGCGGATTCTACGAGTTCACAAATACCAGCTTTTCACAGGGGAGCTTGGGTTCCATTCCCGTTCTGAACGTATCCAATTCAAGCTGTCCGGGGCAACCAACGAACGTCAAGGCGACAAACTTCTTCTTCTATCCTGGCGGCACTGCCGGTTCCAGCCCTCTGGTTTTGCTGTCGGGGGATGGAGAGATGGACTTACAGATAACTAATGCCTGGATGTGGACTCTGGCTGCCGACATATCAAGCATCAGCGACTCAACCTCCGGGGGCGGAAGTCTTATCGTTAATGACGGGCACTTTTTCAGGCAGGGCAACACGAGTTATACTCACCCGACCATAAACGTGCAGAGCGCGCGCGCCACAATAATTGGGAACAGGACCGATGACAAGGGAAGCGGGGCAGGGACATTTATCTCGGTCACAAATAACGACTGGAACCAGGTGAGAGCCAACAGCGGAGTCGGGTGGGGATGCGTGTTTCCGTCCGGTATTGGGACGTCAGTTTTAAACGGCGTTTACGAGTGCGATGGTGTGCAATACCCGCAAACAGTAAATGCAAGCGTATCGTTGCAGGCTCCGCTCGTCACGACAACTGGCCCGTCTTCTATTTTCGGTTCCGGACAATCGGCATCAAGCCTGCTGGTTGACCGTTCGGCCTCAGGGAATATATCAAACTTGATCTTCTCCATAGGAGGTAGCACGACTGCCAGCGGGGTGTGGTGGTTGGGGCCGATAGGTGGAAAACTGAACGCGGTGTTCGAGACAGGATCGGGGTTGGTTTCGCCTTTGATCGTGGACAGTGCCGGAAACCTGACTATTACCGGGGTTTTTAATCAACCTCTTGCAACCCCTCCCAGCAGCTCCAGCACGTGCATAACGGGAACGGCGGTTTGGGACACCTCGTATTTTTACGTCTGCACGGCGACGAACACCTGGAAACGGTCGGCACTTACCACCTTTTAAGGCGAAAACAAGAGATGAAGACTGACGCCTTGACCAGACTTACAGCATCCATAGCGGCAACCCTTATTTTAGCGTGGCCTGCATTTTCGCAGACTCCCCCGCCGCCCACGGTCATACAGGGAACGGAGCTGGTGAGCGACTCCAGGGCCACGATCAATACCAATTTCGCGAATCTCTACAGCCAGGTAATCGCCGGGCAGGGAAGCGTTATCGCGAGCAACTTTAATTTCGCGGCGCAGGCTCCAGGCGGGACTCTCAACCCGGGCTCAAACTCCATCACTCTAAGGCCAGTCCCTCCCGGCGTCAACGGAACAAACGTTAATTACTACATGTATGCTTCCGGTGGAACTGGCACTCCGGAATCTTGTCTTGTCACGGGCGGAACGGCCGTGTCTGGCGCACCTTCAGGGACCATTATCATGACCTGCGCCAACAGTCACAGCGGGCAATGGACTGTCCAAAGCGCATCCGCAGGAATTCAAGAGGCAGCGACGACAATACCATCTGGCGGTAACGTTTTAGTCCAGGCAGGAACATGGAATATATACGGTCAGATATCCATTATTGGACAAGGCGTGTGCGTGTCGGGCGTTTCAACGTTCCCCGCAGTAGTCCTGAATTGGCTCGGTCCTTCCACCGGCAATATCATATTCGAGGACGGCCCCCATTCTCCAGGCGGCGTCGGACAGGGCAACTGCCTTCAGAATCTCAGAATTATCGGACCTGCCACATCTAATACGAACACGGGAATTTATATCAATAATCAAGCTCAGTTGAACCTCAAAAACATAAACATTGACTACGTCAACAACGGGATTTACCAAACGGGGGAGATCACCCAGCGTGGCACCTGGGACAATATCGTGATCCTGTACAACAACGGGGACGGAATCACGTTTAATGCAGACAACGGCGGCAACACATTCCTCAATAACATTCAGATCGCCTGTACGGACGTCGGCCTGACGAGCATTGGCATCCACATCCTTGGCGACGCTGCGGAAGATATCACTAATACCTACGTGACCGGGTGCGGCAAGGATGCTCTCATTGACCCGCCGAGCGGCCAGACTGCCAGATTTGGCAACTGGATAAATGTCTATCTGGACTGCAATCCGGGGCAGGGGCTTGTAATCAACCCGCCGCCAGGGGGGATAGTTAACGATTGGATATTCGCGAATTCAGCGTCGGCTTGCGCCACGCAGGACGGGGTTTACATTGGCAGCACGGGGACGATTTCGCAGATAAAATTTACCGACTATAAGTCGGTGATAAACGGCCACCACGGGTTTGACATCCTGGGAGGTACAAACATCACCATTAACGGGGCTTGGTCGCTTGGCAACAGCATAGCCAGCATTGGCGTGTACGATGGCCTGTACGCAGCAGGGAATGTCACGAGCTTGAACATAACCGGTGGTCAGTTCAACGGTTCTTATTACGACGTTGGAACGACTCAGTCTTACGGTATTGCGATTGGTTCTGGAGTGTCAAACTGGTCGGTTACCGGCAACCAACTCAGCGGAAATGCGAACGGCCCCCTCACGGACTCGTCAACCACCCCGTATAGGGTCTATGCAAATAATGTCGGAGCACCAACCGTTCCCACTATGGCCAGTGCCGCATCGTTCGACCCCGGCCCACTCGATCCGGCAGTTATCGGACTTACGGGCAGCACGGCTTTAACCTCTATAGCGCGCGGCTGGGATCAAAGGAGGATCACGTTTATCAATACGACCTTTTCTCCGTTGACGGTTCTCAATGCCACCGTACCTGCATTGGGCAGCGTGGATTGCACTTATGTTTACGGCTATACAGGGTGGTTCTGTAATTGACATTGCGCTAAACTCTAAAACAGGAGAACTCAATATGACCGAAACAGCCCCCGGAAAAAGCAATTCAATGGATTCACCCGTTCCGAACACCAGCGCATCCGCCGGCGACCGCGAGATGCCGGTGAAGGTTTACCCCGACAGTTCAAAACTGGGTCGCGCCCAGGAGAAGCCGGGAGCGACGATGGATTCCCCTGCTCCGAAGAACGGGTATACGAAGAAGTAGTGACGATGCCCGGAGTCACCTGTGAAGCACTGGACAATCTCCGGATGGCTCTTGAGGTGATGGGGATGGGCTCCTGTAAACTGCGGTAACCTAAGTCCATAGTGCCGAGCGGCTACAGTCAGATCACGCTGACGCAGTTGATATCGCAGATATCCTCTTTACTCGATGATTCTAGCGCCGTTTTTTGGACTGTACCGGAAATCACATACGCAATCTACGAGGCTCTCCGCGTCTTTGGTTCGCTCACAAGTTTCTGGCGTCAAAGAGGGTCCTTTAACGCTCGCCCGACTGATCGCAGTCCATTCTACGACCTGAGCCAAAAACTCCCGCTTCTGCGCTCGCGGACCACGACGCTCTCTCAACTCACAACTGAGATTCAATACCACCTTCTCGAACCGGCGAGTGGCATCTCGGGTGCGAATGCATCGGGGCAAGTCCCGATATCTGCAATCCCTGGAGCGATCCAGCGTGCCCGGAACAGATTCATCCTGGACGTACACTTCCCGAACGCTGTCCATTTCGATTTTGAACCGGTATCCCCACCCAACGGCCTCGTGAGTTTCGACCAGTCATCGGTATTCGTTCACCGTGTCTCGTGGCAGGATTCGGGCGGCGCATGGTCGAATCTATGGCGCGACGACGTATGGATGTTCGACCATTCCAGCGAGGCATGGGAAGTCGATCCCGGCGCGCCGCTGGCGTACTCGGAAGCCGAACTTGCACCGCTCGTATTGCAGATGTATCCCCCGCCGCTCAATGCCGGGACACTGGAAGCGGTGACGGTCGATTCGTTGCTGATTGATATTACCAATCCCGCATCATTGATCGGTGTGCCGGACGAATGGTGTTACGCCATCAAATATGCGGCGATGGAGGAAATTCTGACCGGCGGGAATCAGATCGTAGATCCCCTCCGTGCCCAATATGCATCCCAGCGCTACAAGCAGGCGGTAGCTTTCGCCCGCGATGCCCGTTCCATCATTCGGCTCACCTGTAACGGAAATCCGTTGCTGATCGATTCTCTGGCCGCCATCGATGCCGGGTGCCCGTTTTGGCGCAACCAGATCGGGATTCCGCAGATGGCTGGTATCCTCTACGACTTCGCTGTCATTAACCCTGGCGCGGTCGATCAACCCTATTCCATTGGTGCCGACGTGGTGACCCCGGCACCGTTGCCGACTGCAAATCAATACCTTCAGATCGGGGAAGAAAACCTTCAGGACGTTATCGATTATTGCTGTAATTATCTGCTCGTTAAGTGCGGCGGTACGGAACTCAAGGCCACGATGGAACTGTACGATAACTTCATGCGTGCCGTTTCGACGCGGAAGGGCGTAAACGCCGCGAAGATAAAATACTTTGAACCGCTTTTCGGCCAGTGGCAGCGCGAAGAAGGGATGCGACCGGATATCAGGCCGATGGCGGGGGTGAAGTGACCCATCGTCACCACGATGAGAAGTGGGCCTACGGAATGCTCCGATGCTGTCATTGTGGGTACACGCACGTCTGGGTATGGCCCCCTGAAAACTACTGTGTCACATGCGTCTCTTGTGGGCGATTGACAGTCATCAGTCCCCGTCGTTCCCATAAGTGGAGGGTGAAGTGACCGCTACATGGTGGATCACGCTCATGAAGTTCAAAGAACTGGCCGAACGCGACCAGGACGCGAATCTGTTCCTGCATCTGACGCTGATGGAGAGCCAGGATATTCAGGTGATGGAGTTGGAGCGGATGATGAAGAGGGTTGGGTAAAAACTGCTGACGGACAATCCGCTAAACTGAAATTTGCCCGAAGTTCAAAGACTGCCGGTCCGGATGGATTGTTCCGGCATAGACCTCGTGCATCCGGTAGACCGGATGCCGCCAGGTTCATTCCCCTACCTTTTCAACACAAGAGTCATCTCTGAAGGCCGAATCGACGGTCGGCCAGGTTATTCGGTTTTCGGAGCCGGCGTCGGAGGCCCGAAACTCCTGCACTCAATCCGCCGACTGAACGACCCGGACGAATCCCTTGTATCATCCGGTTACACCTACATTGTCGGCAACGGCACTCAACTGTGGGAGGGCCAGGAAACCGCTCTGGCCGAGATCGATTCTGGCTACTCCGGTAATCCTTTATCTCTGATCCCGTTTCGTCCCAACAATTCACCCGAATCGTGGATGTATGTTTACGACCAGGACAAGCAGGTAAAAGTCCGCGCGGACGGGACGCTGAGGGCAATCGGGGTAACCCCGCCGAATGCTGCCCCGAACATCGATTTCGGCATCCCGGCATCCGTCGCCGTCGAGACTGGTAATTCGGCGGTAGGCTGGACCGTTTCCCTCCCTTTCGTGAGTATCACTGGTGGCGAGGATCGTACCAACGGCGGGGCATTCACCATCGCGAATATCCTTTACAACTCAGGTACGGCGGGATGGGCATGTATCAATCCGTCTGCGGGCGTAACAAACTGGACCGGGGCGAGGATGAATATCGTCCTCAACTCAGGCGGCGGGAACCAGGAAACGGTTACGATTCGCGAGATTCACACCCCCATCGCGACCTCCTATGTGCAGGCTATCCAGTACGACTCAGGATCGACCGGGTTGTGTTCTCTGGTGCTGAACGGCTTGCCGGGCGGTCTGGACAGGAACTCCCTTATTCAGATTGCAGACGGAACACATACAGACGTGATTCGCGTTCTCTCCGTCGTTCTTTCACCGGACGGCACCGCCTATTCGGTGCGATGCTCAACAGTCCACACCTTCGCCGCCGGTGCCGGATCAGTCGTGACGGGGTTGCTTTCCTGGTACTGTTACACGGCACTGGCACACGCCACCACGGAAACCATAACATCGCTGTTCAATTTCATCGCATACTCGGGATCGGCGGCGGGGACGGGCACGGCCCGGATCAAGTTCGGGTCGCCGGTCAATTGCCTGAACGCAAACGGCCGGACCATCGACCCCGCGAACGATTACCTGCATATCTCGCTGTTTCTTGAAACTCCTCTCACCGTCGCTACGCTTACGCTGTTGATTGATATTGACCCCGCGACAGCAACGGGCGGAACACCGTTCACGGGCAACTTCTGGCAATGGAATCTAACGCAGAAGGATCTCGGTTCATTTGGACAGAACAGTGCCGGGGTCTGGGGCGAAATCGTCATTCCGATCTCGCAGGGGATTCAAAACGGAGGCAATCTGGCCCTTGATTTTTCCGCCGTTCAGGCGGTCGGGATAACAATCGTCTCCACGGGGGTCTGCAACTGGGGATTTGACTGGTGGTATTTCTTCGGTACGTACGGGCCGGTAATCCAGCCGAATGCGCCATCGGGGTACTTCTACGATTCAGTTTTCCGCGATTCCTCAACCGGGGCACTCTCAGTTCCGGGGCCGACAACCCGATATTCGCTTGATCCGCTTCGGGAGTCGATAGTAGCCACCCCGGCAACAACCACAGCAGGCGGAGTCGATTATTCGGACATCTACCGCGAGGGCGGAACACTCACCGAATTCGTTTATGTCGGGTCGGTGCAGAACAACAACGCCAGTCCGAACTCGTTCACGGACGGGCTGGCCGATGAAACCATAGCCACCAACCCATCGCCCGATCTGACCCAACTTCAGCCGTGGCCGACTCTCGGACTGGCATGGACGGGCGTGGTGAACGTGGTGGGCACTTCGGTCATCTGGGTGAGCGGTACGACGTTCAATGTCAATCTATTGCAGAATTCCATCATACTGCTGAATGGTGTAGCTTATTTGACACGCGGGCAACCGCATTCACCCGCGTACCTTGAGATCCAGTCAGACGCTGGCGTACTGACAAATGCCGCTTATTCCATCGAGTCGCCTACGCTCGCCAACCAGCCGTTGCCGATTGTATTCGGGCCACTGGAAGGCCCCTTTGCCCCTGTGGCATTCGGGTTGGGAGACCTGGTAAATGCGGGGACGCTCTATTTCACAAATACCGCCAATCTCGATGGTGTGAGCGACCAGAATACCATCGAACTTTCCGGACCCAGTGAACCGCTGGTGACCGGCGAAGTATGGAACGGTTTGGTGTTTGCCGGATCACGACTAAACACCTTTCTCGTCCGCTATTCTTTTATCCAGGCGCTGGAGGGTCAGTCGCCGTACCAATTCGTCCGGCTCCCGTCGCCTTCCGGGTTCTGGTGCAAATGGGGAATCTGCCGGGGGCCAGATGGGGCGTATGCCATCGGGCGCGACGGGATTTATCGCTGGACCGATCAGGGCGGGGGAAAATGTCACCGATCCAAAACTTTACCCGCTGTTTCCTCACGAAGGACAACCCGCAGCGGTGACGAACGGCCTCTATCCGGTGGACATGACGCAGACTTCGTTTATGCGGTTGTCGTGTCTTGATAACGAGATTAGTTTTTTGTATCTGGACACCGAGGGCAATCAGGTCACGTTCCGCTTCGAGATCCCGAAGAAACGATGGTTTCCGCATTCATTCAACGATCCGATGTCGTACGAGTATCTGGTTGAGGGGCTGGTAAACTCACCGAATAATATGCAGATTATCCAGTTATCGCGGACATTGGGGAATCTGTACCAGGTCGGCGGCGATACGGACAATGGGGCGACGATAAATTCTTTGTTGCAGATTCCTTCTTTGGATGGGGGGGATGAAAGAACACAAAAGTTACCTACTGACTGGATAGTGGATTCAGATCAGGCGGGAGTTATCGCGACTGCTCAGTTTTATAACAACAATTCAATTAACTCGCCTGTTGTCAACGTCACTTCCGTCGCGGCGCGACAGCAAAATATCGTGAATATTTCCTCGGTGCCGGGAGAACTGGCTTTGTACCGGAATATATCCATCAAACTCAGTTGGAGCGGCGGTCCTGACGGACCACGTATATATGCCGTTGAGCCTGCTTTTTACATTCAGCCTTTTCTGAGTACAAGAGTACTGACGCAGTTCATTTCATTAGCCTTTCCGGGATGGAAAACACACAAAAGATTATACGCTGGACTTATAAGTACCGCTCCTGTTACCTTCACCATTCAGCAGCAAAACGGAGTGTCTTTCGTGGTTACTATACCCTCAACTGGCGGCCAGTTCATGATCCAGGAACAAATGCTCCCACAGGCAATTAAATTTCTGTCCGCAGCGTACATGCTGGACGGTGGCGGTGTGAACTTCGCCCTGTTTACTGATGACTTCACGATAGAGACAAAACAATGGGTGGAAGATAGTTATATTTCACTTGCAGTTTTTAAGACCTAACCACCGCCATGCCCCTCCCTCCCGCCAGACTGACCATTCCCGGAGGCCCTTATCAGGCGAATATCTCAGACCTGTACGACAGGACAAATGCCGCCATCAGCGCAGCTAATAACGCTCTCGCCGCGGCGGCGGCGGCCACCTCGACCACTACCACAACCACCATAGTCCAAAACATCACTGCCGACTCGATAGAGGGCGCAAGCGGGACGGCATCAGGCCCCCAGTACGCATTCGTTCCAGCCCTCGCGACCGTTCCGAACAACAATCCCACAACGGGAGCACCTTATGCTCAGGATGGACTTGTAATTGAGTTTGCGCCGACCACTGGCGACTCCGGAGTGCTTTTCCGTTACACGGCGGGAGCCACGTTCTCGTGGGCATACATGGACGGAACCCTGTACCGTACCCAGTCCCAACTCACCGCTCTCGCAGGATCACTTTCTGCGGTCCACGCGGGACTCCTGGTGAGCGTTACCGATTATTTGCATGTCCTGCGATGGACCGGATCGGGATGGCAATGGGGACCGGGAGAATCCGGTAGCGGGATGGGTCCGGTCCCGTTTGAGGTAGATCCCGGCACTGGATGGGCGCTTTACGATGGCGCAGCGCACAATTACCTGAAATCGGACGGCACTATCGGGAGCGTCATGCTGCCGAACATTTCCGGAGTATCGCCTACCGGGGTGTTTCTTGAATACGGAGCTGCAAACAGCGGGTTGAATGCCGCGACGAACGGCACGGTGACGGCATCCGGAAGCGCACTGGTCAGCGGGAGTACCGGCAATGACAGCGGGACTCAAACGGTCATGTCGGGTACTGGCGCGACCGTACCCGCAGAGCCACATACGCACCCGGTGACACTGAGCGGGAGTGCAAGTGTTTCTGGCAGTTCCACGGGGGCGTTGCCGCCAAACCTCATCAGGCGGGCGTTTTTCAGGCAGTAAAGCGACTCGCCGACTGAGAGCCGGTGGTATCCACCTCGGAGGCTGACGTGGAGGTTGATAGTAAAAACGCTATAATTAGCACCAAGACACTCTCATGATCGAGCCGATCAAAATCCCGAAACCAGTGCTGCCCACGGATGAACCGGAAATCCGCGAACTGACTCCCGAAGAAATCCAGACGCTGGAGCCGGACTTCCGGGCTGAAGGGGCGAATCTGCCGGACTTAAAAACGGCAACCGCTTTCGGCGTGATCCTGGACGGGAAGATCGTCGGATACTGTTTCGCGCAACTGAAACTGCACGTTGAGCCAACGAAAATCGAGAAAGGCTATTCACATCTATTCGGGCGGCTGATGCGCCGGATGGAAGAGATTCTGTACGCCAAGTGCGGGCCGGTCTGGACGTATGCTTTTGTGAAGCCGGGACGTATGGCGGCACTCGCGGAGTCTCGGGGGATGGTGGCGGAGCCGTGGTGCGTAATGTCGAAGCAGATTGGGCCGAGACAGTTACCGCCCGTGGAATTGCTGCCAGTGGAACCTTCCGTGCTTGAGCCTTCCGTGTTGGATGATATGGTTGCCGAAGGGGGGATTCAGTGAGCTTTGGACCGAGCCAGGCGCAAAAGAACAGTAACAATCAGGCCAATGCCATTACCGGCGAGGCGATCTCCAACTCCAACGCCGCCAACGCTGCCGGAACGAATCTCCTGAATGCCGGACAGGGAAATGTCACCCAGGGGACCAACTTTCTAAGCACCGTCTTAGGCGGCAATTCCGCCAACACTGCTGCGTTACTTGCGCCCTCTATCAACCAGACCCGCGCAACTGATCAGAATGCAATTCAGTCCGCATCGGCATTACAGCCTCGTGGCGGCGGCAGGTCGGCAAGTCTGTTCAATGCCCAACTTTCGCCTGCTGCGGGGGTTCAGAATCTTTTCAATTCTGCACGTACGACCGCCGCGACAACGCTGCCGCAGATCGGAATTGCGCAAGAAGGTGTCGGGACGAACTTGTTCAATGTGGGGAATTCGGCGCTCAATACCGGGTCATCAACGAACGCCAGTTTGAGTCAGGCATTGGCGCAACAGCAACAGCAGATGCTGCAAACTTATGCGGGACTCGGTAGCGGGCTGTTCGGGTTATTGACTGCTCCACTGACTGGCGGAACGAGTGCGCTGGGGTCCCTTGCGGGTCTCTTTAGCCCATCGCCATCTAATCCGCAGATGGCTCTGGGTGGAACATAAAAAATGCCAGATATTCAAGAGTTCCGGAGGGGCAGCAGCCTATGAAGATTTCACAGTTAATCCAGTCTCTCGGTGAATATGATTCGGATATTCAAGTGAGTATCATTGTCACTGAGGCGACCACACAGGGAGCCTTCGTGAGTGATCCAAACTGCCTGATTCTGTGCAAGCTGAAAGATGGTACTCCATACCTGGAAATTGCCGTAAAATCTCCTGTCAACTTTGACTGGGATAGGGATACCTAATGGCAGGCTTCGCAAATCTGATCGGCGGCATGGGGCAGGCGGCGCAACAGTATGGCGCGCAGGTACGCGCACAACTGGAAGCGCGGCGTGACCATTTCGCGGATATGATCGGGCAGGCGGCGCAGACCGAAACCGATCCACAGACCCGCACGGCACTCCTGAGGCACCAGTCCGATTTGATCGCAGGTAAGCCGATAGGAAAGATCGCGGCAGATTTCCAGTCTACCGTTCAGAAGAGAATCCAAGACGAACAGGCGCTTCACAGCGTTATCGGCCCCCCGCCACAGACACCCCCGCCGCAACCGGGTGCCGCTCCGGGCGTGACGCCGGGGCAACCCGTGCCACCGCCTCCCGATCAGGGCAGTATTAACCCGACCGGATTCACCAGCATGATCGGGTTACCCGCAATAGCGGCAGAACAGCCGCCAGCACCCCCAGTTGCAGCGCAACCAGCCGGGAATCCCGTTACGAATGTGGAAGGTGGTATCAAAGAACCAGCGCCACCCGTCACGGCGTCTCCCGCTATCGCCGCGATTCAGAACGGGTTGAGGGGCGGCGGGACAGCGGCGGCACCGTTGTTGCCGAGCGTACAGCCGACGACACCAACCGTAGCGACTATCCCTAACCTTCCCGTTCCCGAAGATCCAGCCCAGATTGTGCGGGAGACGATGAGTGATCCCCGATGGGCCGCACCGGCAAACCGCCCGGCCCTGTTGCAAGTCATGCAGCAGAGATTGTCCCATCAGGAAGCTCTTCGGCAGGCGCAGGAGACACAACAGACGACGCTGGCCTATAAGCAATATCAAATAGCGCAAATGAAGAAAAGTCCGTACTGGGATTCTCTTCCTTCGATTGTCAAGGCGCAATACGAAGCTGAAGCAGGCGGACTACAACCAATTCAGGTCGGTTCAATGTTGCGCCCGGTCAATACTCCTGGAGATATCCCGGCATCATCGTTGTCCGACGCGGATCGCGTAGATATTCATGGGCAGACGATTGACGCGAAAAAATTTCCGTACGTTCGGGAGCATCGCGACCTTATTAGCGGACTGTTGTACTACTCCCCGTCTATTGGACCCGTTCAAACCGTCGCTGGCCCGAACGGTCTTACAAACGTGGCGCGACTTCCCGGTGATCTGACCGCTGGCGGAGCACCGGCGATGCCAGTTTCGACACTAACCCGAATGGCGAATGGCGGGATAGATGGCGACGGGCATGAAATCCTGTTCAATCCGTTCGGGCACGGGACACCCGTGACGGCGCCGGGAATCAATCCGTCCATGATGGGCCACGAGACAGAACATACCAGTGTCACGTCTCCCGAGGGAGTGAATAAATCTTCTACTCTTACCAGACCTGTTCCACTCGCTGCTCCAGGTGTCCCGGCTAAAGCAGGGGAGACGCCAATTCCCGCTGCGCCCGGAACTCCCGCACTTCACCCCGCGACTGGCGCATTACCGTCAAGTACGATTGCCCCATTTGATTCGTCCAGCCGACTGGATAGCATTGTCAAGCAGATTGCAAATGGCGATACGACTTTAGCGAAATCAGCCACGAACGCACGCGATAAATATCAGATCGAAACCCGCATGGCGCAACTTGGCCTCGACCCCGCCAATATTACAACCTCGATGCGCGATCGCGCGAACAACGCACGTCTGATCCTCGATCATATGAAGGACATCAACGGCATTATTGACAAAGCTGACAAGGATGGCGATCTCGGTGTTGTGGCAACCCGCTGGAACGATTTCCTTACGAATAAACTCGGGAAAGACCCGACAAAGACTCAGGTATTTGCAAAACTGTCCTCTGAACTTGGATTCCTGTCTACCGCTGTCTCAATGGCCCATGGCGGACTGCGCGGCGGCTCGTCGCCAACGATGGTTGAACACTGGGAGAAAGCCCTTGACGCAAAAGACCCGCAGACACTTCGGGCGAAACTGGGCGAAGCTACGAAATGGATGGAGGGGTATTCAAAACTGGATCAGGGGTTGACGAAACAGGCGAACGGGGGAATTCAGACACTCCCCGGAACCAAGGCCGATCCGGACGGATTGCGTCAGTTTGTAAAATAAAGCCATGCCACAGACCGTCGTTGACTTGGGAAACGCGAAGAAACAACAGCGTCCCGGCGCATACGACGATATGGACCCGGCAACGCTGGGACGGGCAATCAAGGCAAAGTTTCCAGGGCAGTATGACGATTTTGCGGATGTCACGGCGAACCCGCCGCCGATCACTTCCTCTCCTGGCATCTGGGACACCTTCAAGAAAACCGTTACCACAAACTCCCCGCTGAATCCGATGAACTGGCCAGGGATGGTTTCTTCGGCTTTTGAATCCCCGTTTTCCGATCAAAGCATGGCAGTGGCACAGCATCAGGTGGATGTCATGAACGGCAAGGTCAAGCCTGAACCATTCACGCGCGGCGATATCGGTGAGGGACTGGGGGATGCTGTAAATCTGGGCGCGATGTATGGATTGGGAGAGGGCATCGGTGCGCTTCCGGGTACAAAAGCCGGTGCGGTTGCTGGCTCAATCCCGTCAGCGATAGGAAGTGGAATCAAGGCTGGAGGCAGAGATGTTGCCATCGGAAGCGGCAAATTAGTTGGCGGGGCAGCACTGGATTATGTCCTTCCCCATGAAATGAAACTGCCCGCTGCGGTGGCATTAGGAAGGCCGGTTTACGAAGGAGTGAAGCAGTTAGGTGAGGGTATCGCGAAAGGCGCAAAAGCCACCAGCGGAGAAGTAAAAAAGGCCATCAGGGACTACGACTTCCACCAGGATTTCCTGAACCGGCAGACTCCCGATTATTCCGGGTATTCAGCGTCTACAGCAAGGCCAGACGTTAATCAGTACAGCGCGCCACCGCCCACATCCCCAATGTCGGCGAATCTCACATCCCTGCCGGAATCTACATCGCCCCGCGCATTCGCGGGAGAATCTCCCGATCAGTTCGCGGCGCGATTACAGGCAGAGCGATATCCGGGACTCTCGTTGCCGTCCGTGAAGACTTCGAGTACCCCGAGTGGCTCTTTCGGCGTCGGTCTCCCGCCTGGATTCAATCCCGTAACGCCGTCGCCAACACCGATCAACCCAATCTCTCTGCCCGAGGGAGTCAACCCGGCCAGGCCGGTCACCGTCCCCTCGCCTGAGGATCTTACTAAAGTCACGTTGCCGGACTGGCTGACTCCCAAGACTCCGGTTAAAGCGGGCAAGCAACCCGTAACGCCTTCTGCGGCACCGCCATTCAACCTCATCAGGCAAACGGATGCGCGGGATGCACTCGAAGGTGTTGGAGGTGGCGTCGGACCCGGCATCCCGGTCTACCGCGTCCCGCTCTCCAAAGTCGTGGGGCATGAGGACATCTCAGGCGATGCATCCAAAGCGGCGGATATTTCCCGTTATGCCGATATGTTGAAGTCCGGCAGTGAAGCCCCGGCGTCATTCGGACACTATGACCCCAAGACCGGAAACGTTAACCTCACCAGCGGATCACGGAGGCTGGCAGCGGCGAAACAGGCTGGAGCGACTGATTTTCACGTGGCCATCCCAGATGGCGCACCGGCCACTGGCAAAGGCATCGTCCCGATAACTCCCTATAAAGCTGCGGCGGCCCCCGGATCACCCGTTACCATTCAGGCCATCCCGATCAATTCACCAGCGGGCATCCCCGAATCTACCGGCAAACTCGCCGATCTTGAACACGGTACTGGCAGTGTAGTGAATCGCGATGCGCTAAATAAAGTTAATAATCTCGATCAGTATCTGGCAGAGAAAAAACCTCACCTTACCGCTGATGACATACAAAAAATGAGCGATAAAGGCGGTGATGAACTGGATCAACTTCTTGAAGACGCTCGTGCGTACGGAAAGGCTAAGGGTAATCCCGTACCAAAAAAATATGCTGGCTTGATTGACAATCCGCGCCTTCAGCCAGGAGAAAAGGGAAGCTTGACGATGCTAAAAGACAAGATCGCTGCGCGACAAAAAAGTGGAAACATCAGGCCAGTACAGAAATAATACGAGAAGATTGAATGACAAAAAAGGAACTGAAATACAACGCACCAATCATCGTTGCAATGGCTTTATTTGCATTTGTTATGGCGATCTGTAGTATTGCGAAGTGCGCTGTCATTTTAGCCTGCCGTACTGGAGACAAGTCCGCTTGCGACCTGATTAAAGATCAACCGATACGGAGCATACCGTGACGCAGTACCTAAACACCGCCTACGATGAATCTCTTCCACCCTTAAGTACCCCCATATGTGCGGAAACGTTTTTAGAGTTTTGTGATGCATGTGGGCATGCGTTCGGAATGCACCAATTTGATTATCACGAATGCGGGGAGCCGTCATGCCCCTGCGTGGTATTCATCAAGGAAGGAGAGAGATGGTTACCGGGGATCGGGGCGCAGGAAATTCCCATGCCGGAATGGTTTTCCCAACTGAAAGCTGCCGAAGTCCAGGCGATAATTGATAGACTGGACAGGTAGTCCCATGCCCCCCCTCAAGCCAGCCGACAAATTTGAACTTAACCGCATGATCCATGCCCGCGCTCAAGAACTTGCGCTACCAGGATCACCAGCCGGAAAGTCGGGGCATTCGCAGTTGAGTATGGCAGCGAAGTCTGTATTTGGAGTCGGCTCGTTCAGCCAGTTAAACGCCGGCCAGATCAAGCAGTTGTACGATTTTCTGGATTCGCGGCGGAGGTTGCCGGTGAGGGGAGAGTTAGAGTCTCGGGTAGTGGGTCAGTAGCAAAGTTTATCAACGAGTGGCTGGCGGCAAAATAAGTATTTACTCTGGTGGTGAAACCATGAAATCCATCAACTGGAGAACCCCGGCTGAAGTCTTGCAGGCGTCCCGAAACATTCCAATTGCCGATGGAATACTTAAATCATAATTCTTTTTACAGCCAGGACATCTCTCAGTTACGCCTACAGCAAAACTGCTGACCTCGTGAAGATCCACTGTCACCTTTGTATTGCAGTGCTGGCATCCCACGCGGATATAGCGAAGCTCCCCGACCGGCACTAGCAGTTCCCTGGTTACCGCGCACATGCGTACTTCTCGATCAATGAATCGTTGCATCCGTGGGCAGTACTTACCATCCCCGAGGATTCAAGATGAATTATGACGGATTTTCCGCCTACGGCATCCTGCTGATATCGCTTCGCGCTTCCCAACGCATATGTGGCTATCAATGAAGCTCGTGCGAGGTTTGAGTTCTTTGCCCCATCGTATCCGCCGAATCGCTCCATAGCGAGCATTGCATGGGTTTCTCCTGACCCGATAAATTCACATCCCCTGGAACGCTTCATCTGGGGGCCGTGTGTAGCGTATAGCCCGATGCCGTCAACTTCAGAGTAGATCGCCGCAATTATCGCGTAGTCCCTCGCGGTGCCCTCGTAATTGTTTTTAATAATGAAATCCTCATATTCATGCTTCAGGGTCTCTCGTATGTGTTGTGCTATCTTCGCTCTTTTTCGTGGAGTTCCCCTGTAATCGCACAATGGCTCCTCACATTGCTGAATGGCGGCTTCCGCCATATCGGTATGCCCCGCGATGGCAAACACAACTACGCCGTCTGAGAAACGGAACCCGCCGATCTTACTGGCGTGCCGACTGACGATGGAGCCACTCAACAGCGTGTCAGCGCATAGCACGATACCATCCCGGTATTTGAATCCGATAGCTGCCGTCATCGGCCTTTTCTCCCTCGGAACGACAACCGAAGGATACACCCGATGCTTGAGCGGTGGAAGAACGGTGAAACTCGGAGCCGGAAAGCGAACAAATGGTGTCAGCGTATATTTCTCCCCTCTTGTCAATCCCACTAATATTCAAAGTCTCGTATAGCCGCAGATCCGCCGATGCGTTCCTGAAAGCGTGAAACCAGAAGGCATCACGGAAGCAGCCGATAAATCTGTAGTCTCGCCACAGCAGTTCGGGTGAGATGGCAAGGACGTTCAGAATCAGGCTTATCACGCGAATAGCGCCTCATAGGCAGGCGTACCGGGCAAGCATCCGTATTTTGCCTTAAACCTCTGCCGGTTCCGGTCGGCACCCTCGCGGATGATACGGGCTTCGCGGGGGGTGGCGTGTTTGAGTGTGGATGCTCCGTGGTGCAGGAACGCCAAATCAATGCATCGGGCCGTTATTCCAGTATCGTGAAGAGATTTATGATGGTATGAATCCTCACAATATCCGGGAAAGCATTCCTCGTTAAACCAGATGTTTTTGTCTGTGACCTCTTTGCGGATCATCCAGCAACTGTAATCCGGATGGGGTCGCGCAGTAGCCCTAAGTCTGTCTAAATCAATTTCCGGTTCGCGGTTGAATTGCTCCTCCGAATTAACGCTGACGCAGGTTACAAACGGCCAGTTCATTGCCGAGAGAACTCTTGCGGTACAGGGGGCGACTTCGCAGTCGTTGTTTAGAACCAGTGCCCGTTTCCACCCCGCCTTCCACAAACACTGCAACGCCACATTCCAGCACTTCGCCAACGCCCACTGCTCCTGGGTGTGGATGACGGTAATATGCTTGGTCGCCAGGTACTGCGCAGTTCCGTCGCTGGAGTCATTCTCTACGACGAGGACTTCCACCGGGACGTCCTGCTCCAGCACGGATTTCAGCGTGCGTTTTGTGAGATGCAGGTTGTTCCGAGTGACGATTACGACCGGCACGGATTCAGGCATCAGGAGTCACCCCGTCATCCCGAAACTCGGTATCCGTTACATCGCCATCAGCCGTCCCGGCCCATTCGGAAACCTTCATGGCGATCAGATCGATGATCTTTCGCGGGGGTCTCTTTAGTGGTTTTACAAGTTTAGAATCCATGTGCTTTTCTGAGCATACCCGCGCGTATCATAAAATGCAAGTATGCTGAAGCGCGTAGCCTTGCTGTTTTTGATTCTCGCCCCGTCTCTTTTCGCCCGTGCCCGCGTTTCAGGCTACTGTACACAGGGTGGCCAGGTGGTGGTGACGTCCGGAGTGCAGTCGGTGACAAAGGTGCAGCAGAGCTACCCCTCTTGCAGTCTCTCGGTGTTTTACGCTGGCGGCTTAACCGGCACGGTCTCGACATCTGGCACGACCGTTACCTTAACCAGCAGCGGCACATTCAACACCAGCGGAGAATGGTCCAATCTTCAGATCACAATCTCCGGAACACCCTACACTATATCTTCCGTCACGTCGCCCACGACGCTCAATATCACCGCCAGCGCGGGCGTCCAGACGGACGTTTCCTACTCCATGCCAGTGAACGCCCCAGCGGCGATCTTTTCTGATAATAACGGAACCATCCTGACGAACCCATTCACGGCCAGTCCCACAGGCTATTGGTATTTCTATCCCGATAACGGGCCGTACGACGTGAAAGCCAGTGGAGGCGGCATACCGAGTCCGATTACATGGGGAGCACTGACCGCGTTCGATCCGACAACTCCGTCGTTTGAAGACGTGCTGGTGATTCCACCCACGCTGTATAATCCGAATCCGGCTCTGCCCGCTGATATTTGTTATGACACGCTCGGGCACAACATTGTGACTCAGCCAATCGGGACTTTTGGCCCGACTGACACCGTGCTATGGTCCGGTACGTCTCCCGTGATGTCTCCGAACTGGGCCGCATCGACTATTTATCCGATCCAGTTTCAAATTGTTGACCCGGCCGGCCACATACAGCAGGCGACCGGAACAGGACTCTCCGGGGCTGCCATCCCGACGTTTAACGATTCTGGCGGAACAACGAGCGATGGCGGACTTACCTGGCAGGATGAGGGGCAATCCGGATGCACGAAGCCTCTCCCTGTAGAGTCCATTTACGGATTCAATTCAAACGGCTATGCCTTCTTTCGCGGGGGGTACGCGACCGACAGCAAATACTACGATGCCATCACCAACTATGGCGGGATCACATCGAACAGTTACGTCGGCGGTGTTCTTTATCCGGCTGGCACCATAACGACGACGGGAACTATTGGTGCCGATGCTTACCTCGGTGGTCACGTAGACGTCGGGCATTCAGCGGGACCTCCCGCAAGTGCGAAAATTACCGGCGCGCTCACCGGGGGCGTGAGTACGTCCATGCTGGTTAATAACGCTGGCGGCCTTGCCCCCGGCGTACAGATAACGTTTGAGGACAGTTCTCCGGAAAGTGTTACCGTAGCCGGATCTTACACCATCGGCAGTCTCACCGTTCCATTGACGGTCGCCCCTGTCAGCAACCACATCAGCGGGGCGTTCGTCGGCTGGTGTTGCGGGAATATCACATCTACGATTGCCTACGTCACAAACCCTCTGAGTTGGGGCGAGGGACTGGTGCAGGGCATGTTGTACTGGGATGATTCGCTGTCGTGCCTGCGCGTATTTAACGGGACCGCATGGGCGTGTGTTGTCACTGGCGGCAACACGCCAACGTTCACGAGTCTCACCGTTACCCCTGGGGCCACATCGCTGGCGGCATTATCTGTATCAGGAACGCTTTCCGGAACCCATCTGCAAAATGTCGGGCCGTTGGATAGTCCGACGTTTGGGCCGAATATTACCCTGACCGGCAGCGGTGCCAGCGAGATCACTCCAGTGACGGCCAACACAACCTTGGGGGACGCATCCCACTATTTCAATAACCTGTATACCGAATCTGCAAATCTGGTCGGCGGCCCGCTCACGTTTGGTCCCAGCGGTACGGCCAACCTTAACAGCGCTGGCGGGGCGACGTTCCAGTCTGGCGTAACGATAAATGGCAGTCTTGTTGCGGGGGCCACCAACATAACGGGCGCAACTCAAATAACGGGACTTGAAACCGTGACGGTCAATAATTCCACGGAGGGAATCAACATCCAGCAATCCGGATCTGGTATTGCGCTCTCGGCCAATGCAGGCATCGCGGTTACGCTCGCAACGGCAGGATCGGGGTTTGCTGTGGTCCAGACTGGTACTGGCAACGGCCTGAGCGGACTCTCTTCCAGTACGGGCGATGCGGTATACGGGCAGAACACAAGTACGGGGAACGCATTGCATACAGTCGGGAAAGTTCAGATGGGATCGCTCCCCACGTCTTGCTCGGGGTTACCCACCGGTTCCCTGATAAACAACTCCAGCGTGGTTAATATTTGCCCGTAAAAAGACTCAGATTACCCTTGACATGCATCGCGAAAAAGAATAGGTTTTAATTCATGAAAACCATTGTCTCCCTTCTTTTTATCGCTGCAAGTCCCGCGATCTCCCAAAATTCCGATATGGTCCTTATAGCCGCTGGTCCGTGGCAACTGTGTGAGTCAGCAGTGCCCCCCCAAGGACTTTGCAACGGCTTCGTCCCCGGCAATGAGCAATATATTCTCCTGATCGGAACGCAGAATTCGGCCGTCCTTGGATATGCGTATTCTGTAACCGGCACGCTTGCGGACGGAACCGTCAGAACCATTTCCGGAGTGACGGGCAGGCTGGATAACCCGGAAGGCTACACGGGCGTGCTGGTTAACCTCGGTGGCCCGGTCACGAATACATCTTTCACGGTTGAGGATCTCGTAGCGACGTCGACGCGGAAAGCCGCTGGGCTGGTAATGAAATAATGCGCATACTCTGCCTTCTTTTCCTCGGTTCTCTTTTGTTCGCTCAGGAAACCAAAGAAGCGTTGCCGGTGATTCCGGATAAGATACGAACGTCCATCGCCATTGCGCAGCGCAACTACTTTATCGCCAAAGCCCAGTATGACTCCGCGGCGGCTGAATTGAACAAAGCCTACGAAGATGGTGCGAAGGCGTGTGAAAAGAAGAAGTTCAACCAGAACACCATTCAGTGCGAGTGATACTCCCCAGGTCGGCAATCAACCGCTTGCGAATCCACATCCTTGAGCCACACCGTTTCCGGCTGTGATCACTTCACCGCTTCGATAGCCAGAATCCAAAAATCCGGACCCGCGATGTCTGCCCCCGGAATCTTCCGCCAGTCGAAAGGCTTAACCTCTGACCACGGGGCAGACTTCAACAGATGTTCTTTGAGCGTCCTGGCGGTGAATGACCATTTATGAATGTCAGCATCAGCACCCATAAATGCACCGTGAAGATTAACGCAGAAAATGTAGTCGCTGATGCGGCTCTCAGACCATGCCTTTACGAGTGCCGTTAGATCGGGAACGAAAATCAGGAGTGACGCATCCGGTGCGAGTATCCGGTGGCATTCAGTAAAAAATGTCTTTGACCCGTCCAGGGGCATATGCTCTGCCTGATGATGCGCCACAATCAATTCCGCACTTCCGTCCGCGAACATCGGCATGGACGCGCAGTCTGCCACGATATCCGGCTTCCATCGCGGGTTGATGTCAACGTTCACCCAGGCATTGGGGCCACCGGGGACGTAGCGATGGGGGAAAGCTGGCCGACTCACCGGCTCGCGATGCCACGCTTTTGTTTCTCTGCAAAGTTCGCACGGGTGTTCTTCCGTTACGCGAAGACGCGGAAACCCGAAGCGTCTTTGCCCGGATCCGCAATTCAGTCTAAGCATTCCTCTGCCAAATCCCCAAAGTTCCGACCGTAGCGACGTGCCAGAACGGCGTCCCGATCATCATCTCATTCACGGTTGCGAAAACATCCGGTAGCGAATCCCGGCCGTAGTCGTGGAAGCATATGTACCCGCGAGGTGTGATGCGCGGCATAACGAGATTGCAGTCTGTTCGCACGCCAGTTGCGGAATGATCACCGTCGATCAGGGCGAGACCGATGGACTGGGGCCACCAGTTAGGATTCACATCGGCAGATTTCGTATACGACACGGATCGCCAGTCGCTGACAGACCCAGCCATTGCGACCCACGCATCTTTCGCTTCCGGCGGATCGGTAAACGGGTCCACCCCGTAGTACTCCAGGTCGTTATGCGCCGCAACCTGCAATGCGATGGACGATGATCGCCCGAACTGAAGTCCGATTTCCAGAATCGATGACCCGCTCGCCAGCGAACACAGCAGATGGTAGTATGCCATGCATTCCTCGTCTTCAAATGCGGTCGGACTGGATATTTTTCGGGTGAACTGCATTACGGAGCCAAAGGTCATTCTGCAAGTACTCCGGGGGGTATCAGCGCGCGACGTTCGGCAAAGCCGGGGGCGGGATCGCCATTTGAATTAGCTAGGCCGGTGTGAATCACTACATGAGGCTGAATTACGCCGATGCGGCCGCCGGAAGCAACAAGCCGCGAACACCATTCGGCGTCTTCGGACTGGCAGGCGCCAAGGGCGCAGGTACGCGATAGCGGGCCAATTGAGTCCCACGTTGACCATCGCATCAGCCACGAGGGGCCGTCGAGGACGGAATAATCATACATAGTGAGATCGTGCAGCTGTTGCGCGGCGGCATACCTGCATCGTAGAGCCAGACACCATGATCCGCCCTCCTGAGGATGATGAAATGGATGAACTTGGCCGCCCCACAACTTAAATCCGTCCCATTCGCTGTGGACGGCTAAAGTGGTCAACTGGTCCATCCATCCGGGAAGAAAGTAAACGTCCGAGTCACTCAAATACAACCAGTCCGCGCGCCCGAATCTCTGCTCAGAATAATAAGCCCCGAGGTTTTTCAATTGCGCCAGCACATGACCGGAATTCTGGACCTCCAGGATCGAGACGTGCTTGCGGTTCAGCGACTGCAAGTATCTGGTACATCGAAAGTCGCCATCCGCGCCCTCGTCGGAAACTATGGTTAGCGTGAATGTATTCTTGTCCGTGTTTTTGGACAGGGACTCAATGGTTTGGCGAAGCAGATTTATCCGGCCGCGGCTGACGATTACGATATTAGTCATCGCTTTACCTCAATCGGCAAAACGTCGCGGTACACATTCGCCAACCACCGGTGCGGAGCCAAATGATCCTCCGAAAGCGTTCCTCCCTGTAGCCACCCGGCATCTTTATATTTATCCGTCACGCTCACCCCGCCGCCGTGGTGCGTGCAATCCGCTCCGTACATCCAAATCTCCTTATCATCCCGCGCAACCTCACAGGCCAGCCAAAGGTCCAGGCAGTGAAAGGTCAGATTATCTACTGGCCAGCCGCCCCGCCGCCGCAACCACTCAACCCGCACCGCCATGACGAAAGCATCCAGCACTGCAACTCGTTTTACGCCAGTAAAACGCTCACCGTGAACCTCGGCATCGGACTGATTACTCGCATATCCCCCGCGTGCCAGGTTCCAGATATTGAATGGTTTCCGGTACAGATCAGGACGTCCCAGCGACGTTCCACCCCCCAGCCCGGCCGCGACTATCGGGTTAGGCTCTCGGGGGTCACCAGTGTCAAAGATCGGCACGAACAGATCGTGGATCATCGCCAACCAATGCGGATCTCTGATCGTCACGTCCTCATGAATCATCACCAGCACCTCCGCCTTGGTCTGATTGAGTGCCTTCTGGTAAGCCTGACACGGCGTCATGCGGTTGTCTTCGTTGTGGATTAAGCGCAGGCGTCCGCGACCGGGAAGCCAGGGGCCTTTGCCTGCGCAGATGACGGAGCAGGGTTCAATCCGCATACTCGACCATATGTGACGAGGCCAGCTTCGTCGGCTTGAAACTCGTGGGATCGTCGTGGGCCTTGTCGATCAGCCGCTTTAGGCTCGCTACGGTATTCGCCGCGACTGCTTCACCATAATGTCTATAATCCGTCCAGTCATCCACGACACAATCGACATACATCATGTCGCACGGGTGGAGCGGAGAGTTATGCATGTAGGCATAAGCGCGAAAAGAACAATCCACCGACCACCATCCAATCCCTTTGAATTCGTAACCGCGATACGGTTCAGTCCCCCCATTCCCGCTCCACGGCAATACGCATAAATGCGCGCATCTCATCTTCGGAAATCCACTTACGCTTCACGACGGTCACCCATTGTGATCCGGACAATCTCGATAGTCACTTGACTGGCCTGAATTTGTCTTTCCAAAGGTCACCAACGAGTGCAAGCGCACCGCACGCTGAGACGAAATAGCAATCACAAATTACCTGACTCTCCGAGATGCTGAATCCAGGAATTGATTCACCAGTGATGACAAAGATCGCCATCAACCGATTGATGTCATTCCGCGTCCCGAACTGCCTTATTAAATCCCTAAAATCGGGAGGACGATATTCCGGCTGTGAAGATGCCGATATTCGAGCTTCTGGAATTTTATTCGGCCACCACATTTCAATTCAACCTCGCCACCCGCGACTCCCCGTCAATCTCTTCAATCCGCGCCGAAGGATCGTGGTCGATCCGGTGTGCCCCGTCGTTATTCTCCGGGCACACCATGAGTTCCGCCGGGGCGAATCCGCAGGCTTTGCAGACGTGCCCTTTGCGGACACCCTGATCGAGGTCCGCGATTCGCCTTAAAAACTTCAGTGCCGCTTCTTCGCTGGCGAAAGCGCGGCCCTGTTGTGCTTTGGGGTCTTCGCCCCATGCGACTTTCACGCCTTCACGGATACCGATGACCATCTGATCATTGGACCTGTAAAGCTGGCTGATGGACGGACGCTTGTCGGGTCCGAATTTCGCGGCGTAGTGGCGGATGATGTGAGTGGAATTGTTATTCATAGAACAGACTGTTGGCAATCGACCGCATGATGTTCATCGTGGCATCCGGATCAGCGTAGTCAATTTCTCCGACAGACTCTGCCGCTACGACTGCTTTTATAAACCGAAAGACGTAATCTCCTTCATGGGCATGCTCCGGGTAGTCGCCAAAAGCCTTGTCGTAGAGGGCGCAGATTTCTTCCAGGTGGTCTAACTGGACGCTGGAAGGAAGCGCGACGCGTGCGTATTCTGGACCAGTATGGCCGTGAGTTTCTGCATTACCGTCATATGGAACGGGCTCGGGACTGGCAACAACAGCACTCGGTGTATTACCTGGGACGTGGCAAGGCCCAATATGGCCATCGGGGAGCAAGCATGGGAGATCAGGATAGAAAAACCTCGGTTTTGTGCAACTCATTTCAGTCCCTGCCTCAGCCACTTCATCCACGGATACTTCAACCGCTCCCAACGGAGGTGCGCCACGCTCTCCCGTAACTGCTCTGACCGATACTCGCGGTCCTTTCGTTTTTCCTCAATCTGGCCGTAAGCGGCGGCGGCGAACCCCCAGCCTGACAACACGGCACGCTGGACGTTATAGATTGTGTCTACCCGGAATGTGACCGGCTTGACCCGGCAGGACTCTTCGACAATTTCCTGGCCGGCGGCATAATCTGTCACTACGCAGGCGGTTCCGCAGGCGAGTGACTCCGCGATGGTGTATCCGAACCCCTCGCCTGCACTCGGCAAAATTGTACAATCACAGGCCGCATACCTCAGTGCCAGTTCCGCATCATTCATGTCCGTGGTGAGAATCAGGCAACTGTTAACGCCATAATCAGCGGCGAGGGCATAAATGTTCCAGTATCTTACGGGAGTGTCTGTATGCACCCACAGATGGAACCTGTTCCCGTACTTCTCTTTCAGATGTGCTGCCGTCTCAAATGCGACCGGGAAGTCCTTACGTGCCTGATTGCTGGCGACGAACCCAACATGGACATCATCGGGATTCCATCCGATCTTTTCGTGGGGCTTGGGGTCAATGGCAAATACATCCATAAACAGGCCATGAGGCAGCCAGTCCGCATCCGGCCTGCCGCTCCGAATCAGAACGTCCCGCCCCCACTCCGAAGGGGTCAGAATGCGGTCATACCCCATCGCCGTCATTCTGGTTTCTACTCCAAGCGTTGACCCGTTTGGACCGCATGAATCAAGGGGCGTGTACGCCCACTTCTGAAATGACCGGCCCTCGCCTAAAAAATTCGCCAGCGTGCCGTACATTGGGGGGTTCGCGAACCATCCGCGCCGGGACAGATCGTCGGTCGTGAGGATGACACCATCAACCCCGTTCGAGAAATCCTTCCAGACGCCTTCAATCCGATTCTCTCCCCAGTTGTCGCCTTCCGGAAAGTTGTAGGTAACGAACGGGAACCGTCGCGTGTTTCCGCATCCTCGCCCGAGATAGCCAATCCTGAACTCCGGCATCGTACAGGCCAGCGTGGCGATATCCCTGCCGATCCGCGAGAGTCCGCCCAGGAAAGCCGGGTTGTCCCCGATTATAAGCAGCGGTGTGGACAGTTTTCGGAATTTCAGGGGGCGCATGGGGTCACCGGAGCCGGTCGAGAATGGACAACTTGATGACGGTCATCAGAAAATGACCGTCTTTCCCCGTGGCCTCTTGCCCTGCTCCTCCCATTGATAATCCGTGTCAAGGTTGACGCTGTTAATTTCTTCTCCCGGAAAAGCATCATGAACTTTACGAATGGCATCTTCGGTAGTATCCGCTATCACCACGCAGGAGAGAATTGAATCAGGCGTTTCCTGAGGGTTTGGCCGGTAGATGTTCTCAAAAAAGACTCTGAAAATTCTACCAGTAATGACGGTCGTTTCCTTCTTCATTTCCTTACCTCTCAGTTCTTTCAGTTGAGGGCCAATTTCGATCATTTAGTCTCTCCCCTTGATCGTATACGCTGCCGATTGCAGGAAAAAACCAAGTGAAAAAAGCCCAAAAGCTACGCACCCGGGAACGCTTCCAGTTGTCACTAAAAAGGCAGAAAACAAGGCGCAAAAGATGCCACAAACCCACGCAATTGACGATTTCGATTCATCGCTCATTTAAGGCAACACCCCCGGCCACCCGGCCGCCAGCAACTCTCTTCGCACCGGGTGGTCCGCCCGAACCGACCCAATCCCGTAAGCCACCAGCCGAACAAACTGCGGACTCACAGGCGGCTCGACACTTCTGGATATACGCGACAAAACTCCGCGATTCTCCATTAACCATTGCCGGACAGCAGGCTGGTCAGTCACCAGGCCGCGCTTTGTTCCCATAGAGTTATGCTGATGTACTCACATCAAAAATTTTAACAGTTTCAATTCCCGATTACAAGTTTAATTATCGTTTAGTTTCAACGATATACAATACATTCATGTACCGTGCCATGTATCGCGCCCGATCCTTCTGCGTTTTGGCCCTTTTCGTTGCCTCCCTTTTCGCTCAGGCTGTTCACCAGGGATCGACCACCGTTACCACGTCTGGCGTTCCGGTTCAACTTTACGTCACCAATCCGCCGACGATGGCAACGGTATGCACGATCACCGCGAACTCTACAAATTCGGGAACGATATGGATCGGCTTCGACAGCGGGGTATCAGCGGCAAACAAGAAAGGGACGCCACTCGGGCCACCCCTCACCGCAGGGCAGCCGGGAGCTTCCTACGCCTGCAATCCGATTGGGAATGCGCAGTCGTGGAACCTCGGGCAGATTTACATTGACGCCACAAACAGCGGAGACGGGGTGTCGTTCACGTGGAAATAAACGTGGGAGCAAGAAAGGTCGCATTCGGGCTGATATTCGCTTCTTTGGCGTTTGGACAGGTCATCATTAACCCGCCGGGGGGCAGCGGGGGAACGCCTGGCCCTCCTGGATCAGGCAACAACACCGCTTGTTCTTCTGCGGGTGCCAGCACTACAACCTACACTTGCCCGACACCGACACCGACCGTGACGACTTTGACCGGCCTGATCGTTTCATTCGTCCCCAACAACACGAATACGGGAACTTCAACCCTGAACGTAGCGGGACTCGGTCCCGTCCAGCTTGACCAGTCGAATTGCAGCACGCCCGTTGGTTCTGGCGGACTTGTGGCCGGGACCACGTACCTCTTCTCATACATCGGCAGTGTCTTTTGTCTGTCTGGCAATGGGGCAAATGTAGCCAGTACCGCCAGCGTCCTCAAGGGTAATTCCGCAGGCAGCGCAATCGCATCCAGCATCACCGATAACGGCACTGCCGTCTCGACCACGGAGCCATTCTCGGCAACCTCTATCGCAACTGGTGCAACACCTCCAGCACTCGCGTGGTTCGGCGGTACGAGTGGAATCTTCGGCCTCACGAACGGCACCTGTACGGGTACGGTTCCGGCCGGCGCGGAGTTCATTTGCAACGTCTCTGGAGTGCTCAACACACTGGACAGCACCGGCACTTACCCGCTGGGCAAGTTCACGGCGGCAGGGTCCGGGGCGGTTCCGCAGGGAGTTCAGGCGAAGGAGAGACAACTCGTAAGCGTTGAGGACTTCGGGGCGATCTCGGACGGGAGTACGAATAACGATACCCCCATAGCCGATGCGATTGCCGCTTTGACCGAGGGCCAGACTCTTTACTTCCCCTGCACTGTTTCCGCAGGCGTGTACGTGGTTCACTCGCCGGTAAATTTTGGTGCCCTGAACAAGATGAACATCCGTGGCCACGGCTCAGGATGCTATCTGGACTACGAACCGCAAACTGGTGGTAGTCAACCGGCGGCGTTCACTTTCGTCGGTGCCTACACGGTCGATATCGACCAGATGAATTTCGAGTCCACCATAACTTCTTCGGTGATTTATCCGAAGGTGATTTTGCTGCTCGGCAGGCCGACAGCTTCTCCGACGAGTTTCGCGGGCAAGTACAACTTCCGGAATTGCAGCTTTGAGGGAACCGCTTCAGTGGCCGCCATTTACTCGATTGCCTCTGAAGAAGATCACTGGGAAAACCCGAGTGTTTATCTCAACAACGGCGGCGGCGCTCTCTACGCCTGGTACACGTCCGGCTACGACGATCTCGGCGTCGGCGGCGGTCTGCCATCAGTTGCGGAGAGCAACCTTGACATTTGGGTTGACGGCTTCCATTTCAACGATTTCAGCATGACCACGACCAGTCACGTCCTCATCGTTGACGCTTCGACAAGTTCCAGTTATGGGGAGCACCACTACCTGAACGGCTACATGAGCACCGGATCAGCCGGCACGGGCATCACGTTCAGGAACAAGGGCACGAGCGGCAACACCGGGCACAACAGGACCGAAGTCGATAACGTCGCACAGGAAGGCGGATTCCGGGTCATCAATTTCGACGGGCCAAGCGGAACGGCAGTTGCCGACATCGATATCAAGGACGTTCACTTCAATTCCGCAACGTACGGAACCTACTTTGCGCAGTCCACGGCAGGCGTCGAACTTTACACCAGCACAATGGAACAAAACTACGTCGGGGACGGCGAAACAAACTCCCTCGGTGCCGTGGTGTCCAGCAAAATTCGGGAGTCGTTCGCCACGACGGTGAGCACGCCGTCAGTGAACTCCTGCATAGAGAACACGGTCACCGGCGTGAACAACTGCACGGGGACGCTGGATATAAATCTGCTTCAGGCAAGCACGCTCAATGCCGGGTTATCGAATCAGTTCGTTGTCAACAGCCAGGGACAAATCGTTACCCCCAACGGATCATATGGGCAGGGATACATGAGCAATCTTCTGACGTACTCCCAGTTTGATCCCGGAACTCTTAATTTTGACCCGTGGTTTCCGTACGGGTACTTCTCAGGAACTCCCTGCACTTACACGGCAAATTCCACAGACTACCAGGACATCTGGGGCACCTACACGTCGCTCAAGTTTCTCACCAGTAGCACCTGCACGGGTTGGCTGGAATATTCTCTGCCAGTGACATCGGGACTTACGTACTCAGCTTCTATTCGGGCGCGCGGCGCGGTCGGCGGCGAGTCCCTGTCTATCGGCATAGACGATACTCACGGGCAAACTCACACGCTCACGACTACCCCAACATGGTACTGCTACACGGGGCAGTTAAGCGACGGATCACGCGGCTGGCAGGTACTGACCGGAACTACTGGCCAGACGATCTACATGTCGGGTGCTCAATTGGAACTGGGGTCAACGTGCGGGCCTTACGTCCGCACCACGAGCACGGATATACCGAGCACGTATACGACAAGCGCGGCAAGCGTCAATCCAATGCCCTTCATCTCTAACTTCACCGGCACATCCGGCACCGCGCAGTGCTCAATGGGCCTCAACGGCGTACAGAAGATGGTGACGTGCGCTCTCAACGGTTATGCGCAAACAGGATCGGCAGGGACGTTCGCTTTCCTGACTCCGTTTGCTCAGGTGCCACTGATGACTTACGGAACCGGCTGCACATCTTTCCCGCCGCCGTCGCCGAGTACTACGACGCTGACTTTGCCCTCGAATGCTTCAATGACAGCGGAAAGTTGTGAAATTCTGGTGATAGGACAATGAAAAAACTACTTCTTCTTTTCGTTTTGGCGATACCGGCACACGGACAAACTGCGACTATGGTGGCGGCGAATGCCCAATTTGTAAACTCTGGGCTGTTGGCTTATTACGATATGGTAGATGCCAGCACCACTACCTTGCCAGATTCGAGTGGCAATAGTAACGCTGGCACCTGGTCCGGTGGAGGAACACCTACTACAAACACGTTGGGGACTGTTTTTGTTGGGGGAGCGGGATTCTGGAGCATCCCATCGATGAATGGTGTCCAGACGATTGAAGTCTGGTATACGCCTACGTTCTCCGGGTTCGCTTCTAACTCTTCTACGACCGCCGAAGCTCTGGTTTATCCGATCACTGGAAGCGGCCTTCAGCTTCCAGCATACCAGGCGGGGTCGCCATCCATAGGAGGATCGACTGAGGCAGTTGATAGGACAGTCGGGCCATCCTCAGTTGCAGTTGTCTTTGGATCTCCGACAACACTGTACATAAACGGGCTTGCCGCCGGTGGATACATTACAGATGGCAACACTTCAGCACTCGGGACCACGGCGGGGTACATCGGCGGCGCTTTCGGAACTTACCCGTTCTACGGAACCATTAAAATGGTCCGTCTATACACGACTGCCCTCACCGCTGCTCAGATCGCACAGGACAACTTTGCGGCAAATCAGATCCTTTACTCTCGTGGCGATTTGCCGCAGAGCGCTGGGCTGGCATTCGACAGACCGGTTAACATCTTCGTCGGAGACAGCATCGCTTGCGGTTACGGTACGAACGGAACGTCTGCGAATTATTACAATCTGGCCGCTGGTTACGAGTACATTTCAACGGTGCAGCTTCTTGGAGGCGGTTCAACATTTTATAACATATGTCTTAGTGGCGAAACAGCGGCAACGATGTACTCTAATTTCGCGGGGCAGGTAGCCTCGATAATGAACCGATACACCGGTCCCATTAACGTCATTCTTGAGGGAGGAACCAACGACATTTACAACGGCAGTTCCGCTGCCAGTATTGCGACCACTTACACGAACTACTGCACTAGCGTTCATAATTTAAACGCACAGGCGAAGTGCATCGTCCCTACAATCCTGAACACAACCAGAAACAGCGGGGCGCAGACAACGGCCGCAGCGACCCTCAGCTCAACGGTCCTGTCTGACCTCCTCGCCGGGACCAATGGTTTTGATTCCGTCATCGACCTGAACAGCAACCCGGCTCTGTATGGAACGAACACCAACGCCACTTATGTGTATCAGGGCGACGGGATTGGAACCCATTGGACGACGGCAGGGCAACTTGCGGAATCATATACCGTAGCTAACGGAATCGCCTATGCGATGCGCCAGCCCTTTGCGTACAAGATGACGGTCCCGTATTTTGCTTTTACAACTGCGGGCCTGACACAGACGTTGACTCTTGAGAATCTTTTCCCGAAGCAGGTCGTAAGCCATATAACCGTCCGGGTCGATACAGCCTTTGCGGCTTCCGGGTTAACTTCGGCACACGCCACAATTGGCAATTCTCTAGGAAGCGCCACAACCTATACAGGCACCGGAAACTATGTTGATCTCACCTCGACCACTACAGCGCAGGCTTACTACTCCCCACAGGCGCAAGTTGCTGACAAGGGGGTGATCCAGATCAATCTGACGAACGTAGGAGCCAATGTCAGCACGTTCACTGCAGGAAGCGTAGAGATCATCGTGTACCTGGAGAATCAGCAATGATGAGACAGGCTATTATTGCAACCATCCTGTTATCAGTAAGACTCTCCGCGACGACCTACTGTGTAGATTCCTCTGCCGGTAGTGATTCAAATCCGGGGACCGCGACGGCAGTTAACTGTACCGGCACAGTCTCTGCATGGCAGACTATAGCCCACGTTAACGCGCAGTCCTTTAGTCCCGGAGACTCGATACTGTTTCAGTCTGGAGACACATGGGCAGAGGAGCTTATCCCCCCCTCCAGTGGCTCATCCGGTAACCCGATCACATTCGGATCGTATGGGTCTGGTGCGATGCCTGTCATAACCGGGTCCGGCACTAGAATCTATGCGATTTACAATAACGGCCAGTCATATCTTTCCTTTATCGGCCTGGAGACGACAGCAGCCACTTCTAAGGGGATCTATTCTCTAGGAGGCACCGGAGTAACGTTCCTTAACGGGATCACAACTCTCAACAATGGTGAGGGGCTTCGCTGTGACGCAACCACCAATGTAATTGTCAATGGCTATACTGCGACTTCGAATCAGGAAAGCGGCTTGGCGTTCTATCAGGCCACAAATTTACTCGTAACGCATTCAACAGCCATTGGCAATGTCACGACAAGCAATGATGCTTTTGCTGCCGGAATCAAAATACACCCCGGATCTTCATCGACAAATGTGGTCGTTCAGTACAGTACTTCTGCTTCAAACGGAAATGGGCAGGTAAGCACAACCGGGTCTGGTATTTGGGCAGATACGGTCGGCAACGGGTTCACTACCAGATTCAACACAATCTACAACAACAACGTTTTTGGAATTGCAATTGACGCAGACAACTATGCCCTTTCGTACTACAACATAAGCTATGGAAACGGGGCAGGCGGAATCGTCGCTTATGCAGATGGCGCAACTTCGATGACGGGGAATCAAATCTATAACAACACGGTATGGGGGAACGGTGGATCGGGAATACAGGTGCTAGGCCCGAACGGGGGAAGTACGGCGGGTGGTTGCGAAAGCAATCTGATTAAAAACAATATCAGCGAGGCAAATACAAATAATCAACTTCTCGTTGCTAACGGTTGCGAGAATCCTGGCGCGGACGGATCGGGGAACGTTTATACGTACAATGCCTTCGGCGTACAGGCCAGCAATTTCATTGAGTGGGGAGTCGGAACATACTACTCCACGTACTCAGCGTGGGAAACTGCGACCGGAAACTGTGGCTCGACCGGGTGCTCTCATTCGGTGGAATCCAATCCTCTGCTGGTAAGCCCGTCAACTGGAAACTTTTATCTGCAACCCGGCTCGCCCGCTCTCGCGGCAGGACTTTACATAGCGGGGGTTAGCACTTCCAACCCGCCGAATATAGGGGCTTTGGGACTGTCAATCGGCGGCGCGAGTGTCGGCTCGGGAGTGATTATTGGTTCCGGGGTGGTGATCTATTGAAAAAGTTGCTTCTCTTCCTCGCGCTCGCCCCGTCCCTGAGTGCGATCACCGTCAGCCTGAACGGCACTAGCTACACGGTTCAGGCGCACCCGCGAGTGATGCTCAACAGTTCGATCCTCTCGCGGATCGGATACAGCGCCGGAACCTGCCCAAAGGGAGTCAGCACCAACCCGGCATGGGTGGCCGTGCAGAACTCCGTCAGCAACAATATCGGCTCGTACACGACTCAGCAGAGCCTGGTCAACAGTTCAGACGGGACGGTGGCGCTCGACTTTGCCGTCAACTGGTACTGCGACAACACGCAGACGGCCAGCCTCACAGCCGCAAAGTACCTGATCGACAACATCGAAAAGACAATGGCGCTCGTCTGTATCGAGACGGGGCCGGATGCCCTTGGTTATTGTATGGGCAACGGACCAGGTACAGGGCTGGCAGACTGGGGCGTGAATTACTGGATGCCTCAGTGGATCATGGCCTATGAACTGGTCTGGTCGCAGTTAAACAGCACGGAGCGGACTAATTTCGCGAACAAGATGCTGAACGATGTCTCAGCGTACGGCGGCATCGGCGGCTCATCCGGGGCATCCTGCACCAACGAAACGACGCAACCAACGACGGCCTACGTCTCCAATCCGACCTTTACAGTCGCGGGCGGGACGGTGGCGAACCTCGCTGTTCTGTCGGGCAATCCAAACAGGATTCAGGTAACCATCTCCGGGATGACGACCACCGGCTTTCAGGTAGGACTCCAGGTGAACATGTTTGGCGGTGCAAGTTCCGGCCTCGGCAACAACACTTACCCGATAACTTCTATAGATTCCTCAACTCAATTCTCTGTTGGAAATCTCGGGTTGCCAACCGGCAACTACCTCTCGGCTAACCCGGCGCTGGTGGTCACTTATTACGCGCCGTACATCACCACAAAATCGGCCGTCTTCGGCACGTCTGTAAACGACGGTGATTGGGTGACCATGATGCCCACCGAGTCCCGGTTGGTCGCATCGATCCAAACCGTGATAGATTCGGAGCACGCCTTTGGGCTATCGGGCGCGGCGGGGACGGTGCAGGTATTCGGCACGCCAACGACAAGCAGCACGAGCATGACCATAGGAACCGGCAATGTGACGTTCACGGTCCCGGCAGGTCTTCCCTATCAGCAAGGCGCTCCGGTACAAATAACGGACGCCTCTAACTCGGCCATTTTCATGACCGGGACCATACCCGCGAACGGCTATACCGGCACGTCTATGACGGTGACGGTGACAGCCACGAGCGGATCGGGATCATTCTCAAGTTGGAACATCACCGGCTACCAGAACCTGTACGCCTACGCGCAAACCTTCCAGACAGGCGCGTGCGGCGTTGTGTGGGCGATTAAGCATACGCCGTGGATTACGCAGGCGCTTACATACAACGGTGGCGGATCAACTCTGTATCCTCCGAACGGCGGGTTGGATGGCCTGGACAGAACCGAGAACCTAAACTACTCGTCCCAGTTCGGCGTGATTGAAATCCTCCTCTCCATGCTCGATGACGATCCCAATGAATCGGCTCGCTCGGGACCAGAAGTAACCGATTCTTATAACTCATGGTACGCTTTGCAGTTCGCCTATTTCGAAGCATACTGGACTGGCTACCATCAGTCCGGTTCCGGGTACGGGATTCAGCGCACTTCTCAGTACCCGGCTGGTTACGCGATGGCGATTCAGAACTCGGTCGCATCTCCGCCGAATCTTCTCGGCAGTCCTCTCATGTGGGCACAGCGAATGCTGGAATACCACTACGTAACAGCATTTCCCAGTTCGGCGGCAGCTACGGTGCAATGGGGACAGACGGGCGTTGCCGGGGCTCCACTCCTGCCGGGTAATCTTCAGGGCTTCGCTCAACTGGCGAACTGGTATAGCGGGACCACGATAGGCCAGTATGCAAACTACTGGTTGTACAATCGGTGGGCCGCACCGGGGACTGGCTTCGGAAACACGCCCGGAACAAATTTGGGCTTCACCAACGCCGTTATGGAAGCCGCGAACAACACGGCGCAGGCATGGCTGTTCATCTTCACGGATCAGGCGTTCACGCAAACGCCACTGTCCGGCAGCACCACGACCTTCCCGTGGAATGTGACCGATGCCGGATCATCGGGAACCCAGGCTGATGTCATGATTTCCCGCACCGGCTTTGACAGCGCAACCGATACCTGGGTCAGTTTACAAGGGCAGTCGTACGAATCCTGCGACCACCAGGTTAACTGCGGTCAGCCGGGGCCGTTCGGAAGTTACCGGATTTTTCGGGGGAATTGGCTGCTCACAGAAAACGCCGCCAGTGGAAGCGGCGGTTCCGGACTGCCCAGCGACCTGACGAACCCTGCTACGTCTGCCTTCAACGACGGGATACCGTACGCCAACTTTCTCGATATTGCCGGGACTGCCGGATCGAATGTAAACGCCACGGATGTCGTGAACTGCGCGATACCGCGAGCGACCGGCGACAACAACCATGCGTACGGGATGGCCGACACGACGGCAACATTTCTCTCGGGGGCGAACGTCGTTCATGCGCTGACCCATTTAGTCCATTTCAAAAATCCAGCCTATCCGCAGGATTTTGTCATCGTAATGCGAGATTATTTGACCTCAACCGGCGAGACGAAAACCGAGTACCTGTACTACCCGCAGACGCCCAACACGTCACGGAGCGGAAACACAGTGACGAGCACCAACACGATTGGAGTTAACACCGGCCTGTTGTCCCAAATCCTTACGCCGCAACCGGTTTACATTACATCAGGAACCAGTTTCGGGTTCTTCTTGCTGAACTGGGGACCGGGGACGGGAGCTCTTGACGCGACGAACACCCAGAGTTACACGGCAGTCGTTCACATGCCTTTCACTGGCACCAGCGCGACGCTGCCCACGATCACGGCGCTTGGGACAATTGACGGGAACCATACCGGCTGGCAGGCAAGCGGCACAAGCCCGTGGATCGTCTCGTTCCCGCTCTCAGGGGCCACGCACACCACGGCAAGTTTGACGAGCACAGTTGCGGGCCAGATCCTCATCGCAGGCATCACGCCGACAGCGATAAGCGGTTTCAATTACACGTTGACGGGACCAGGCGGCGCAGTCAGTGGCATGACCAATGTGGCTGTGGACGCTTCAGGCTCGATCTACGGAATCATCCCCGCTTCCGGCGCCTACACCCTCGCTGCGGCTTCTGCCGGTGTTGGGGGGGCTGTAGCCGGCGCGGGGACGATTATAGGGTCGGGAGCGGTTATTCACTGATGCAATGGCTACGGGCGTGGCTCGGCATCACAATCTTCGATGACATTAATTGTCAGAAACTCCCGCGTTCGCACGCGGCGAAGGGCAGAAACGAGCATAATCACCTCGTTCCTCATATCTGGCTCACGGTATGGTGCTTCGACCAAAACGCAAATGCGATGCGCGCCCACTGACAGCAAGCCATATTCCGGAAATTTCCCCATGTCCGATTCGCTTACCAAGTCTTCTGGGACCATGAAATACCGCTGACTTCCAGTAAGTTTGCCTGCCCGAGAGCACCATTTTTGATCGTTACGGAAGAAATCTGACCGGCTGATTTTGCACTCAACGAGAATCGAGAACGCGCCACCACGATGCCACCCGATTGCATCAGGCGTTTCATTGGCTCCTGTTACAATCTCAGACAAGACGACGGAACACCGCCTTGTATTCGTCAGCCACTTTACGGCAGTCTTGCGTAGTTCCTCGTGTGTCATGGACTACGGGCGTGGCTCGGTAGCGCTATCTTTTAGCCAATGAGGAATATTTTGAGCCGGAATTTTTCGGCGGAATACAACATCCAGCGACTCGATGATCGTGTTCCCTCTGAACGGCTCAACGAATTTAGTGACGTCGCAGTGAAGCAGGTTCAGGGTAAACGATCCCTTTTTCTGTCCTGTTTGTTCAGCTGAATATCCACCAACTGCGAAGTCCATCGGATGCATCGGAATGGCTGATTGCTTCCACGTTTTTATGCGGTTGTCGTCTCGCCAATGCCGAGCACCGTCGCGCGTCCATGCCTCATATAAACCGCCGCTGTTGCGCTTCCGGCAGATGTACTGACCACATTCGCTCAAGTAAAAGTAACTCAATTTCATTCCGTAATCCTCTGCTACTGGCGTGGCTCAGTAGTCACAGAACCTTTGACCACCGCTGCTTTGCTTCCGCAGGCTGATCTGACCCGAATCCCAAAATGATGCCAACTAAAAACCAGCAGCCCGTTTTCATTCCGGCATCCTCTGCCACTCGCCTGCTCATATACAACCGACTACAGAGCCACCATCATCGTGCCACCTGTCCAGCATCTGCTTTACTCGAAACTTCTGCCATTCCGGTCCGCTACCGCGCTTTCGATTGCAAATGCCATGAGTCAATTTTAAGTTTTCCATTCTGTCGCTGCCACCTAGCGATCCCGGTATCACGTGCTCAAACGTAGCGGACAAGGGCAGTATTCGTGGATTCGAGAAGGACATCTCCCCTCCACAGATCCAGCAATTATCCCCATCTCGCCTCCTGAGAGATTTCAACATTTTCTTGCGCTGCATCGCCTTGCGGCTCGGGAGGGTAGGCATTATTTGATCATCTGCCACTCGCCTGCCGGGGTGCGGCGCTGCATTTGGTAACCAGTCCATCCCTTCAATTCCGCATCACACTCAAGATCGGTGATGGTTGCGTAAGCCTTACCGTGTAGCAGGCATCCCCACGTCGGCCGGTACTCCCACTCCTCCGCTGGTGCAGCGCCGGGTAGTGGATGCCGATAGACCTTGAACGCGCCCTCGGCGTCAGAGTCGCAGATTTGCAGATACGGCTGCTGATTGTCCGTGCGGTGAGCGAACCGCATCCACGCTACGTAATCGTCGTCGATGGGCATTCGGGTTACCTCTTCCCTGCTGGTGCGGCGCTGGGAGTTGTGGACAACTTGCGCTCTATTTCTATAGCGGCTTCGATACGCCCGCGCAAACCCGCCGTCCAACAGCACCGGCACAGATTATTTTTATGCACGGAGCATGTACCAGTTGGATCAGGACAAACCCCGTACACCCCTTTTCTATCGGCTATCTCCTCGATGATGTCATCCAGCGTCTCGATTGGCATTCTGGTTACTTCTCCTCCTGTGTTTTTGGATTAAGTTCGCTGCTCTTCCAGTCGCGATATTTTCGAGGAGCATATGTATCGCGCATGGCCGGGAAATTTCGCTGCATCACCGCACAGGCCCACCTGTACCCGAGGTACGAATACAAGGTCGGAAACGCGACCGGTCCTATCCATTTCAATAATCTCATCTGAAGCAGTCCTTCTTTAAACCACACGCGACACAGTTGACCGATTGCTGTCTGTTCCACATACCACAAAGACAAATCCAGAGACGAGTTTTCATTCGGGTTACTTCCTTCGCTACAATCTGCCGCCCTTTCTGCTTTCGAGGGCCTTTTTGTAGCCAGCGATGAAAGCCATCTCCGCGAGTTCCCGGCGCTTGTCGTACCAGTCAACCTCTTCTGTATCCGGGTCGATATACAGACCATCCGCACGCCACCACTCCATCGCCAGCGATTCGGCAGTTGCTACGGATGGTGCTCTACGATTTCCGGTTTTGGTGAATTGCTTGCGGCTCACTGCTGCCCTCTTTGCGTGCCGCTCTCTGATTGCGGCTATATCCAGTTCGCTCATTGCTTTCCTTTCGGCCTGCTTAAGCACCGACCGCACTCTCTCCAATTCCGCGCGTACCGGATCTGGTTTGAAAGCCTCTGCAATCAATTGTGCATCGGTCGGATGGGCAAGTCTTTGGATGTCAGCCTCATCAATCCACTGGAGGTCATCGTTCAATAGTGGCTCGCCGGAGACGATCTCGCAAACATACGCCGCCAATATCCAGTGGCGCATTCCCTTGCTGTTCTGCCAGACGGAAGTACGAAGGGTCGGGACCATCCGTATAACCCGAATTTCTAAGCCCGTTTCCTCCAGAATCTCACGCACAACGGCATCCTCGGGCGATTCGCCGCACTCGACCTTCCCACCTGGGATATCCCATTTGAACTCGTCGCTGTTTATCCCATCCGGGGCGTGCCGCTCCATCAGCACTTGCCAGTTTCGGATTATCAGAGCGCAGACCACCAACACCGGATACTTTTGAGGAGCAATGTCACGTAAGTGCATCGCAAGCCGGTCTCTCTCTGCGCGTACCTCATCCAGTTCCGCGCCGCGCCTCTTTGCTGCTGCGTTAGAGCATTCAAGCGCGTCAAGAAACTTATCCCGCTCCGCGCGCACCGGCTCGGCCCGCAGGCTACGGATTTCCATCTCGATTTCATCCAGCGCCATTGAAGCATCCGTCATGTTCACCCCGTTAGTGGATCGGACGTATGCCAGCAAATAGCTAAGTCTCTCGTCTGTCATCGGTGTCACTCCTTCGGCCTCTGCATGGAAAAATGTTTCCCCACGTTCCCGGTATCCAGCCAGTCTAAATATTCTTTGGCCTCCTGCTTTCGGAGAGAGTAGTTTCCCTGAAAACCCACGTAGCGTATCTGTACGTACGCTCCGGCAGCCCATACGTTAACCAGGTAATACGGATGGGTCATTCTCCCTGCTGGCACTTTATTAATCACTGGATCGGCTTCAAAACGTTTCAAGTGCGCTTGGATTCTGGAGGCGATTTCGGCCAGTTTCATTTCCTCAACCTCTCCGGTACACGGGCAAGCAACTGGCGCTGTTCTGCGCAGCATGTGTGGCCCGGTTCGTATCCTAAACGGTTATCACAGATATGGCAGATTGAGTCGGAGAGTATCTCGGCCAGTTCCCGCACAAGTCCCTCTGTGACCTCAAGCTCATCGCACAGGGCCGGGACGTCCTGATGGGCAGCGGCGACAAATTCCGCATCGGCCAGAATATACATGCCCCCCAGTGATTCAACACTATTCGGACCATCGCGATAAATCGGCACCACTATTTCTAAGTAGTCAGGCTCTCCTGTGTACCACCCGGCATTCCCCCCCCCGGCCTTCAGTTCCCGGCGTGCTCTTTTCGTGCCGCTCTCTAATCGCGTCTATATCCACACTCATAAATCACCACACGCTTTCATGTGATTCTCCCAATCTTCCTCAAGCACTGCGATCCTATCCCGTGCAGTCTGAAGCTCGTCACACAGGGCTGGGATGTCCTGATGGGCGGACACTAAAAACTCTGCTTCCTCTGGCCTCATGAACGCTACGTAGCCATTCGTGAATTTTACATAGCACTCGGTCTTGGCGTCGGCAGAATTAACCTGTGAGCATACTCTCCACTCAGTCGGGAATAATGCTTTGTGCCGCGCTCTAATTGCGGCTATATCCAGTTCGCTCATTGCTTTCCTTTCGGCCTGCTTTTGCGCCATTCAGTCTGCTTTATCGCACGCTCCAAAAAATCAATAGATTCGCGGCCAGAATTTATCGACCAAAAAACAATATTCACGCCAATCACGTAGCCCAAGATCAGACCGCCTAAACCCACAAAAATGAGATCAGTCAAGTCGATCATTGCTTTCCTTCCCAGTAATCCCGCAGCGCGTATAGCGCAACGCGGTAGGCAAGTGCCTTCCGGCGTGCTTTCCGGCGGTCTCTCCAGTTGAAGCAAAACACCACTCCGAGACAGTAAATTACAGTGAACGCTAATCCAGTCAGGAATTCGCTCACGGCTTTCCTCCCCGGTATGGAAGCCAAGGATTGAATGGAAGCCGGGGATTGTAATCTCCCCAGTCTGGAATCGGCCCCGTCTTGCCTTCGGGGATAACCGGGATGCCAACGTATACGAAATCAGACGGGCGTCCAGAAATCCAAACCGTTCCGCAGCAGATTTGGTACCAAGCTTGGGCACGTTCCGCTGGTATGACTATCTCTTTTGCCACAACGCGGCATCCCTCTGTGCCGAACTTATCTGATGGAAACACCGTCACGCCGTCACGGATGTAGGGGCACGGTGATATTTCGGCCGATGATACGGTGCCATCGTCGCCACCGAACGCCAAGCTCTCTGGTGGCTTCCTGCACCCGACCAAGGCCAGCAGAGAGAACAACGCAATGCGAATACGTGTAAGCCTCATCGCTTCACGCATCCTTGATCGACCCGCGTGACATACTCGCTGAGATCGTTGAGTTTCCGCTCCAACTGATCAACCCTGAACATGACCTCTGCGGCAAGCAGCATCCCCAAGATGGATACGGCAAGGAGTCGCACAGTCATCGCCGGTCCTTTCGGAGAGCGGAGCACAAATGTGCCGCTAGTATCCAAAAAATACCAAAACAGCAAAACAAAAGAGAGGCCGATAAAATCGGAATAACCACATTGATAACAATCCACACGTCCAATAGATGATCAAACGGCGTGGAATTAACGTTGTCAATATCACTCGCACTCAACCACAGTACAGCTTTACCCGGAACGTGAACCGTAGCCAAAGCAATCACCAGACCGACCATCACTCCGACCAGCAGCACGAAGATAACGACGGTGCAGAGAGTTTTTCTCATTTGATATCCTCCTTCGGTTCGCACAGCCGGATCGGCCCCGACGTGCTGTAGAACCAGGCACACGGCATACCGGCCGCATCCCGTACTATCTGTGGTTGCGGCGCGTCCTCGTAATAGCATTGCCATGTAAGGTCGCCGTTTTGACGAGACGGCCACATTCTTGAACCATCCGCGCAAAGCTCCTTCGCGGCACTGCCGTCATCGTAGTAGACCCGCAACCGGTACGCGGGAGCAGCAACCGGCGTGCATCTGTAGTCCCCGTCCGGAAGAACAAAATTGCAGAAGTCCTTCACCGGGACGTTGTGAGGTTTGACGATCTCCCATCCAACTGGCCCCTTCTTTGTCCCGCACGCTCCCAGAACCAGTGCCAGAGCGGCGGTGCAGATGTGCCTAATCATTAGCCTCCGTCTCCGTTTTAATCACAACTGCCCATGCTTTTTGCTGCCGCACCGCTAGGCTATCGGCAAGCGCTTGTATAGCCGTTTCATTAACCCAGGGTATCTCGCGCTCACCGGTTGCAATCAGAATCTTGGCTTCTCCTGCTGTGTGGGCCTTGAATGTCCCGTGTATGCATCCGGCGCGCCCGCAGCTTCGATACATGCGAAATGCGAACAGGGCAAACTTAAGATCGTTTAACAGTTTCATGGCTGACACGACGCGCAATCCAGGTTAAGTCTCACTCCGTAATCCTCCCCTTCGCCTCAACCGGCGCAAACAGCCACGCGAAAATCTTGACCATCGTTTTGCCGTCCGGGAGTCGGCCCTTTTCAAGAGCTTGCAGCGTTGGCACCGGGATCTCAAGGCGTGCGCCCATTTCCGCGAGGGTCAGGTCGCGATGGGTACGCCAGGCATAGAGAAGTTCGCCGATTCTCACTGGCTCTCCCTTAGTCTCCTGTGGCACATATTGCAAACTTTCAAAACTCCGGACCATTGATGCGCCCACTTCACCAGGCATTTCTGGCAAACCTGAGCCGTACCACCCTCTACGATTACTTTCTTTCGGGCGGGTCGCCGCTTCACCTGAGCTACTTTAAGGACTTTCATCGGTTCTCCTCATCGGCGGACTTCAACCCGCATGGAATGCTCTGCCACTCGCCTGCCGGGGCAGTTGCAGTAGCTTTGGTGCGGCGCTCGACCCTATCGTACTTCATGTAAAGCCGTGCATCTTCATACGCATAACGGTATTCGCACGGATCAGATTGATCGTGTTTACCCGCGGCCCTGTACTCCCACTTCTCCGCTGGTGCTGCGCCGGGCAGCGGATGCCGATAGACCTTGAACGCGCCCTCGGCGTCGGAGTCGCAGATTTGCAGATACGGCTGCTGATTGTCCGTGCGGTGAGCGAACCGCATCCACGCCACGTAATCGTCGTCGATGTTCTGTGCGGGCGCTGCGGTCTCTCGCAATTTGAGGATTTCCGCGACCGCAGATTTTACCCCATCAACCGGAGCAGTGGCACGACTGATGCCGATCTGCCACAACGCGTCCCGAATCTCTTCTGCCTTTTCAATACAGACTTTACATGGTCCTGGCATTCGGGTTACTTCTCCTCCTGTGCTGCTGGCTCTGCCTGGATTGGATAACCAAATGGATCATGGATAACCAATTCTACGGTTCCAGAGTCAGTATCAATAATATTTGAGATAGGCCGCGCTGCGACCGGAGCGGAGAGCGCGGCGCGCTTCCAGCAGTCGCAAGGCTTCTTTACGGTGCCAGCGAATACCTCAGCCAAGGCTTTTTTTCTGTACCTCCCGAAGTCGGTCAGTCCCTCGTCATCTAAGCAGGATAAAATCTCCCATTCCCTCTCATCAGCTTTCGATAGATCGGATAGATCGGGCAAGTGACTATTGCAGTCATGGGCGTGTGGAGCTTTCTCCAGCACCTCCCGCAGGCGATCCCGCTCGGCCCGCACCGGCTCGGCCCGCAGGCGGCGGATTTCAGCAATTAACTCCGCAGCATTGCTTGACGTTCCTGCCTGCCAGTTTCGATACGCGAAGTCGTATTCCAGTTCTTTCAGTCTCTCGTCTGTCACTTCCATACCGATAAATTTACCGCAAAAGAGATTATGTTGTCAAGGTTTTTTGGTTTGCAATAATAGAACAAGAATGAGAGTTACCCGAATGCCTGAGTACTGTTGCTGGCGGATGATGTTGTCCCGGTGCCGAAACCCAAAGGATCAATCTTACCCGCGCTACGGCGGTCGGGGCATTATCGTATGCCAGCGATGGTATGCGTTCCTGAATTTCCTTGCCGACATGGGGCCGCGCCCGAGTTTAAAGCATACTCTTGACAGGAAAAATAACGACGGGAATTATGAGCCGGGAAATGTTCGATGGGTGGCGACAAGAAGTGAACAGTGTCGCAACCGGCATGACAACCGGATGCTCACAGTAGATGGCGTTACAAAACTGGCGATGGAATGGGCGCAAGAATACGGACTGGCGAGGGAAACCGTTATCCGCAGGATGGATCGTGGATGGGAGAACCCCCTCCTTCCAGTAAAGAAATAAAGCCTCCGTTGTTACGTTCCAACAACAGAAAATTTGCTATAAATAGATAAGCCTAAATGCTTTATGTCAATATAAATCAATGCCCGACAGCGCCGGGGTTACTCAGTTGCGGGACGAGATGCGTGATGCCTTTCAGGTGCGTGATGAGCGCGTCAGGGAATTGGGTAACGAATTGCATCGGCACCAGGACGTGTACCGCACTGACATGGGTTTTGTGAGAGCAGAAATCAGCAGTGCCAAAGAGGCGGCGGCGAACCTCGCCGGTCAGATTCAGGGATCACTGGGGATGCTCAGATGGCTGATCGTTATCCTCGGGGGCATTGCAGCCACTTCGGGTGTAATCGGGCTGGTTCATCACTGGTGACATGTCCGACCTCGTTTCAGTCGCGCTCATAACGGTCATCCCCGGCACCGCATCCGTGATATTCGGCTTTCTGAATAACGCACTGGCGCGACGGAACGCCGATCAAATTGCCGACATCCAAAAGAAAACAGACGGCATGAAAACCGTGCAAGATGCACTTTTGAAAGCCACATCCGACGCGCTCCTGAAAATCACCGCTGAATCCGAACACGCCAAGGGTTTGCTACAGGGGAGCGAAAATAGGGGAGAATAGGAATCATGCTTATACTCCTAATCGTTCTTTTGCTTCTTTTCGGCGGTGGCGGCGGCTACTGGGGATATTCCACCTGGGGGCCGCGCGGCGGGATTGGCATCTTGGTTGCGGTGATTATTCTGCTGTTTCTGTTCGGGCGTGGGCGGTTCTGACGCTGCTAAACCGCCGTATTAAACAACGCCACCTCGTCCGCCCGCCGCTTCACCAGCCCGCCCATAACGTGCCCGCCGCTCTGATTCCAGCGCGGGAACTCTGCCGCCGCCCATAAATATTCCCCGGCGTTCAGTTTCCGCAGTAACGTCGATTCCGCCAGATTCTCCACCCCAACGTTGAAAGCAAAACAGAACACCGCGTCAAACTGATTCTGATTCACATCGGCCGTTACCAGCCGATCCACCAGCGGCAACCGCTCGTTCACATCCGAATTGAGCAACTGTGCGGCCTGATCAGGCGTGATGGTTTCGCCGGGGAATACATCCAGGCCAGTGTGCCCCCATCCGATAGACAGTGTTCCCGGATGGTCATCCCCGGCTTCCACAATCTCCCCGGTCATGTCATCGTATGTCCGGAGTCTCAACGACTCGTCGCTTTTTAGCAGGGCATAGCCTTTGGGGCCGAGGATGCGCATTAATTTTGGCCCACGGGTCCGACTTGAACGGACTGTTCGACTCCGGCCCATGTATTCTGCCGTTGCCAACCCGCAGTACGACGGCTCAGGTAATAGGCCCTTTCCATGATCCGGTTCGATCTCACCAGGACTGTCCCGCGTATTTCGTTATTTCTGTACCGTCAAAATTACCCGTTCAGCCTCGTCGCCCTTGTCTTTGAACCCCGGCTCGTCCCACTGGTCGATAATCAGGATGCGGCCGGCTGCCAGCATCTTAACGGTCGTGACGGCGAGGAACGGGTCCGGATTGACGGCGCGGTAGTCCGACACCAGGTAGATGGTGTCCTCGGGTGCGCAATCCATGAACCGCTCCACGTCGGCCAAAACGTGATCCGGAATCGCGCTCTGGTATTGCTGGTTGTCCACGTACCCGGCGTGGTCGGTCTGCCGAACGTTGGCGGCGAGAACGAACTTTGTATCCTTCTCCCGCATCGGCTCCCACACCCAGCGGTAGTTCGCGCCCTGCTTCAGCGCCTGCCGGAACAGATAGGAATCGACGCTGGCGAAGTCGTAGACCTTCAGGTGCGCGTCGTGGACCGCCTGGAGTATCTGAGCTTCCTCCACCGCTCCGGAATCGAGGGAAATCCGCTTGGCGCGCACGATATAGTCGGCAGGGGCCAGAACGATGCCGTCCCAGTTCTTTGCCGATAACTTAACCTGCCGGATGGTCGGGCCTTTGTGGTCGTCTTTGCGGGTTTCGAAGGGGACTCCGTAGATGGTTGTGGTTGAATTGACATACGTCAGATTGCTCAAGGTCATGCCAGTGCTCGCGCAGCCGTTCGTCGATGAACAGACGCTCAGGTTGCCGTCAGTGATCGTTTGCGCTGCGCACAGGGCGGCAGACGCGAAAAAGAGAAAAAGCGTTGGTGTTCTCATATCGTTTAGGTTACCTCAAATTTCCGGTGCTTACTTCTGACAGGTCACATTGAATCCGCTGAACTGCGGAGTGCCGCCCTTGTCGGCGCAGAGTTGCGCAACTTTAAACTGGAGCGCGTACGCCCGTTGCTGCTGCTGATTGTTGGCCTCCAATTGCTCCTTCTGGTTTGCCAACTGGACCTTTTGCAGGGCCTCAGATGCCACGCAGGCATCAGACTGCTTTGGCTTCGTCATGGAGACTAGATACGGCTCCGCAACCAGAGCCGCGACAAGCATTGCGACCGTCACCAGGAACACCACGGGCCGCACTCCCGGCGATGGGTCAATCGGTGTCGGTTGAGTCTCTTCTTCGTTTTCTTCCATTAAGTTTTCTCCTTTCCTAAAATGCGGGCGATCCTTCTGGATTCCACCCGCGCCTACGTGCTAATTGAACGAGTTAACTGAATCGGCTTGCCGGGACCGCTCTCGATGAACTCCGTATCGATAAAATACCGCATACACCCCTACGCCTTCGGCGCCGGAATCAGCGTCATCTGAAACTCGACAACCTGAAACTGCTCGGTCAGATGCTCGGCCGTTTCCGTTTTCAGCGCCGCCGCGTAATCGGCCTGGGCTTCCGCCAGCGTTGCGCGGCGGTCGCCGTAGTACCAGTGCGAGAGGGTGCCGTCCGCATTGTAGGAGAGCACCTGAATGCAGGAGTAGAAGGGGGGTTGAACTTTCGGTGTTGTTGCCATTAATGAGACCTCTTGATTAAAAAGAACTGGTGGAGGGTTACCGGGCCGTTCTCAACGCACCCAGCGTGAGCACTCACGGAAATTTTACCCGCGCGAGCTTTATTCCCCTCCATAACTTGGTTAATCCTTACGGAAATATCCACGCCACGGCGTGATCTGAATCCCATCTCAAATAGCCGTCATAGTTCATATGCCACCTGAATTTTCCCGGCGACACTTCATCCCGGCTGCTCCATGACGGAACATGCGCCACGATCTGATCGGCCAAATATTCCTCACCGTCAGCGATGATGCACCACGGACGGTCATCTGATTTTTCCGTGTTGAGCCTGATCTTTATGGCTGGCATTTCACCCGCACAGGTAATCAATCCACTTACGGGTTCCGGTTTCCACGTAATCAGCCAGTTCCTGCCGCCCGTCGTGGATCGCCCCGACGCGATTGTGCAGCAGCGCCATGCCGACGTGGGCAACGCTCGCCTGGTCCCACGGTTCATCTGCCCACCATGTACGCGGTGCCCATTCCATCGCGCCCGTAACCACGCTTGGAACCCCTTCGGCAATGCCATCGGCACATACCACGCAGAACGTCTCATCGAACGAGGGGGACATCAGCAGGTCCATTGACCCGACCGTGCGCCGGAATTTCGGCCACGCATCCCACTTCACTTCGACAATGCGCGAGCCCGGCAATTCCTCAAAAAGTTCCTTGCGGGCCTCATTGTGCTTGCCATCTGTGTCCCAGTGGCCGGTGTTCACGTGTAGTTCAAGTTGAACACCCAGGCGTCGGGCCATCGTGAGGGCGGCTTCCGCAGCAACCAGTTGATTCTTCCACGGCCTGCCAGCACCGAAACTGCCAACCCGAAGCGGATCGTAATCCCGGCGCGCTACGACCGGGTTGCGGAAAGTTTCAATATCGTACAGGTTCGGCAGGAGGACATGATCGGACCCGAAGTTTCCGTTCAGCCATTTGGTAAATCGTTTATTGTTGCCTGCCACGCGCACGTTATGCATGGCTGTTTCCATCTCCATCACGCGCTTGATATTGCGTACCCCGCGATCATCAATACTGAGATAAGCAAGCCCGGAATGGTTTAGCTGAACAAATTCCGTATCTGCGTGCTTGCCTGCCATTTCCGCGAACTTTTGCGGCGGAATGAATCGGGGGTTGTTGATAACGACGTGCGTTATCGGTCGCGCCGCACGCCAACTGTCTGCTTCCAGCCGCTCCATGAGCTGATCGGCCCCGGTCACCTTCCACGCTTCGGCATGGACCCCGGCGCGGCGGAGTACCCTCGCAGTCCCGTTCACGGTCACGGCTAATCCGGCGTCGGAGCACCCCGGAAGCGGCTGGCCCATGAGTTCACTTGCAAGAATCACGCGAACAGATGCCAGCGAAGGTGCGGCATGATGAGGCCGGCGAGCGGCGGTGCTTTCGTTCGTGAAGTCGGGGGTTCTCATCGGGTAATTGCGATCCTCAACTCTTCCACATTCGGAATCAAATCCCAGATCGTCCAGGTACGCTGCCCGGTACCCAGGTTTTTTCGCATCACCGGAACCAGCGTATCGGGAACTCCAATGTAAGCCGCCAGTCTCGGCAGTACCGTCGCAGGCGCGCTGAACAGTTCCTCGAAAGTTACCTCATGGGGTCGCAGCAACCCCGCCAGTGCGTTCCATCTCGACTCCGAGCGCTCGTGATACTCTCTCAGCCTCGGGATGTCCAGCGGTGGTAATTGCAATCGCTTTGCCCTCCACTCGTCGTACAATGCGCGCGTCCACGGATGCGCGCCCCAGGTTCCGTGCTGCTCCGCTACGCCCTTCGAAATGAGGCGAGCCACCTCGTCCTTCCGGCGAAGGTGAACATGTCTGTATCCGGCGCGGGTTGAAATTTCAGCCAGCGCATGATTGAACTCTGCCGAAAGATTCTCGTAACAGTGCTTTATCAGAATCCGACCGTCACAAATTGCCCGAAGTTCCCGATCCCGATCACTCGGAGTTAATCGCTTTCCGACATAGGAAAACTGCCGGTCGCCAACGTTGCCAAAATCAAACGGTTCAATCTCCGCCGGTGAATGCTCAGACACCGAACAAAGTGAGTAGAACAGGGATATTGAACCTGTTCGCTGGCGGCACCAGATGATGAAGGGGTGGCTCATTAAAACTACGGCCGCCCATCCCGTTCCCACTGCGCGACAACGGCGGTCGCGAGTGCGCGGACTGCCGGCTCGCCGCCCAAACACGCGGCGAGTGCGGCGAATCGCTCAAACCTGCGGTCCAGTTCTGGCGTGACTATTCCAAGTCCCAGCCTCTTTACGATGTGTTGCTTAATCTCGTCCCAGGTCATGACCGTCCCTCAGCCTTGTCGATTGCCGCGCGGCAGGCTCGGTATATAGCGGCATGGGACTGCGTATTGGCCGGATCACCGGATGAGCACGCGAATACAGCTTTCAGCGCAAACAAGAGGTCTGGCGCGGCCGCGATCAGATGGGCATCCGCATAGGCCATCTCAATCGGGTCCGTCCCGTATACTTCGCAGATCTCCATTTCGCACGGCCCGGACAAAGCGTTCACTATCAGCGGATTTTCCGGGTCTACCGTCCACGGTGCTTTCGTGTGATTTATTGTGCTCATAACTCGCCCGCAGTACCAACACCAGCGGCCGTAACGTTTTTACTGATTCGGAGTTTCCGCCGCCGTGGCCACGGCCGCTAACGCGACAAGGGCATTCTGGCAGGCGACCTTAAACTGAGGCCCGATGCCGGTAGTGACAATCAGTGCCTCCATTGCGGCCGTGACGGTGGATATCCCGAGATTCAAAAGAAATTCTTTCCACTGCATGATTTTACCTGTCCTTTGGAACGTTAATTGAATAAGTATGGGGTGGCGCAGTCGGACTCGTGGGCACAGCTGGAACCGCCGAAAGAACCGAATACGGCCCCGCGCATCTCCCGGCCTGCATCTGCATCATGACGGGGATGCCGTCCGCCTGGTACGCTATCAACTGCTTCAGCGTCAGATTCGCCTGGACGTTCGGCAAGATGATGTTGATGAACTCCGCACCGACCACGATCCCGGCTCCGGTCCCGACACCCGCCCCGATCAGGCCGATAGCCTTTGCGTCAACAACTGATGAGGCGCCGGCTTTCAGCCAGCCGGTAATGATGTTCTTTCGGGATGTTGACTGCGAATTCCCCACCAGCGAAAGCGCGTCCTGCGGACTGAATACCTGTATCCCCGCTGCTGTCCGTATCGCTGCGATCATGTCTCCCACGGTGTAGGTGATATTCGAGTCTCCCCGGTTGCATCCAACTACTTCCGCGAACTTTGCCCACTGGGGGAGTCTGCCGTATTTTTGCTCGACCAGTTTCAGCGGGGGCCAGTTGATGATGATGTCTACGGGAACTGTGGCGGCGGTTGAGACGGCTGGGACTGGCTCCGCCAGGTGTTGCGCTGCCAGCAGGGCGGGGAAGAAGAGTAGGGCGAGGCGCATTCAGAACCCCGACACGCTGTCACAATTGGAACCGCTATCGTAGCTTGACGAATCCGACGAACACGTATCGGATGACGATGGCGCACCCCAATTTGAAGATGCGCCGCCTCCGTCACTATCGCCCTTTCCGAAACTGTGAAAAGCGGGAGTTTCGCATTGCTGCGCTGTCGCGGCATCACTCACAACCTGCGTTGCCATGCCGATCACCATTCCGTCCGTGAATCCCGAATCGACTTGGATGACATCTACGGTCGTGGTTGGCGCATAAACGTATCCTGAAACCGGGTGCTGGTGTGACGTGTAGGGTTGCCCGAACGTGACTATCGGCTTGGCAATTAGCCGCTTCGGTTTCGGCTTTCGGAATACCCACCAGAGGACTAACGCAGAGATAACAATCCAGAATGCCAGAATCGAAATCAGTTCTATCATTTCCCCATCGCCCGCGCCTGTAATGCCATAAACGTGTCGTAACCAGTCAGAACCGCCAGCCGGTTCCCGCTCCCGTCCTGGATCACGAGTATCAGATCGCCCAAATCCCGAAGCGATTCAACGGTATGCAACCGAAGACTGCTGGTGCCAATGAATTTTATCCGGTTGTCGATTGCTGGCGGAAAACTGTCGTCCATCTCGAAGCCTCAGTATCGTTCAGTGGAATGCAGGATGTCAACAATATTTTGACAATCTCCCGATACATATATTGCTACAATCAGATAAAATGCCAACCACAGAAGCCCGCAGGATAGACGCGCTGATTGCGGAGAAGGTCATGGGAGTTCCCAGCCCGACCGATTATCAGCACGCGCGGCCCATGCACGCCAGTGGTTGTTGGCGCTGGGACTGGGATGGGGATAAGTGGGTTCCCCTGGAGTATTCCAGTTACGCCGTCTGGTCCAAGCAACTTCGCGAGCGGATGCGGGAATTGGGTTGGTTTTACGTACTCCAGTGTCGGCAGTCAGACAAGCAGATTTCTGCATGCATCTGGCGGCCAGTCGAAGATGAGCACGCGATAACGATAAACGAGGGATACGCCATTTCCGACACCGAAGAAATGGCAGTGGCCCTCGCCGCCCTCAAAGCCCTCGGCGTCTCCACGGATACCGACCCGGCTGAATCAGCACAACATCCCGTCCGGCCCTGAGTCTGTCAATCACCCAGTCCCAACTTTTAATGCCGGGGAGCATCAGGTAGATTCGCTTTCGGCTGTATTCGGTGATTTCTTCGGTGTAGTCAGGCATCGCGGAACGGGTTCCTGTAACGCGACTCGACTTCTGCGAGTGATTCGTGGCTCGTGTCGTATTTGGTGACAAACGGCCACGGATGCTTCCTGAGCATGGATTCAAGTGTTGCCTGATCCAGTGCGCTCTCTATCTCAAAAGCTATCTCCATTTATTCCTTCCCCATCTTCGTAGTTGGCGGGAGTGCCCGCGTTCCGGCCCCGATCAATTTGTGGCCGAGCTTCATGGCCTGTTGCGGCGTCAAATAAACTGAAAATCCGCGAACTGAGTGAACTGGCGGCGGTTCAAGAATCACCATATCGCTTTCGGTTCTGACCTCCAGTTCATGCTGATGAATCGTCATTGATTGCCTCCATCTGATCACCACACCACTTCGCCCACGCCATATGCGCGGCCGTGGATGACACTGCCGCCCGCCACACCCCGCTAACCAGCCCGTAATCGATCAGGCCAAGTTTTTGAAGTGTGCGAACCGTGTTTCTATGAAGATTTGAATCGTCATTAATGCAAATCCGCGAAAACGTGTTCTGCTGAAACTTCGTCAGTTTCGGAAGCAGGGCCAGCACGCGATCGTATTCAGGATTACTCATATCGTCCCCGCCTTCTTCGCAATATTCTCGATCGCCGCCGCTTTGACCGCTTGCCTGAATAAATCCGCACCGCCACGTATGTGCTCAGTGGAAACGCTCCCACGATCCCGATTCGGAGTCGGTAGTCCCTTTTGCCTGCGCATCTCTGTCAAATACGCCGAAACCGTCGAACTGACAGCCCCACACCGCTTGGCGATGGTGGGTCCGTCAAGACCGTAGCGGGCGTGGAGTTCCCACCATCGCGTTCGGGCTTCTTCTGTGTATTGGCGCATCTATTTCTCTCCAGGTCCGGCAAACTTCTTAGTATCCCCAATCCCCTGCTCCACGGACTCCACCAGAATATAAATCGCCCCATGGCGCTTCAAATTTCGCTCACAGATAATCTGATCATCCCGCTGCTGATCATTTCCGGCTTTGACTTCCCATCCACAGAGAGTACCCGGAGCCACCGTCGCCCCCGGCGCATGGCCGATCACTCCAGTGATATCCGGCCCCCCGACCAGGCCATTGGTGATCGGTCGCATCAGACATACACGCGCTGTTTGGATATCGCCACGGTCCAGCGCGGACATGGCCTGCTTAACGTAGGTCCACGGGACGGCTTTCCCGTTAAACTTCGTGTCCCAGTTCATCAGGGTTGTTGGATAGAGCTTGCCCAATGCGTCAACGAAATTATCGGTGAGTGCCGATGCCGGAGTCTTGGCTCTCACACCACACCTGCTGTGATCATCCGTTGCGCCTCTTCTTTCCACTCTTTGCGCGGCCACCAGTTTGTTTCTGCATGGAACTGTATCGAAGCGTAACCAGGCTTGTATGGTGTCCCGTCACGCTTCTTCGTCGTAGTCGCTATTTTGAACAGTTCGATGTACCGGGATTTCAATTTTTTCTCATTTCTGAGTTGTGCGGGGGATTTACGCTTTTCTGTTTCGTCGCCCTTTTCCCGCTTGCGCATCTCACCTTCAACCACCCGAACCGTGCGCGATTTGACCGGGTTCTCGTGTCCGCACGAGGGGCACTTCTTCGGGCCGTAACGGAACCTTCGGGCACACCGCCTGCACGTTACGATGCCCGGTGACGTATCGGCATCATCCGCGATAACTTTCCGCTTCACCCCGGCATTCAGGTCCCATTCGCGATCCTCGTCCACATCGCCGTGCTCAAAGTGGCAACCGGCGTGGTCCAGAATGAGGCAGTCAGACTTACCCTTATACGGGCGCAATGCGCGTCCGCACATCTGGAGAAAAAGTCCGACTGACTTTGTTGGCCGCGCAAGAATAATACACGAAGTAGGCGGGGAATCGAATCCCTCGGTCAATACTCCGACATTAGACACAATTTCCGTCTCGTGGGTTTCCAGCCTGCGCAGAATAGCATCTCTCAGTTCAGGGTCCGTCGTACCGTCAAGGTGTTCAGCACGGACACCTTTCTCTTTGAACTTCCCGACAAACCCCTTGCTGTCCTCGATCCCCGCCGCGAATAATATCGTTCTCCGGCCTGCCCCGTACTTCAGCCAGTTATCGACAATGGAGCCAACAATAGTCGGATTGCTGTAGATTTGGGAAAGCGCGGTCGTCTCGTAATCACCGCTCGCCCCGACCTTTATTTTCTTCGTTTTCGGAATATATGGTTCATACACCGTTACCGGCACAAGGTACGGGGTTCCGGTTTCGGGGTTGATTCGGCGCATCATATCCCCAACGGACGGACACGATACCATGTCCTCGAACATATCCCCCAGCCCCTTTGAATTGTTTGCACGGCACGGCGTTGCGGTCAGTCCCAGTACGACGGCATCGGGATAGCATTCCAGAATCTTCTGATACGAGTCGGCAGGCGCACGGTGGCACTCGTCAACGATGATGAGGTCGGCACGCGGCTTGATTTTCCTCTTTACCAGCGTTGGCACGCTGGCGATGGATACGGTAAGCCACGGTTTCCGGCGAGGATCAGACGCCATGATGACATTGGACTCGATCCCGTTTTCAAGGAGTTTGTTGTACCCCTGGTTAATCAGTTCCTTGCGGTGGGCCAGCCACAACACGCCAGTGCCCCTTGCGACGGCAGACTTTGTGATCTCAGAACCAATGACGGTCTTGCCGGTGCCGGTGCCGGAATGAATGATAATGCGCTTCTTCTTCTCGAAGACAATTTTATGCCGGGTAGCCTCGATGGCTTCGGTCTGATAGTCGCGGAGGATCATACCGCAACGAGTTCTCCGTCGTCATCGTCGTCATATTCGTCATCCCAATCCACCGTATACGTTCCCAGCCCGTACGCGCTCCGCGTCACATGGACACTCTCGCTCACCCATCCGCTAACCGGCACGGTTGGCCTCTCGCCCCGATCCCATGCCTCACAGTCGGCCTTGTGGCGTGCACGTTCCTCGTCCGTACTGCTCTCGTGATCCGGTGAGAACTCGCGCGGATCGCCGCCGGGGAAGAATCCGTAGATGGTTTCAATTGCCAAAGCAGTCCTCGCAATCTTCATCGTGGCAATGAAAATCGGTCGTACTCCAGCGCTCGCCCGTCCGCGCTTTGTAGTCTTTATCCGCTTCATCGCAATCATTGTGCCTGTTGCAACTTCGTTTTGTGCTTGGCACGTGAGTCGCGGGCAGCCCGGAACTTCCAGTCATCCCTTGCTGTCTCTGCATCTCATCCGCACAGGCCATGACCGCACACAAAGACACGGCGATTCCCCACACGACAGGCAATAGTCGGGCTCATCGTCATCATACCCCCGCGTCAATTCATCATATTCCGACTGATCGAACCCGCAGAGCGTGTTATCGGGACACGCTCTGCACAGATCGTCTATGCAGACGCGGCCTTGTTTAGCAGAGGAACAGAGGTCTCTCATAAGCCTCTCTCGTAGCCGCGTTGCTCGGCATCATAAATCCGCTCTCGATCCCGTAGCGCAGCTTCTTTTAGCTTGACCATTATATCTGCAACCGGGATATTCCCGTCCCCCAGCGGGTCTACCATTATAACGACTGCCATTGCGGCCTCTCCCTGGTCCATTGGCGAATGATAAGTGGCGGCCAGGCAAAAGATCAATGCTCCTATGGATACGGTCACGCACACGTACTCTCTGGCGTTATTTAGCACCCCAAATCCCTCACCGCGAAATAAAGGAAAGCCATCCCCAAAGCCACCAGGCCCAGCTTCGCCCACGTCTTCCATAGCGCCTGCCTCTCGATTTGAGCGTTCAACTCCCGGATCTTATTGCCGAGTTCGGAAGCGTGGGCATTCAGTTCGGCTACCTGTTCTTCGTGGGACTGGATCAGGCGGTGCTTTTCGATCTTCAGGAGCTCTTCCATCGGATCAAGGCTCACACTTACTCCGTGGGCGCGGATGGTGTCAGAGGGGGTCATGCAATATTCTCCCGTAGTATTTTCACAAGCAGTTTTTCCGCTCCGTCCCGATCTGGCTCATCGGGCAAGGGGGATGCGTCTCTCGCACTCCGCATTCCGGTGAATAGTTCATCCGCATGGGCTTTGATACGCTCAAGGCTCCATCTTCCCAGTTTGATATCAAGAAGTTCCGCCGCATCGGGGCGGAACACGATCAATTCGCCGGTTCGCAGATATTCAGCGGCCATCCGAAGCAAGCGGATGCAATGCGCGGCGTTCTTGGCATCGTAACCGTGATCCAATACCAGATGCTTGCGTTTGTCGCCCAAATACCCCAGATTCTCGCCTTTCTTCATGTAGTGACGAAGGTGAGTGATGAGCACGTCATCGGTATGCGCGGAGGCATTGCGTGCCTCACCGGATGCAAGATCATAATCGTCCGGGTACTCGATTCGATTGCCCTTTTCATTGGGATGAATACCGCGAAATTTAGCCTCGTAAGTGAGTGCCAGATAATCACGGATTTCAGCCGGTTCGCGCGTCTCCATCTTTGACAACTGCTGATGAGCATAACCCGCAAAGGCATTGTAAACGTGCTTGCCGGCGAATAGATCCCGATGCCGGATCATTACGTCTGCCGCCGAAGTCCTGAACAGGTAATCTTCCGGCCTCAGCCACAACATACTTAGGACGTTGGGATTGCCCTGAAGCAGCAATGAGAACATCTTGCGGATTTCGTAAAATACGCAATCGTACTGATGCTGTTTTACTTCTTTCGTGCCTCGCTGGCCCCATTCCCGCAGGCCGAAGTAATTCTCTGGTGAACCGATCACCACACCCATCAGGTCCACATCATCAATCGATTTAGGGTCAAAGCCGGGAACGTACATGTTGTGAGCGATACTACCCCGATAGGCAAGCATGAATGTTCCATCAGGGATAAAAGCCCGATGCTCGGGGTTTTTGATGTTGAAGATTTCGGCTGTTGTTGTCACGCAATCTCCCCACAACGGACGCACTTGATGATCATTCGCTTGGTGGACAGCGAATCAATCGCTTCCACGATGCCCTCCGAATCCCAGATTATACGTGTATCCTGGATCAGTCGAAACACGGGGGACAAATCTTCCGGCGGTTGCGATGACACCTCCAGAGTCTCGAATTTATGCCCAAACAAGCGTCCAATTGTTCCTGCGCATTCTTTCATTCTGTCACCTCCTCCGCATTCACGGCCTTGAGCGATGGTCATAATTTCCTTTCAAAACTAACACCGGAACCCCGCGCCCGACACGGGATTAAAAACGGGGTTCCGAATACCGCCCGGTCTCACCAGCGGGCGGCGAACTTTACGAGGCGGGTATCTAATCCGCCACTATTGCTTCCCCCGCCCGCTCACCGCCGCCCTTAATTGTATTTGCGCTACACCGCGAGCGGCGATGCTGGATTAGCGGACGGGAACCTGTAAAATATCATGACGGGCGGCCTACTCATCTTCAGCCGCCCTTACTTCCTTGACCGGTGCCGCCCGGCCGTCAGTTCTTCAATCTATATCCCAGAGTTGTGCTGTGACAGCGTGTCATCCCATATCCTCCTTTCCAGTAAAATTTTGGCATACATTTCACCCAACGGTATGCCAGCGTTGTCCAGTTCCAGCAATGGACGCCCTGGCTGGGAAAAGAGGAAACCAGATGCAGGGCCGTCAACATCGCCTTCTAGTGAACCCTAAAACGGCGACCCTTCCGCCACGACGCCAGTAGCCTTCGGCTTCTCCGCCGCCTTCATCTCCCGATAAGCCGCCGCGAACTTCGGATCGGTTTCCTTCCCCGTTCCCAGTTCGGCGGGAGTGACACCAGCAGCACTGAGAATCTTTCCCCACAACTCAAAGCCAAGCCGTTCCTTCTCCGTCATGATCGCCGCCACCATTTCGGGGCGGGATCGCCAGGGGGATTTCTCTTTCTCGGGGGCCGTTGCGGTTGCACTCTTCAGTTTTTCCCCGATCTCGGTAATTTTGGCCGCAGATGCCGTAGCCGCACCCGTGGACTGCCTATTCTCTTCCTCTGCCGGCACATCATCATCAAACTCCGCGTCCGTAAATTCCGCCGCGATTCCGGGGGCCAGCGTCTCCGGAGATGCATCGTAAATCTCTGCGCTGACAGGGGCAGCGATGACCTGCTGCGTCTCGCCCAACTTCGACGGAACCCACGAGTTCTCAACCAGAATCTGATTGAGTCGCTTCATCCCCGCCGCCCGCAACTCCAGGGATACGCACGGCTGCACGGATGGTTTTCCTTCGTGGTTCGCCCGGAAGCTCCCGAGTACCAAATCCATCGGAATCCCCACGATAGAGAGGTCGCGCTTTTCGGCCGCCACCTTGATCTCCGTGAACGAGGAAAACAGCATGTTCGCCGTGACATCGCCGGTGCTGCTGAAGTAGGCCGTCGCGCCGATGCGGAGCGCGTATGCCAGTTGGATATTAATGGTCGAATGACGCTTGCACTCTTTACCGGAGAAGGGGCATCCGCCCAAACGGCACGGTGAAAACAAGAACATCTTCTGTCCGGATTTTTTCGCTTCTTCCCATCCCGGATTTTCTTTTGATCCCATCGTAATGGCACGCTCCGCAGTGATGCCGTCTCCGTGGCACTTCAACTCCGTTGCGGACCAGTAGGCGTCTTCCTGATACAGCGGGTTGTCGCTCGTGAGAACAACAGGCAGGCGCTTGGGAAGGTCGCCATGCGCCTCGATAGCGTCGAAGTCCGGCTCGAATACCTCAACCGGCTTGCCATCTGACCCTTCCACGATGGTGCGGCGCGTAAAAGTAAAGTACGGGACTTTCTGGGGCCGGTTGCTGACCGCCGCTTCGTTCTTATGCGCATTGTGCCAGACTTCTGCGGCTTCTTTTGTGTTCTGCTGGCCATTCTGGCCGCCCCGAAACACCGTTTTCATCACGAGTTTGTCTTTACCGCCCGGATTCTTCTCCCATACGCCGTGACGAATATGCCATGTGCCGTTGAACAGGAACACACTGATTGCGCGGCCCTTCGGGACTCCGATGCCGACTTTCAGGACTCGCGGAGTGCGGACGATTGGCTGTTTGGTTTCGGGACTGAACGTGATGCCGTAGAGGCGTCCGAAGTCGGGTTTGGTTAGTTGGGTGGTTAGTTGGGTGGACATGAATTTATCTCAGTATCTGCGCGCCTTTTCGCGCTGTGATTTTGCAATCCTTCGGAACTCCCCTCGCGTCCACGTAACCCGCCTTCTCCGCCTTCAGTTCGGTCAGGGCGGTGCAGCCCCTCGCGTCCACGTAACCCGCCTTCTCCGCCTTCAGTTCGGTCAGGGCGGTGCAGCCGCTCGCGTACACGGTAGTCGCGCTGTCCGCCTTCAGTTCGGTCAGGGCGGTGCAGCCGCTCGCGTCCACGTAACCCGCCTTCTCCGCCTTCAGTTCGGTCAGGGCGGTGCAGCCCCTCGCGTCCACGTAACCCGCCTTCTCCGCCTTCAGTTCGGTCAGGGCGGTGCAGCCGCTCGCGTACACGGTAGTCGCGCTGTCCGCCTTCAGTTCGGTCAGGGCGGTGCAGCCGCTCGCGTCCACGTAACCCGCCTTCTCCGCCTTCAGTTCGGTCAGGGCGGTGCAGCCGCTCGCGTCCACGGTAGTCGCGCTGTCCGCCTTCAGTTCGGTCAGGGCGGTGCAGCCGCTCGCGTCCACGGTAGTCGCCTTCTCCGCCTTCAGTTCGGTCAGGGCGGTGCAGCCGCTCGCGTACACGGTAGTCGCGCTGTCCGCCTTCAGTTCGGTCAGGGCGGTGCAGCCGCTCGCGTCCACGTAACCCGCCTTCTCCGCCTTCAGTTCGGTCAGGGCGGTGCAGCCGCTCGCGTCCACGGTAGTCGCGCTGTCCGCCTTCAGTTCGGTCAGGGCGGTGCAGCCGCTCGCGTCCACGGTAGTCGCCTTCTCCGCCTTCAGTTCGGTCAGGGCGGTGCAGCCGCTCGCGTCCACGTAACCCGCCTTCTCCGCCTTCAGTTCGGTCAGGGCGGTGCAGCCGCTCGCGTACACGGTAGTAAACCCCGATTTCTCTCTTCGGGCCAGTGCCGCCCTCGCACGCTTTTCCGTCGTCTCAGGATTATGCCATTCGGGCAATAAATCCTGATCGACTTTGTAGTCCCATGCTTTCAGGCTTGGCCACTTCTTTATCGTCGCGTTGGGTGATATCTCCACGCGGATAATATTCGGTCCTCGCGGGCCATCCTCATGCAGATCGTTTTCCGCGATGATATGCGTGTGTGAGTCTGATTTGTCAGACCAGAACTCACGGTCCTTTGTGATTACGAAACTGGCGAATTTGCACATTTACTTTTTCCTCGGAGACGTACGGGGTTCAGGAAGAAACTTATGAAGAGCCATACAGACGTAATCTTCCAGCGTCATATGCCTGAGCGCCGCTTCAGCCTTCGCCCGATCCCTCAGGCTTTCTTTTATCCGGACCTGAACTGTTTTCTCCACGAAATTAATCATGCACCATATGTTGCACCTGTGTCAACAATTATTTTACCGCCCCACCTTCGGATTCCCATCGGGCGACGGCGAAGCCTCTGAATATTTCCTTCGCTGGCCTTTTGTCGGGACGTCAAATTTAATTCGCTCCCGTGCGGCGCGGAGGCATTCGTCAGTTGCGTGTTTCCCCATGCCCGACCGTCGAAGATAAATCATAACCTGTGTTTGCAGAGCGCATACCTCTACCCTAGTCAAGTTTTGTGTGCGAACCCTTCTGGTTATTGCAAAACAAGTGAGCCGGAAACCTGTTTTCCTTCACGTCCTTACCCCCGGCCGACCGTGGAACCAGATGGTCAATCGTGCCGAACAGCGGATGACTGGAACTGACGATTATCTCACTGATCCGGAATCCGCGAATGGAGCACCACTTCGGGTCGGCGGCGAGAGCACGCGGGGGTCGGCGCATCGCTCACATCAACCCCAACCGCTTGAACTCAGCCGTGAGTACCTCACAGGTAGAGCCGGGGAACGGAGGGCTGTTCTGCCTCAACATCCACATGCCGAAGCCCGGATCGTCGGCAACGCACTTGTCTTTGGCTTTTCCGAATGCGTAGTACATCTCGCCGTCTTTCAAATACAGCTTCCCGGCGAGGTCAGCCGGTTGATTGTCACCCTGCAAGCAGAACTGCGCCTGCTCGTCCAGCCCCATTCCGCGCAAATCCTCATGCATCCCCATCTGCCCGAGCCACACATCGAGCGACGCCTCCGCGTCAGCAGCGGCCCCGTGCGCATTCTCGTGAGAGCGGCCACAATACTTTGCGACGGCGTTCTCCAGCTTGCGCGGGTCTTTTTTCTGGTAGATGCCGAACGCATCGATAATATTGATGCCAGTAACGTCCAACTTCAACCCCGACCGCCGGAACTCCGCATCAATGACCGGCAGGTCCAGCCGCCTGAGATTGTATCCGCCAATATCGCGCTGCTGCATTGCCCGATGAATCTTTACGGCGTGATCCCGAAACGGCGGGCAGTCCTTAACATCAGCGTCAGATATACCGTGAATCTCCGTGGATTCTTTAGGAATCGGCATCTCCGGGTTGAATCGCTGACAGAAGTATTTGCGGGCGTGATCGGGATGTAGAACGCAAGCCGCGAATTCGATGATACGGGCGGTTTCGGGATCGACCCCGATTGACTCCACATCGATGAAAACAATTGGGTGCGTCAGAGAGAGGAGAAACGGAGCAACGGGGCGTTTCAGGAAATCCGCATGGGCGGTCAACAGAGTCCGAAGGTGACCTTTGTACACTTCGAGCGGCGCTCCACAATGCGGCCCCCAAGTGGAAAGATGGTCTTCCAGAAGTTCACTGAAGGGGGTCATAATTGCGGGAATGCATCGCCGGTACGGAACTGTAAAGCCTTGATGCGCTTTTCTTCTTTGCTTGCCGTCCATGCCTTGATTGCCAGCGCAAGGATGTATACCTGTGTGGGACGACGGTAACCGGGGCGTATACCGCGTTGACTTAAGAGGAACTTGCGGAGATGGTATACGGGATCATCATCCATCAATCCAAGTCCTGAGCCAAGTCGCTCAAGGAAAGACTCAACCATTGCAGTCTTCCCTTCAAGGTATCCAGCATAGTGAATCAGTCCCGCGAATGACGATGTAAGAATTCGTTTCAACTGCGCCATTGAGGCTACACGGTTGGCACTCTCCCTGATTCCCGGGTGATCCCGAAGCGTGATTTCCAATTCCGCAATCGTTGGGTCAACGTTGCCCTTACTGTCCAGATTCCCATGCTGCCAACGGTACACCAAGCGGACCATTGATGCCAGTAGATACACGTTTTTTTCGCCGTGGACGGGCCCAAGAAAGTCACCGAACGACTTCGGGCGCCCGATGCCAATCGTGCCGTAGTCCTCCTCATCCACACCAGTAATGAGCAAAGTATCAAACGGCATTCCAGACTGGGTGCAGGCCCATAGCCGATGCTGGCCGTCTACCAGTCTTCCGCTGGTGTCAAAGCGGATTGCTTCGCCGTTCTGCCCGCGCCACCTGCCGGCTTTCATGTCGGCAGCAAGCCGCGCTACCCATGTTTCCCGCACCGGGCGGTTTTTTGTGTTCGTTTCGTCGAGCCACTTCATCGCCATTTCTGGCGTCACTGTAACCCATCGTGTAGTTGGCGTTTGTGTGTTGATCATTATCAGTTCTCCATTGGGAACAAACGCCGGGATATGCAGCCCGCTTCGCGTCTTTCGTAATGCCATTTAGGTGTCACCCTTCTTCCTCTGTAACAGAATCCAACTCCCCCACAACCTTCTTTTTCTTCTTCGGCAACACATACGCCGTGAGCAACGGTCGTGACGGCATCCCCGCCTCGTAGCACCCCTCAAGCGCGGGTGTCAACTCCGCCCCCGGCCATTTATTCTCAATCGCCAGATTCCGCAACAAAGTATACGACGGCGCGATCCGCTCGCCCTTGAGTCTCCGCGTACCCTGCCTGATCCGGTAGATCAGATTCTTGCGTTTGAGTTCGCCGTCTTCATCGGGCACCATGACGGATACGGCCTGCTTATCCCTCAGCATCATCTTGATGACCTGTTCGGTTTCTTCTTCGTCCTCAATGGCCTTAAGTACGGCAACGTGGCGTTCGCGGAGCTCAGCGATGAGCGGGCCGAGTCCATCCATCAGTGGCGGTTTTTTGGGGTTATCTTCGGGGGAGACGGATTCAAGCAGGGCGGCGCCCTGGCACTGGAGTCTCCACCCGCACCCCTCGCAGCGGTGGTCATCCGGCTCCAAACGATCCGGAATCTTCGATTCGTCCTTGAGTGTCAGCCAAAATTCAGGGCCGACCCGGAGAATCGCGTCACAGATACCCTTGTCGCGTTCAAACTCGAAGTAGATCGGCCTTGGTTCTTTCAATGGCGGCGGGGTACGGCCATCGATCTTCGCCATGACCTGTATGAGGTAGTAAGGCGCGAACTGGCTTCGTCGGCCGACCGCGAAGGCTCCCCAGGAAAGATCGTGGCAAAGAACCCCGTGCTGACCCTGCAAGAGGTAATCCGCAGGTAAGCCAGTGTCACTCACCTTACGGAACATCTCATCCCCGACTGCCTTGCCCTCGTAGACGCCCTGCGTGTCGTGCGAATCTCCAACTACGGGATGGATCAGCCGGTCGATATGGACTTGGAGCGATTCGTGTTCGACGTGTTTCTTCAACCCGACTTCTTCCAGCTTTCGGCCTGTGAGGTTTGAGTACGCAGTCGCTACCGGCGCTTCAAGGATCGTCCCCAATGCCATTGGTTCAGTCTCCAGTTCCGGGTAGTTTGGCTCAACTCCGGACAGCCTGTACCAAAGTTTTCTTTGACACCCGTACTCCACCGGGATGTATGGTTGCAACAGTGACGCGATGGAACTGCCGCCAATGCCGGTCGATAGGGATTTTACGAAGGCTTCGCGTTCGGATTGGGTCATAGTGTCCGCCTGATTTCATCCCACGCAGCCAATGCAACTGACATACTGTTTCTGAAATCTTCCGGTATGCCGGAGTGATGCTTGCCATTGAAACAGTTCAGTCGCTCAATTTCACTGGTGAGCTGCTCTATTTGCTGTTGTTCGGTCATCGTGTCGCCGCCTTCACCCACTGCAATACGGCAGCAAGTACGCCATCCTGCATCCGAATCCCGAGACGGGAACATTTCGTCTTCAGCAACTGGCGGGCGCGCTCTGCCTCTGCTCCGTGGTGAAGCGAAAAAATTACCGGCTTCACCGCTTCGGTGCTGGGTTTTTCTGCCATGTAAAAATACTAGAATAATTTTATTGACACGTCAACCGTTTTCTGACAGAATCTTTTTCATGGCAAGTGAAAAAGGGCCGAGCCTGAGTCGGGCGCAACGCGCCGCCGATGCCGCAACCGAGTTCTTCGGATCGTGGACCTTTATTGTAGTCTTCACCATTTGTACTACTGCGTGGATCGTCCTGAATGGTGCGATGTACTGGGTATTCGGCGTTTTCGATCCATACCCGTACATCTGCCTCAACCTCGTCTATACCATCGTCAGCACGTTTCAGGGGCCGCTCATCATGATGAGTCAGAACCGCCAGATGGAACGTGATCGGGATGCCGTGCGTGGCCTTCATGAAAAGCTGGATCTGTTGCTGACCGGGGGTGCCAAGTGACCAACTCCCTTCCCCTCCCCGCTATCTGCGCCCACGGCATCCGTATTTCTTCCGGCTGGATCGGCGGACAGCATGTATCGGGCGGTGAGTGCCGCGAGTGCCGCCATGAGATGTACGGCGCAGACGGCCTGAACAGATGCCCGCACGGACTAGTCAACGTGAGTGCTTGCGGGAAGTGCAGGGAGGGAAGATGACCATCGTGGGCGGACTTGAAATTAGGCCGGAAGTGATTGCGCGGCATCCGGAGCCAATATGTTCAGGGTGTGGGGCGGCCGTGGACCGTCCCAAGTGCTTGTTTGACTCAGGCACTTATTGCCCGCGTCACTGGGTACGGGACCAGTGGCGCGCAGAAATGTTGCGCGATGAGAAATCTGAGCGTAGTTCAGATGCTGGCGATATACCGATGTGTCGGAGGGATGTTTGATCCCCATCATCGAAATTCTCACAGGCGTTTACGGGTTCATGCTGCTGCTGTACGGGTGGAGGGTGAAATGAGGCTTTTGATAGCCGGTTCCAGGTCCCTGAAGCCGTCCGTGGCAGAGATTGGCAAACTCGTCTCCGTCACTGCATCTCTCGTGATCTGTGGTTGCGCTACCGGCGCTGACCGTGCGGACCATTCTTGACCATTCCTTAACCATGCTTAACTACCGCCAACTCTTAGACATCCCCGACATCCAGTTGCCCGATCCGGACCCGAGATTCTTCGGGACATCTCCAGGCAGGATCATTCTGTCGGCAGGGCAACCGCCCGCCAGACCCAAACATCCTGTCGTTCTGGGCGGCATGGTCGGTCGCCCTACCGGCCCGATTCTTCCGATCCCGGAACTCAAGCACCGGCGTGAAAACTGCATCGGGAAATGGACCCGGAAGGGCCGGAACAATCAGGGCATCCGTCGGGTGCAGTGTTACGTGTGCGGAGCCGTTCGGCTTACGGTGGAGGAACAGTGACAACCGAAGCCACTCACCGCTACCAGTCGTTTATCGTGACCAAATCTCAATTCGGGGATGGGGGGGGATTTGCGCCGCTCTACACTCCCGACTGCATGTTTGACTTTCAGAAGTTTCTGAACGAGTTCAATTGCCGGAATGCGCGGAGTGCTGATCTGACTGACTGCGGCACAGGGAAAACTCTCCTGGAACTATGCTTCGCACAAAACATAGCCAGGAAAACTAACAAGCGCACCTTATTAATGACCCCGAATGCCGTTTCGGCTCAGACTGTGGCCGAGGGCGAAAAGTTCGGGATCGAAGCAATGCGTTCAAAGGGCGGAAAGTTCCCGTCAACCGCGAAAATCGTAGTGAGCAACTACGAGCAACTGAAGCACTTTGATCCGAATGACTTTGAGTCCTTTATCGGAGATGAGGCGTCGGTGTTGAAAAACGCTCAGGGCGTGACGCGAAACGACGTTACGGAGTTTATCCGCCGGATGCCGTACCGGCTAATGGCAACAGCTACCCCGGCCCCCAACGACTTCTTTGAGCTTGGCACCATCAGTGAAGCTCTCGGGTATCTTGGCCACATGGACATGCTCAATCGTTTCTTTAAGAACGATCTGAACAACTCCGCATCCGGGCGCATGCACGGCAAGGTGATCGAATGGCGATTTAAGGGCCACGCTCAAGAACCGTTTTACCGTTTCATTTGCTCGTGGGCACGGGCGGCACGAATGCCGTCTGACCTCGGATTCGACGACATCATTGACGCGGACGGGCGGATTCGGCCGTTTGTGCTGGCAGAGCTTGAAGAAGTTGAGCATATTATTGAGTCGGAGAATCTGCGTGAAGGGATGCTCTTCGCGATCCCCGCAGTTGGGATGAGAGAGCAACGCGAGGAACGGC